CAGGATGCTTGGCTAAACTTTTGATCATTTAGGCTACCTGGGACGGTAACGCCAACATCATTTAATGAAGCATTCTGTGCTACCACATTGATTGATTGGGTGGTGTTAGCAATTGAGGCACTCGCAGCGACATTGTGAGACCGTAGAGTGCGGCTGGTTGGAGCAGTGTAGCTCTTAAGCGCCATGCTTGCGAGACCATCACCCAGACTACCGCTCACACCACCACTGCCGGAATATGAAGTGTTGGTTGATCCCAACAGACGCCGGTCTGTTTCGTAGTCCCAGTATCCGTCTTTGACCCAACGCTCGCGCCATACTGGTGTTGGCCGATAAGCCACAGCATCTTCAAATTGATATTCGACACGGATCAGTCCGTCTTCAATACCAATGCCGCGGTGTTGTTCTACGCCAGCGGTACGTTCGATGAACTTGAAGCTATTACCTTGTGTCATGTTGCCATTCTTGACGAATCGCTTCAGCTCAACCTCCCGGTTAGCGTCAACCACAAGGCCGCCTTCGACAGCGTCTGTGCCGTCAATCGTAATGTTTACGAGAGCACGGACATTGTTCAGATTTTTGATTAGGATTGTGTATTCAGCCCCGAACGGAACGTACACTGTGTCGCGATTGAGTTCGCGAAGAATTTTGCCATTATGCTTCACAGCAAAGGCTAGCTTATTGCCATACATCATGATTTCCTCTTTCCAACGGCTCACTGACTAAGAACCCATTTTATTAAAGTCAGTTAGTGTAGAGTTCGGCTATCCCAACTCTACGAAGTCAATATGTACTATTTGTTGTTTGGTTGCGTGGTCTCGGAATCGAACCGGCCCTCAAGCTTATGAGACTCGCGTGCTACCATCACACTCACCCGCAATTGTTTTTCTTCTTTTGGAGCGGGTGGGGAGATTCGAACTCCTCACCTAAAGTTTGGAAGACTTTCGTGCTAACCGTTAAACACTACACCCGCATTATCAGGAACTGACAGATTGTATTTATGTATTTTGCGATGGCAGTTTGCGCACACACAAACACACTTAGACAATTCTGCTTTCAACTTTTCAAAAGAGCTATTGGTTACCAACTTAGAGATCAAGAATTCTTTCTGAGTTGGGTCCTTGTGGTGAAAGTCTAAACATGCTTCATCTGTTTCACCACACATGCAACATGACAGAGATTGTTTCCAAGATTGGAAGGTTTGCTTCTTCCTTAGATTTCGGTCAACATTCTCAGCAATCACCTGCTCACGATGGTTTACATAAAACCGCCGTTTCATTTCACGATCACATGGTTTGCAATTGTTCTTTCTGAGGCCTTGGCTTTTATTTCGCCAATTAAAATCTTCATCGGGTTTTATTTGTTTGCAAACTACACACGTTATCATTTGGAGCGGACAGCGGGTCTCGAACCCGCAACCTTCACCTTGGCAAGGTGATGTACTACCAATTGTACTATGTCCGCATTGTACTTCTATTTATGTCTCGGTAGTAGGATTCGAACCTACGACCCTCTGCTCCCAAAGCAGATGCGCTAACCAGACTGCGCTACACCGAGATGAGTATGGTTGAGATTACACCATTAATGTTAGCACTTTTGAGTCATTATCCAACTAGTTGCTACACCAGCGGTTCTACTCTTATCCACATCCTCAAGGATGTACACTAACATGACTGCCTTATTTAGAGCGTGGCGGTTCGCTCGTCGTACAACGCTATTCGAAGTTTCCTCTACCGCCAACCTTGCGGGCTGTTCAAGAGCGCTAACTCTCTACGTGCGATTCTTCTTCAACAATCTCTGCCTTGCGAGCTTTGATTGCCTGCATTACTTTTCAGCTGCAGGATTAAGCCACTTTCACGTTGCACCGGACGCAACTTTGCGTTTTTGATAAAGATTTCATACCTATTGAAATGTGCGGAATCACCCGCTGCATAACCTACCGAGATGTGTGCGTCCAGTTGCTTCATAACCTTTTGGGCTACGAAATACAACACACCTCATATCTTTCACCTGCCGGCTACTCAATCAACTTTCAAGAACACTGACAACATATCTCAGTCACCGATGCCCTATCAGTTTGCATTACAGCCTTTGAGTGCGAATCTCAGACCATAACACTACCTTTAACCATACGTATTGGTCAGTTGGTTTTGTTGTGAAGTCGCCACCACGCGTTACTTTCCGTCTACTTGCGTTACCCTTGCGGGCGCTTGAGCAAACGTTCTTTCCACAACACTGACTTCCTACCTATAACCGCGGTCAGCGATTACTTCCTTTCGGAAGAGGTTTAGGCTTGCATGGATTGACCACCACCTTTCGGTTTTGGCGCAGATGTGTAGGACATTCTGCTTTTACGTGTCGCCACGCTTATCGGGGCCATGCCCCAAAACTACTTTCACGGAAAACCGTCTTTCACAGTCGTCTGTGAAAGTAGTTTCGATTTACTACTAATTTCTTAAAGAGCGTTGCAAGCTGTTGTTGCTTGCGATGTCGTCATCTGTATTACGTTTTCGTCTTTAAGTCAACGGGCATCTATTTAGTATCGGGTAAAAGAGAGTTGCTGTTGTGGGGATCAATCCCGCCCTTCTCAACAACGTGTCGTTTAACCGATGCAGTGAACTATAGCAAAGGGTAAAGATTAAGTCAACGGACCTGCTAAATACCCTATCTGGAGATCGTTAACATGAAGCTGCAACAAGTACTGGAAGGCATTGAAGATCAGCACACATTGATACGTGCAGCTAACTCATTGTATGCAAAGTTGAAGCCAATGGCAACATCAGAGTTTCAGCCAAGCGAAGCGCAAATGTTGGGGCCTATTGGCAAGTTTGTTAACACAGGCAATAAGCAGATTGATGCTATTGATGTTGTCCTGTATGGCGCTGAAGAGATGCAAGCATTCGCTCGACAGGAATACAGCGAAGAAAATGCAGAGCGGTATATGGGATTTTGGGATCCTGAATATAAGATGCTTGTGCTCAATCGCGATCGGTTGGGTGAATCTCGCATGCGGACGATTATTACCCACGAATTGCGTCATGCGCTGGATGATATCTTGTCGGGATACCGCGCAACGAGTAGTGATCGGTACACTCAGGCACCAGATGCGTCTAACTCCGATCGAGATTATCAGTACCTAGCTAGTCCAATGGAGCTCAATGCGCGATTCTCTGAGGTTCTCCATTTGATGACAGGAGTAATGCGCAAGGCGTTACGTGAGAATCCAGCGAATGCTCGCGATGTGGCTATTAAGCGCTTTGGGGAGGCAATGCGTGCTCGTCAGATTGAGCAGTTGTTCCCTGAAAAGACAAAGTCCCGCACCTACCGTCAATTGGTCAAGCGCGGGATGTTGTTCATTGACAGCTTTCTCGAGAAGCAAGGTCTTTGATCGTGTGCAGAATTGCGGCAGCAGCGTCATCACCCGATTCTGTCGTGTAGAAGTCGATCTCCTCAGTGAGCAAATATTCTAACACTCGTTGATCAATCTCTTTTGCCTCTTCCTCAGTCTGATTGCGACCTTCTTGCACGTACTCAAACGCATCACTACGCAACAGGTAGATATTGATGTTTGAGTAGCTGTTGTACACATCTTGTATGAATTGCTTGAATGACGGCGGAAAGTCGTCAGGCATGTAGAACAACCCAAGGATCAATGAGCTATCAACAATCACATAGTCAATATCGTGACCAACCAGTCGGCGTTGTAAACGGTGTTGATGAGCAAAGATGTAATCTTGTTCACGGAAGATGTGATCCCATCGCTCCCACACGAAGTCTTTTGCAATCTCGTGAATCAGTTCAACCTTGTACCCCCGCTTTTTCATCAGGGAGTACAGATCAGCAGCGCACGTTGACTTTCCTGTGCCAGGGCCACCAAAGAAGTTGATTACCTTCAACTTCTTGTTGTCAGCCCACGGCCGTGTATGTTTATTTGTTGGGTTCATTCAGCTTCCTTTTGGCGGCATTGATCCGCTCATTGAATTCTTGGATTTTGCGGATCGACAACTTTCGTGCAACCTCCCACTCCTCACGCGTTTTCCATACTCGGTTGGCGGACTTTAGGTCAAGATAGTCCCCCACATGAGTGTCAACATGCAACACATAATGCACACCGAGGCCTTGCGAAGTCTCATTGTCAACTACACTGACCACCTTGGCTGTATAGGGGGTTGTCTTGGCGTAATCGTGACCGTACATGGTATACACAATATCCCCCACAGCATGGTCAACAACCGTAACAGTGTTGATGAGGTGGTCTAGGTCAATCATGTGTGTCTCCGAAAACAGGAAAACCCCACCATACTCAATGACGGTGGGGTTTTCAACAGCTGATTACAGCTTGCCGAGCAGGGCCTTGATCACGTGGTAGTGATCCTCAAACATTTGCGACTCAGACAGCTCACTGATCGGGAGCCAGAAGGCGCTGCGTGCATCGTCGCTCCCTTTCACTGTGGGGAGCTCACCAGGCGGCAACTCAATCAGGTACGCGTGGGTGATCGTGCGGCCACGCAAGGAGCGGTCAGGGCGGTCAAACACGCCCCGGTACTTGATGCTTCCCTTTAGGACTGGAGTAGGCACCCGCAGCTTGGTCTCCTCACGGAGTTCACGCAACACACCGTCCTCGATCCATTCGTCCTGGTTGAGGAATCCACCAGGCATTGCAAACAGACCCTCACCAGGAGCGGCATCGCGTTCAACCAACAGAATGTGGCCAGATTGAACAACCACAGCATCAACCGTAACGAAGATGGGGGCGTATGGAGCAGCTTCCCATGCCTTCTTGTACGACTTGATCATGTTGTATTCGCGTTGGAGCAGCTTGAAGTCTTCCGTGTAAGTGAACCGCTCCAGCTCAACCAAGACTGATTGAGGGAGAACGCCAGACAGGAACTTCAGGCTCTTGCCTTCAAACATGATTTCACGCAGGTCGGTAGCATTGATGTTCTCGTTCATCTCGTGATCGATCAGCTTCCACTGCGGGAACATCTTCAGGTAGTACGACGATTCATCCTTGTTGTGGCCGATCAGGGCGATCTTGAGGGAGCGAGTGCTGCTAATCTGCGCAGCGGCTTCGTCCACGAGACGTTGGACTTCTGATGCCCAAGCTTGATCGTTGTACTTCTGGTCGTGCAGCGGCTTCACCTCAGTGCGGCAACGATCAGCTTCATCCAGGCCCCCGTAGATCATGGCTTCACGTTCATGAAACAGCCACGGATTCTTGCTGGTACGGGGTTGGTTGCTGCTGCCAACAAGGACAACAACATCTTCTGCCATGGAAAGTGCGGTTTGGATTACGTTGATGTGTCCGGTATGGACGGGTTGAAAACGACCGATAAAGACAATCAGGTCATAGGGCTTTTGGGACATTTGAAACTCCTTCAAATTGATTTGATATGTGACGGTCTATCCATCACATGCGTATATAGTAGTTTAACCGTTAACGGAAATCAACACGCAGATCCATGCCGGCATCATAGAGAGACCGCCTTTACAGGCGGCGAACTATCAGCACGTTACTCACTACGTTCATAACGTTGCCATAGTTCGGAAGCTGTCATACTCGGTTAATACAAGCCGGGCTCTTTAATCATCCCCTGCCCCCGCATTAACGCAGCTGATTTGGAAGATACCTCGCGGCCTGAGAACACAGGCTTACTGTTTTGGTAAAAAAGGAGCCATTACTCCCAAGGTGGTCAACTTTATGGCTTCTATAGCCAAAGGCTCGTTAGACTGGCTCCACAGTCTCTGTTCCCACTCCGGAGGCAGAAAAGGCATGCACTCCTGATGTTTCTAGTTATTACGCTGTGTTGTTTCAGCGGCCTACTTCGTTGGCAGGCTTTAGTATCTATCGTTGCTCGTCAATCAATCAGCAACCGCAAATCTCGATCCGGGTATGCGTACACCATTGGTAGAAATTCGCCAAGATCAGCATACACGTAGAATGTTGTAATAGCCGGCCAGTTACCAATCTCTTCAAGTAACCGCTCAGCTCTTGCCCAAACAGAGGGTAGTCCGAGTGGTCGGTAAGGTACATCCATGCACGCTCGAGTGGCCAGAAGCACTTTCGCTCCGTCGGTCCATGAATTGAACGTATGCGGCTCAAGCTTTTCAACTTTGATGGTTTGGAATGTCACCTTAAATTCTCCGTTTTATTTGGGGATTGATTCCAAATACGTCATCACGTAAGGATCAACATATTCGGACACAATCTGCCGCCAGTTACCACAACCAACCAATCCCTTCACCGCTGAGGAACTTACATCCGACAGCTCTCTAGGAGGCATCAGAAAGATCGTCTCAATCTCAGGAGAAATCCTACGGTTGATCAACCGTAGTTGAGCTTCATAGTTGTAGTCTTCATTATTGCGGATGCCGCGGATAAGGATATCGCACTGATGCTCCTTCGCCATGTCGATCAGCAACTGGTCATGCGGCAAGTACAGAGCGGTATACCCAACTCCACAAACCCGGTCACACACATTATTGACCATGTCCATTCGGTCGTTAGCATTGAACATGTACTTTTTGGCGGGATTGTTACCGACAACAACATACAGCTTGTCGACAAGCTGTGCAGCTTGCTCAATCATCCATGTATGTCCGTGTGTAATTGGATCAAATGACCCAGCAATCATACCACGCCGCATTACAAAATCTCCTGTGTAACGAAATGCCGAACAGCATTTCTCATTTCATCTACTGTACTGAAATTATTGATAAACTCAACATCACTCAGTTTCGCTTTGTGTACCGGATCCATCTGCTTCGACAAAATCGCGTCGATCATGCTGTCAGAATGTCCGTTCCGAACCTTGATGCGAGCCCGTTGGATTTCGGGTGATGCTGTGACACAGATCACCTTGTCTATGTGGGTGTATTGCTTAATGGAACGAGCATAGTATTCAAAGTACAGGGGAATATCCAAAATCCTGTTCTCATGCTCCGCGGCGGATAGGGTACGGAGCAACAGCTTTTGGTTGGTAATGTTGGCAAGCTGTCGCATTTTATGCGGATCAGCAAATACCTGCTCTCTAACTTCTTGACGAATGTGCGTACCGAACGCCTCATCCAACTTCAGCTGGATGTCCTCATCCTCATACAGTGAATGAACTGCAGCATCAAAATCAAACACAGTATAGTGTGGCAAACACTCACTCATCAGTTTGACGAATGTGCTCTTGCCACACCCCATGTTGCCTGTGACAACAATCCTCATACTTCGATCACCAAAGTTTCGTTAAACCCTGACGTGTCCTCGTGTCCGTGATATCCGCGAGGATTCGCAACCACACGAGTGTCGTATAGGGCATAATCAAACTGGTGGTGGGTATGACCATGGATCCACAAATTAGGCTTCGCCTCTCGAATGTACTTTGACAAATCGGATGCATAGAACATATTCATGGGTGACCCAACGTACAAATGATGGATCGACAGATGTGACGGAGCGTGGTGAGTAACCACAACCGTCTTCTTGCCATCAGCTCGCTGCTTAGCAAGCTCATCCATTGTATACATCACAGCCTTCGAAAAATCCACCCATGACGCGGTAGCACTAAACGCTCGCTCGTATGGGTCGTTGATGCCTGTGCGGATAAGACGACTATCATTCATCCCACGAAACAGCATGTTTGCATACGGACTCTGATTGTCACATTCAGTCCACAAAGTGGATCCAATGAACGCAACATCATCCACCACACAGGACGACTTTTCCAGCAAAGCCACATTCTGCAATCCAGCTGCCTCGATGGCAGCTCGCAGCAGGGCGTGAGTCTTCTTGAACGATCCGTGGTAATGTTCGTGATTACCAACAATCATCACCACCTTACGAAACTGAGCACTCGCCCGCGCCAGAAACGGAATATACCGCTCCGTCATGTTGCTCTTTTTGTGCACGAGGCCGATGTCACCAGCAAGCACCAACACCGTCTCCTTGTCTCCTTCGAGAGCTGGAACTTCATAGTCAGCAAATTCAAGGTGTAAATCTGAACAAATCCTCAACTTCATATTGATCTTTCATAAATAGATAACGGAGACATTGAATGTTCACTATCTACAAACACACAAATACAGTCAACGGCAAGTCATATGTTGGTTACACTAAACACACCATGCAAGAGCGTTTCTCCCAACATATCAGCGCGGCGAATGGTGGGTCAAAAACACCTTTTCACCGAGCCATACGAAAACATGGAGCACGCAACTGGACATCGGAAGTGTTATTCGTAGCATACACAGAACAAGACGCTTGGTGGGCGGAGGAGAGATTCATATTGGAAAATGGAACGCACAAGCGATACATTGGATACAATATGACACTGGGTGGTGATAGAGGACCAATCCTGCATGGAACTTCCAACGGCATGTGGGGTAAGACACATACCTCAGAAGTACGTCAACGCTTATCCCAGGGTGCAAAAGACCGGTATACCGGAAAATCATACGAAGAGCGACACGGTGAAGCATTGGCAGCTATTCTGCGACAAACACGTTCGGAAGATATGAAACGCATTCGCCGATCTCGCTCCGGCGTAGGGACAGCCAACCCTAACTTCAATCCAGAAGTGCTGACCTTCCAACATATATTAGGTGAGACTTTTGTGGGAACGAGACAGGACTTTCATACAACGCACAACGTCCCTCGTCCTATGATTACAGCCCTCATTAAAGGCACTCAACGAACGGCAAAAGGCTGGCGTCTTGCATAATTTCATCACTCGTTGTACGGATTTTCATGTTATCCTCTGATTTCGTATGTTGAATTGAACAATTTTCGACGAACAATCCAGATGTCTGATTGGTCGGTTTGGCTTCGACAGACGATATCGCCTCGAAGACCGGTTTGTACGTTCTTTGTACCATCCGGCAACGTCTCACCCCACAAACCAACTACGTAGAATTGATCGCCGTCAATGTGATCAGACGTGACCTCAAAACAATCAACAGCGTTGTCGGGTTTGGGGTCGCATACCAACCACCCATCCTGGTCAATACTAGAAATGCTGTACTTTGCCAGCAACTTCTTTGGAGTAGATTGCCAAGCATCACCATGCTCACCAACACAGATCACATTATGTGCGTCGATAGGCTCACGCCCTTCCAACGTACCAATCAGCAGCTGTGAAAGCAAACGCTGATCTGTGGTGAGAGCTGTGACGTGCTTAGCCACAATGGGGCGAGTCTTTGTTGCGGACCGCCAGTCAGTTATAGATGAAACGTCTAGAAACAAAATCGCCTCCATTAACCCAAATTGGATTGATGGAGGCGATTATACGTTATCAGAATGCGTTAAGTCAACCTAGGGTTTGTAGGGCTTTTGCATATGCTGCCGCTAGCTTCTTATCGTAGCTGTTTTGTGCGTATCCAGGGCCATTATACAGGCGCGCAAAATCAGCCCACCGCTTATCTTGAAGCTCGTCAGCCATTCCGGATTCGTGAACAAACTCTGCAAACGCATCAAGTTGAGCACCGTCGCCCTTACACATATCATTAACGAACTGCTGCACGGTTTTGTACCCACACTTAGCGAAGTTGTATCCCATGATTTGGAACGAACCCCACGACGCAGACATCAATGCCGCATTCCTATCTAGAGCAATCGCTCGATTAAGACGATCCTTCTCCTCACGCCAGGTCTTTCCGTAGAACTGCTTGGTCCACTTCGGATAGCACAGATCGGGATGAGATTGAGCATACTTACCGTTTGTTAGCTTGTAGAACCAATGTCCTTCGAATAGGGTCTTTGGAAATCCCTCGGGATCAAAACCACTGCCAGCAGATTCCACGGCAGCAACTGCGGCAACCGCTGCTGGTTCGCACTTTAGTTGTTCTGCAACGCGTTTATAGTCTTCGTTTGTATAAGCCATGCACAATCTCCTTGTGTTAGTTAGCGTTTCTTTTCAATATCTACTGGCGGGGGATGGGAATCAGCCGATCACCCAGTTGGTGCCGTTGCAGAACACAGGCGCGGTGTTGGCGCCGCCGGCCGCGACCGTGACGCCAACGTTGGCCGACGTGTACGCCGTGGACGCATCCGTCACGGTCGCGCGGAATCCCTTGTACGCAGCCGAAGCGGCCGGCAAGTTGGCGACCGCGTTGCTGGCGAGCGCCAACACCTTTTCGGCTGCCCACACGTTCGTGAGCGTTGCGTTGTTGACGGTCGGCGCCGCGTCCTGCGTCGGGCTCGACTCGGGGTCCAGGTAGTGATTGCCCGAGTACTTGCCGCCCACCCAGGTGGTGCCGGTATCGAACCGGATCGGAGCCTTGTTCCCCGCGGTGGCAGCGCGGCCGTTGGAGATCATCATGTTGTCAGTAAGCTCCAAGTCGATGAACCCACCGAACAACCGGATGCCCGACAGGTCGCAGTCGGACACCAGGTTGCCGCGCACCGTAAGTCCGAGCAGCGGCTTTCCCGCGTTGACGATCAGCGCGATTCCGTACCCGCCAGCGGCGGCGCGGATGGTGTTGTCCAGCACGCGCGAGCGACCATAGGCGAGCGCGATACCAGACTGACCGTTGGCAGTCGCGCCAACGGCGCTGTTGACCATGATGCCCGCGCTGTACTGGGCATTCCAGGTGAACAAGTTGCTGATATCGTTGTGTGCGATCAGCGTGTCGCGCGCTACGCGGCCGTATGTCACCCCGTTGCTGCCCGCCTTGATCCCGTGGACGCACTGGCTGATGACGTTGTGAACGATGCGCGTACCCTGCGCGCCGCTGTCCACGACGCCGTTGAAGAAGCCGCGGACGATGTTGGCTTCGATGATGAGGCCGGAACCGCCGAATGCGGGCGGGTTAGGCGTCTCGGCTGACGCCTCGATGTTGATACCGCTGCGGCCGACCGCGCCTGCGGCCAAGTTGCCCATGCCCGCCGCCAGTGTGCCGATGATGGTGTTGTGGTGGACGTGCATCGACAGCTCGGTATCGCCGACCGCGATACCGATGCCGGAGCCGCCCGCGCCGCCCGAGTTGCCGCTGGTGCTGGGCCTTGCCAGCCGTGCGGGGCGGATGATGAGGTTGTGGGCCAGCTCGCAGGCGATGGACTTATCGTAGCCCAGCGCCGTGCTCGGGTTGTCCACGATCCGCATGTGCCGCACAAACGACTGGTTCGTGCCATCCATCGAGATCATCTTCATGTCGCTGCCGTAGGGCCCGCTGGATGCGAAGAAGGTGCCGATCAGGCTGAAATTCTCCAGGCACACGCAGTCGTAGTACCCGCCGACTGCAAAGGAGCTTTCGCGAGCAATCCAGGGCGCCGTGTTCGAGTCGTCGGCGTTGGCGACGACCTTGCACACGTAGACACTCGTGCCGTCGCGTCGGCAGCCTCCCATCGACACGCCCGAACTGACCGGCAGGCGGCCAGTGACCATGTAGTCACCACCGGGAATGATGACCTTGCCCGGCACGCCGTCGGCTACGTAGTCGGCACGGCACTTGGCCACGGCGGCCACGAACGCGTCGTCGCACGGCCACCCGAAGATCACTTCGCAGTTGGATGCCGTCTGGGTGGCCGCCACCGACAGGTATGCCTTGCCACCACTGACCGACAGGATGGTGCCGATCAGCACGCCGTCATTGGCGACGACAGCAAAGTCTGAGGTTGGGGAGCCAACGCCGGGGCCCTTGATCGCCGCGGTCTTGCCGACGTCCGAGTCGGTGAACGTGTAGCCGGTGATGCGCAGCTCGGTCGAAATGATGTCCATGGCGCCCGCGGCCTTAAAGCGGGTGGCCCTGCGCGCATCACCGTACTGTCTCAGCGGGTACTCACGAAATTCATCCCCTGACACCAACGACTGGATTTTAGAAACATCAGCCGAACTCATTCCATCAGCGGCTGATCCAACAGACGACTTGAGGCTTGCGGGAATGGTTTTGCACATACCTTGATACGTCTGCCACCAACTCATTCCGTTCGGCATTAGGGTTGAATGTGCGAGCGCCATTGACGGTAGTGGTAGAGAACCTCCGTTGGCTGTAGCCAATGTTGCAAGATTGGCCCTATCAGCATCACTCATCGAATACCAAAGTGCAACAATGTTTGGCGATGACACAATTTGTACTACATCTTGTTTCCTATCGCTGAAGTTAACATTCATGGACTTGACATATGACGGATTTGGCATGCATTAGGTCCTTTACCCTAAGTTGATTATTGTGGTGTTATTTAGTATTATTCCTCTTTATTTGAGGAGATCCCCCATGAACGGTGAGATCAAATTGTTTGCAGGAACAGCAAACCGTAAATTGGCGCAAGCAATTGCACAAAAACTCAACATTGGCCTTGAGCGTGTAGACGTTGAGCGGTTCAGCGACGGAGAAATCCGCGTAGAGCTGAAAGACAACGTTCGTGGCTGTACAGCATTCATCGTTCAACCAACATGCGCACCCGCCAACGACACCCTCATGGAGACGATGCTGATTGCGGATGCGCTGCGCCGGTCGTCCGTTCAAAAGATTGTCGCGGTGATTCCGTACTTTGGGTATGCTCGGCAAGACCGCCGTCCCGGATACTCTCGCGTCCCAATCTCCGCCAGCGTTGTGGCGCACATGCTGGAAGGTGTCGGCATTGATCATGTTGTCACAATCGACTTGCACGCAACCCAAATCCAGGGGTTCTTCACAATTCCGGTTGATAACATGGGTGCACAATCACTGTTCGTTAGTGACATCTACCACAGGTGGCGTACGGAAAATCCGATTATTGTGTCACCTGACGTTGGTGGTGTGGCGCGAGCTCGTGCTACGGCCAGCCAGCTGAATAACATGGAACTTGCGATCGTTGACAAGCGACGTGAACGGGCAAATGAATCTGAAGTGATGAACATCATTGGCAATGTTGAAGATCGTACCTGCATTATGATCGACGACATGGTGGATACCGCCGGTACGCTTGCCAAAGCAGCGAACGCGCTGATTGATCGTGGTGGTGCACGGCGTGTTGTAGCGTACGCATCTCACGGCGTGCTGTCTGGCAAGGCGTTGACGAACTTGGCTGAATCCAAGCTTGAAGAACTGGTTGTCACAGATTCCATCCCTCTCACTGACTCGTTTGTTGGTTTTGAAAAGGTTCGTCAAATCAGCGTAGCGTCTTTGCTCGCAGAGACGATCAAGCGGGTGCACAACGGAACGTCAGTTAGCGAGATTGCACAATCATGACCAAGGAGATACCGAATCTAACGCGTGAGGAAGCTATCAACTTCCTCAAGAAGGCGTTCCCAAGAAAGATGACGCAACTAACTGCTGAGCAATCAGCAGTTGTGTGGGAAATGATCCAAGCGCGACAAATTGAACCCGTTCGTGACGGTCTTTCTCTTCATTGTGCATCGTTGACGTACGTCATTGATGGCGTTGAGTATGAAGCCCTGTGGGAACTCACCAACACAACGTCTCCCCCTATGATTACCCAATACGCTGAGTGGGACAGTTGACTTTAGAAAAACCGTCATATATACTGACATCCATGCAATAACGCATGTCTAACTGGAGCAAATCATGGCACTGTAGGTTTTGATTCGTAATGTTGGCCCTCCGAGGGTATGGTTATCTTTGTCTCTTGCAACTTTTAACCATTTTCCTAAGGATACATCATGACGCCGACAAACACACATCTGACCATCGACCAGTTCCATGCCCTGTGCAAGGCACACAAAAAGATCCACGGCTCTGCCAAAGACCACGTAATCTACAACTGGATCCGAGGACTCCCCCTCGGCCGCGGTTTCTCCAAGATTACCAACAACACCAAACTAGCAAACGGGCAAAATCCCTCTCGTTCACTTTGTGATGCCCTGAACGAAGTGACATACGGCTGCCGCCACTGGAAGCGTGCATACCAAACGCCTTCTGTGTTTGGTGTTGAGCTTACCACCGAGCAAGTTCAGGCCATTGAGACTGACATTTCCATCTACCTCACGAAGGAAATGTAATGACTCAATATACCTATTTGTTCATTCGTGGCGACCTGACGCCTGCACAGCAAATTGTGCAGGCAGCACACGCAGCCCACGAAGCCGGTGAGCGATTTGGTGAACATTCTCATCTTATCTGCCTGCGCTCCTCATCACAGGCAGAGCTTGAGAAGCAGGCCTTGTTCCTTGAGAGGTCGAACATTCAGTACCAAATGTTCTTCGAGCCTGATAACAACCTCGGATACACCGCTATCTGTACCCAACCTCTGATTGGTGATCAGCGCAAACCGCTTGAGCGGTTTAGCTTGCACACCTAATCTACCGGCGGAGAGGGGTTGACTTACCTCAACCCCTCTGTTATAGTGATGAAATTCCCACGATAAATAAATTGTGGGAATCCCCCACAATTTCTGGAGATTATCATGGCGAGAGAACACCCGCTGATTCTACAACTTGACGTCGCAGGCAATCCATGCCGTTGGATGACATATGAGGATGCTGCCTACTACAAGGCAAAAGACCTCATCGCATGGGTCTATGGAGAGGATGAGTTCACGATTTATGGTGGTGAAAACGCCCTAACGGGTGAACAATCATCAATGGATCTGAACACGATCATTGCAGTCAAGGGTGAGATTGGTGATAAGGGTCGCTTTCGCATTCCCACTCTTACCAATCGAGCCCTGTTCAGACGTGACCAACACATTTGCGCATACTGCGGTAACGAATTCGGTCATGACCACTTGACCCGTGACCACATTGTGGCGCGCTCTCGTGGTGGCCCGGACGTCTGGACTAACGTTGTCACTGCATGTGGCGGCTGCAACAAACTGAAGGATGACCGCACGCTGGAACAAGCTGGCATGAAGCTTCTGTATCTGCCGTACGCTCCGAACCGATCAGAATACCTGATCCTGATGAACCGCAACATCCTTGCGGATCAGATGGAATTTCTGAAAAGTCGAGTGACAAAGGACAGTCGAATCCTGCACCCAATCAAACTCAACTAACAGAAAGGGCCTCCGGGCCCTTTCTTCATTGCCATGAAACCTACAATCGTATACGTTCACGGAGCCTACATGACTCCGCTCAGTTTTGAACACATCATTAACAGTCTGCCTGACCACAACGAAGACCTGTTTGCATATGATGCAACAGCTCCGTTGCTCGAGACGTGTGATCGCTTGCAAACTCTACTGACGACCTATCCCGAAAAGGTTCATTTGGTTGGCCACAGTCTTGGTGGCGTGATCTCTCTATTCGCTGCCCTTCGCAGTGACAACGTTGAATCGATTACCACAATCGCTTCTCCTCTTGGTGGGTGTGAGGTGTCTCGTGTTCCGTTTGCATCTCACTTCTCTCCGGTACTAGCCAACGTTCATCCAAACCATCCTGTATACCAAACAATTCGGTCAGCTGACCGAATTGACTTCGATCGCATCACCAGCATCATCGCCACCAACGGTCGCACGTATCCCGGCATTGGTCAGACAGACGGTGTTGTCAGTCTTGCCAGTCAACGAGCGGTGTGGTATGCTAATCATGTGGAGATTGGCACTAATCATTTCGAAGTGCTACTGCACCAAGAAACCATCAACACAATCGTTGAAACCGTATTCGACAGTTGACAACCCCCAAATAAACTGGGATTGTATCCACACAACCATAAGAGGATACAATCCCATGAACCTACAAGACTACATCTCCAAAGCTATCGAAACAGAGAGCGTCATCGACAACGTTACTACCGACGTTCAACACCTGACCTATGTGCTTGAAGCAACGATCGCAGCAGGTAACCTGCTGGACGTAATCAAGAAAGACACATTCTACGGTCTGCCAACGGACCCTAAGAAAGCATCCGCGCGTCAGGATCGCCTCGCCCTCAACGCTCAAGCACTCCGCCGAGCAGCTCCGCTTGCATCAGCTGGTACTTTCCCTGGTGACTCTGCTGGCCCATCCCCCGTCCGTACACTGCAGAAAATCAACCCACGTGTGGCTCATGCCATCATTGGTCTGGCCACTGAGGCTGTAGAACTGTTGGAAGCCCTGCACACAGCAATCACCGAAGACACAGAGATTGATGGCATCAACATTCTGGAAGAGTTGGGTGATTTGAACTGGTACCACGCAATCGCCGTCGACGCCTTGGGTGGTGATTGGGAGCAAATTCAAGAAGTAAATATCGCCAAGTTGCGTTCGCGCAACAAGGGGAGCAAGTTCAGCGCTGAAGCGACGATTGATCGCGACATTGACGCCGAGCGTAACCTACTAGAGGAGCGCCTGAATGCTGGTAATGTGCCTGACGCAGACGCTGAGGGATTCTAAGGACATGATATGAATACAACAGGACAACGCATCAGCGTCGCAAAGGCAAAACAGCTCCTAGCTAAGGGGGCTGTCCTGTTGGATGCTCGGACACCCGTCCACTTTCGTGACGGTACTATCCCTGGTGCTGTAAATCTAGCAACACACCAACTTGCTCAAATGCTTAAACACCCGAAAGCAACACGAATCATTGCTTTCGGCGTGACTGATACTGACACAACCGTCAACACAGTTTTAGGCTACTTGGAGCAGTACGGATTCACAAACCTGTATACGATTGGCGCAATCGACAACTGGTTCAAAGATCCCGCGAAACCACCACGTAAACCGCGGTGAACTCACATTTTTTTCGTTTGGAGACAGTGTGTGATAAATATCTTTACCTACCCTATCACCGGTTAGGAAAATGATGCATATCACACACTGTCTCTTTTTCTTTTCCCGTTCAAGTTCCTCTGCGGAGTTCTCCGCGCAATCCCCACCAACCTAAACAACACCTATTCACTTAGGAGGCTTGACCTATGTCCCGTAAACGTGCCCTTAAAGCATCAGTTCGCAATAACGTATATCAACTAGAACAAGCACTGCTCGCTAACGGACGAGCAGTCACAGAAGGTCCGACGAAGCGCAAGCACTGGTCTCGTCACGATCTCCACGACATCAAGCCACTTACACCAGCACAGCGCGAAATGATCTACGATTTCATGGAGGGACAAAACATCGTAGCATCAGGTTCTGCCGGCACTGGTAAGACATTCTTGGCAATCTATCTGGCATTGCAGGAAGTGTTGAACCCAGAATCCGAATGCAAGAAGATCATTCTTGTTCGATCCGCCGTACCTACCCGCGACCTCGGCTTCATGCCAGGTACACTTGAAGAAAAGGCAGCCCTGTATGAAATGCCTTACAAGGACATCTTCCACGAACTGATGGGTCGCTCGACAACATACCAAGACATGAAGGAAAGCAACATGGTTGATTTCCAAACCACGTCTTTCATTCGCGGTCTTACTTGGGATGATGCGGTGATTGTGGTGGACGAAGTTCAATCAATGACATTCCATGAGATTAACACCATCATGACTCGCCTGGGACGCAATTCTCGCATCATTCTTGCAGGAGACCTGCCCCAAACCGACCTTCGTAAGAAGGGTGAAGTTAGCGGTATGGAAATGATGATGAAAGTTACGGACCGCATGGGTGCATTTACAAACGTAACATTCACGCAGCACGACATCATTCGTAGTGATTTTGTGAAATCGTGGATCATCGCGGCTGAAGAAATGAATGCTTTAGCTGGTTGAGGTAATTGTTGACCTAGAGTAAAATGGTAGGGTAATTTCAACTAAGGATTACCCTACCATGACAACCAAAGACAGTTTGGGCGACCGCATGAAGCGGTACGAATCGGTCACGCAAAGTGATCTGATGAAGCGCACGCCCGTAATCGTGCGCATTGACGGCAAAGCGTTCCACACCTGGACCAAGTGCCTATCAAAATATGATGTCTCACTCGACAAGACACCTTTCAGCGTGATCATGAATGAAGTGATGACATTCACCACACAACACCTTGTTGACACCATGCAAGGATGTGTCCTCGGCTATACACAGAGTGATGAAATCTCACTACTTCTGCGTGACTGGGATACATTTGAGACGGAAGCTTGGTTTGACAACAACTTACAGAAGATTGTATCGGTATCAGCCGCTGAAGCCACCGCAGCTTTCAACTTCAAGTTTGGTGAAGTTCGCACTCCAATGTCTATGAAAGATATGGCTAAATTTGATAGCCGAGCGTATAACCTCCCCAAAGAAGAAGTTGCCAATTACTTCTTGTGGCGCCAAAACGACGCGTCCAGGAACAGTGTGCAGATGTATGGTCGTCACTTCTTCTCTTCCAAGCAAATGCACGGCAAGAGCAACAGTGAAGTTCAAGATATGCTGATGGCCGAACACAGCGCCAACTGGAATGATTTGCCAACGTGGATGCGACGGGGTACATGCGTGACCCGCGACGGGGTTGATAAGAACATCCCGATCTTCTCCCAAGACCGGGCATATATTGAACAACACGTGTACATCGATAAGGTGGCAGAATGAGTGAAGTAACATACGTCTACGACAACGTAGAGGTGCGCAAGACGGGGAGGACCGCCACCAATACCCTCCCCAGTAAGCGTGTTGATATTGTCCACGAGGTTACGCCTGTGGACACGATCGTCGGAACCTGGAAAAAGTGGGTACGGGACGACGTACTCTTTGTAGTGAAAAATGACTCTAAATAAACACGATAAGCAATACCACGATTTGGTACAGTACGTCTTAGATAACGGCATTGTTAAACAAAACCGGACAGGTAAACCCGCCCGTTCGGTTTTTGGATACCAAATGCGGTTCAATCTGCGAGACGGCACTATCCCAATGCTGACCACAAAGAAGATGTTCACCCGCGGTATCGTTCGTGAAATCTTGTGGTATATGATGGGCACTGGTGACATCAGCTATCTCAAGGAGCACAATGTCACGATCTGGGATGAGTGGGCTGATAAGTCCGGTCAGCTCGGTCCAGTGTATGGTGTTATGTGGCGCAGCTGGCCCAATTACGTGATCACAGAGTTTGATAATCCAGCGGATGAACCTCTGTTCTATGTCGATGAACAACCAATTGATCAAATTGGTCGACTGGTTCATCTCCTACGCACCAACCCAGAAGATCGTCGGATGATTGTGACTGGCTGGAATCCCTCAGTTCTACCTGATACATCACTGTCGTTTGATCAGAATGTGGCTATGGGCAACCAAGCTCTACCTCCGTGTCACTACACATTCCAATGTTACGCTCGTCCTCTAACAGAAGTGGAGCGGATGAAGATTGCTGGTAAGACATACAGCCTCAACGACGTTCTGGATAATGAGTCAGATGTGTCTGCCTGGCTCGATGATGCCAACATTCCGCGGTATGAGTTGTCTTTGATGTTGAATCAGCGCTCATGTGACGTGGGTCTCGGTGTGCCGTTCAACATCGTCCAATACAGCATCTTACTGCGAATGTTGTGTGAAGTTGCAAACATGGTCCCTGGAGACTTTGTGTGGAATGGCGGCGATGTTCACATCTACGAAAATCATGTGGACAAACTGCGTGGCCAACTCCTGTTGGATTCGTACGATCCTCCAAAGTTCAAGTTCACCCGACCTGTCTCTGACATCGATGACTTCAAATATGAAGACTTTGTTATTGAAGGTTATCAATCACACCCAACGATCACTATGGACGTCGCAGTGTAAGCGTTGACATATCCACGAAGAGGACGGATAATTCAGCATCCGTCCTCTTTTCGTTTGGAGAACCCATGTCTACTGATCATAAGCGCCTTGTTGAAGAAATGTTCGTTTTCGGCTCATACGAAGACGTTGAAATTGCCACGGTTATTGAGTTGCTCAAAGCAGCGGATGACGCGTTCTTCAATGATCAAGAGCCTTTGATGGAAGATAACCAGTACGACGCTCTGAAGCAGTACGCTCAGAAGACCAGTCCTGCTGATGCCTACTTCACTGGCATTGGTAGTGCAGTTCGTGGTGGAAAAATCAAGCTGCCATACAAGATGGGCTCACTGAATCAAGTGTACCAAGGCGATTACGTCAGGTGGATTGCCAAACATGGTCTGACAACCGATCTGATTGTGATCAGCGATAAGTTGGACGGTGCAAGCGCAATGCTTGTGTACGACACTGACGGCAAGCTGCAAATCGCATATTCACGCGGCGACGGCGAAGAGGGTGCAGATATCACACGGCACGTTTCTAAAATTCACAATGTCCCCAAGCAAATCACAAACTTGACTGGCGACACGGTGACGATTCGTGCGGAAAACATCATCTCCCCTGCATCATTTAGTCGAATCAATACCGGCAAGTTTGCGCGTGGTGGCCGAATCTACAAAAATCCCCGCAACATGGTCTCCGGCTTGATGAATTCGTCGGAGAACCATCCCGAAGTGTACACTGCGATTGATACGGTCGCGTACGAAATTGTTGGCAGCAAGATGGCCAAGGTTGACCAACTTGAACAATTGGCAAAGTGGGGCTTCAAGGTTGCTGAATACTCAATTGGTCAAGCCGACTATTGGAACGACGATCGCCTGACCAAGCTGCTGAACGACCGTCGGGCTGTTACGGAATACGAAATTGACGGTATTGTGATTGACATCGACGCAGCAGCAACCCGCGCTCGCCTGGCAACCGATGAGCTGAATCCAGAATACGCGGTCAAGTTCAAGGTTGCTGACTCATCAAACCTTGCTGTTGCTACCGTGCGACAAGTTGAGTGGAACGTGTCGAAGGATGGCTACTACAAGCCGCGCGTTCAGATTCATCCGGTTGATCTGGTTGGCGTCACCATTTCCAACCTGACTGGCTTTAATGCTAAGTTCATCAAGGACAACGGCATCGGTCCTGGAGCCAAGATTGAAATTACCCGCGCGGGCGATGTCATTCCGCAAATTTTGCGGTGCATTGAACCCATGCCCTTGGAGAATATGAAATGAAAAAGACACTATACGCTCTGGTATTGGCAATGTCCCCCTCTCACCAGCCCTGCTTGTCAAATTAAAGTGTGGTTTCGGGAAGCAAAACCACACTTGGGTGACGCAAAGGTTACTGTTAGGATGGATGGTTGTCGACCGACACCAGAAATGCAAATGGAGTTGTATGAGAAGGATGAATGGATCGGTACAGGTAGTGTGTATGGCAACATACCAATTGCCCTCATTAACATCAAGCACATACATGCCGAAAGGTCGAACACTTCAAACGAAATCACGCCCACTATAACCGCACCCGCGCTGCAAGGTGAGAATTGATGTCCTGGTCATATCGTATGCGGAGAAGCTGATACCCATGCTTCTCCGCATACGCTGTTTTCTTACCGTCGTTTTCAACTGTACGTTGATGTTTGACGACAGCCTGCTCGGTTGATAGCTTACCCTTTGTACGAACCGGGGTAAAGTGCTGTTCGCCATCAAACTCTACCAGCATGTTGTAAGCTGGTAAGAAGAAGTCATACCGCAGCCGTGAATTTGGGGTACTACCACACAAATCATCGAACCGCTTCTCTCGTTCGTATTGAATACCGTGCTGGTCTAACCACCTTTCAATCTCAGCCTCTCCATGCGACGATTGTTGTGAACATTTGGGACAGCGAGTTTGGCCTGAAGTGTGCTTATCAGGAGTTTGCCAAAATGATCCGTGGTTGGGACAAATTATTTCAACAGGCGTAATAGCGTTCACATATATTACTTGCGAATAATCGTATACGTCTCCGTGCACATTAATAGCACGCTTAATAAACGATGCAACATTTCCACGCTTTAGTGAAGCAAGGTGTTCAAACTTACACACTGGACAACCATCGCTACGCATGTGATCCAGTGGTCGTTGCCAAAATGATCCGTGGTTGGGGCAAATTATTTCTGTCTTAACAGAATTCTTATGATAGGTCGTGTACTGATATTTGTCCCCATGTATGAGCCTACTCTTTTGGACAAATTGGTCAAATGTTAGTCGTTTCATTGTTGATCTTTTCGAAATTCAACCGTATACTACACGGTAAGTGATGTCATTCCGTTTATTTATGGAGAACCCCATGACCCCCGAATACAAACAAGCATACGAAACATGGTTTAACGCTCAACTGGATAACCTAGGTGATTGGCATTGGAATGAGACAGGGGTCGATGCAGTAGCCGTTGATGCTGCAAACAACGAAACTGCTCGGTTTGAACGTCTGGTTGACTTCTTCTCATCCGTTGACATCCCTCACCTCGGTGAAGGCAATCTGCGCCAAATGTTCGACATGGGGTTCGATACTCCTGAAAAGATCATTCCTCTGACGCTGGAAGACATCGGCAGCTTGGTCGGTAGTATGGCAATTGGTAAGAAGATTTTCACCAACATGCGCGAGCGTTTCACCAACATCCCGATGCACGTGCTGATGGGATCGTGCGCCGCGTTCGGACGCGGCGTTGGGGTGCGAAAGATGAAGAAACTGGAAGAAGCATTTGCTGGTGATATGGCAAAGTGTGCCGATCTGAATGCAATCGTTGCTGTGGAAGGCTTCGACGTCAAGACGGCCAAGAAGATTGTTGCTGGCTACCCCACTTTCTTGAAGTTCCTTAGCGCGATTGATAAGTATGTGTCGATCGCCGCATTCGTTGCGAAGAAACAAGGCCATCTGTCTGGTAAGTCGTTCGTGTTCACTGGGTTCCGCTCCAAAGAACTAGAAGCGCAAATCGTTGATGTGGGTGGTGTGATGAGCACCGGAGTTAGCAGCAAGACCACGTATCTGGTCACAGCAGAGCCCAACAGCACATCTGGGAAAGCAGTGAAGGCGCGCGATTTGGGCGTTACTGTAATTTCTCAAGACGAACTGAAGGCTATGCTATGACACATTACGTGAAAAAGAATCATGAACAAACAACTCAATATGTTGATCTATTGATGGGTGAGGTGGATCTTGGCGATCCATCTAACCAATACGTATACATTGGACCAACCGCAAGAGCAGCAGAATTAGCTGCCGCTCAGTTTGCATCAAAGCTAATGGCTGAAAAACAACCGGTGGTTAGGAATGTTCGCCATATCGTACAGGTTGGACGGCAACAATTTCGTTTCTTATCTGTAGCGCACCTGCTGGGGTGCGGTCTGTGCGGCCTGTCCGTTGATCGTTACTTCCTTGACTTAACGCCGCAGATGCGGGAGAATATCCTTCATCACGATCCGCGGTACGAAGAGGCGCGGATCAGCATGATGGCCTGTCTCAGGAACCCAATAATGGAGCAAGATTTCGTATGATTCACGGTGATGGTGTTAGCAGTAAGTACAGTATCATTCTAGAAGGACGACGCCAAGAAATTTGGGCTCTCCCTGAACTGACACCTGATCAAAAATCTGATCAGCTGATGGACTTCAAGGACTTCATCCGCAACACCGATCACACTGAATTTGACGAATATTACGAACTGTACAAAGACACAGTTCGCATGCCGCCGGCTCGCCGCCGTAGAACTATCGTAGAGGATCTGCAAACCCATGACGATGATGAGTGACCATCAAAAACGCGCATTTGAAGAGTTTACTACCGGGATGCCTCCCGAGCAGAAGGAACAAGTGCGTGTGGAACTTGAAGCGCGTCTCAAGCACCGAGCCGAACAACGCGTTCATGAAATTGAAGCGATGAAAGCAGCACACTTTGCTCAACTGACGCAGCACGAGATCAATACTGCTCCGCGGCGCCAATACGCTGCAATTGTCGCGGTTGACGAGAAAGGTGGGTTCTCCAAAGATGGGGAAATTCCGTGGAATTATCCGGAAGATTTCAAGTGGTTTCAACAGACCACGTCGAACCAAATCTGTGTGATGGGTCGTGCCACGTACGATGATATCAACAAACGTCTTGGCGACAAGGCACAAAGTAGTGTGCTACCTAACCGTAGATGTTTTGTGGTTACCTCCAGTCCTCTGCCTCGGGATAATGCAACGGCAGTCACTTCGATTGGGGAGGTTGATAAGTACATCATCGATGAGGACATCAGTAAGATGGTGTTCTTCATCGGCGGCGAGCGCATATATCGTGAGGGAATCGCGAAAGCGGATACGGCGTACATCACTGTGGTAAACAAGGATGTTGAAGCTGATCTGTTCTTCCCCGTGAACTATGTGCTCAAACACTTCAACATGGACAAAATGTTTAAGGCTGAAAGCGCTCCTGACTTGCGCTTTACGGTCTGGAGACGCAAATGACTTACGAAATCCTCACTAAACCTGTTCTCAACGCAGTAGAAAAGATCCACCCCAACGGCACGCGTGAGATTACTGGCCACTCTTGGACGACCGTCAACATCAAAGGTAATGCGACTGTTGGCAGCACAATTGACAAAATCGAAACAGACGACATTGATCTGTATGGCGTGCGTGTGACCAAGAAGCTGTCAGAAGACACGTTTGAATGCACTATTGTTGGCGCAGATATCAAGCGGTTGTAATTACTAGTAATCTTTGGTAGTTGCTTGACCTTGGGTGATACCGTATCATCCTTAACAAAATCCAGAAAACTACCATGATACTACTATCCAGAGACGTCTTCCGCGAAAGCGTATTCAACCGCGATCACCACAAATGCGTTGTTTGTGGCGCTGCGGCTGTTGATGCTCACCACATTATTGAACGTCGGCTGTTCAAATAAGAGAATTTAAGTGACGCAAATGATTGGTAGTTCAGAAGGGAGTTGCATAAATACCTTCAACGTCTTGAACGGAACACCACATGCAACCACTACGTCAGTTCACAGAACAAGAACAGCAGCTAATCAACGAGCTGTACAACACTCTCGTTCCGGTCACACAAATATGCAAACAACTTAAGGTCGGAGAAGCACCAATCAAACGATACTTACGTGAACAAGGATTACCGCTCAGACGAAAGTATCCCCCGCGGACACTTCCAGACCAATCCTTGGTTGGTCAACAGTTCAATTCCATTACTGTTGAGGCCTTCATTTACAATGACAAGTATCATGAATGGAATATCATTGGTCGTTGTGAATGTGGGAATCCTGTCCAAGATGTCACAAGAAAGATTATCAACGGCGGTAGAAAAACTTGTGGAGTCCCAGGATGTGCTGCCTTCCATCAAGTTCGACAAAACAATGGCCGCCAAGCCTCGTTTACAGGGTATGAAGAAATATACGGATCACGATGGGGTGGGTGGAAATGTGGTGCGGCGAAGCGAAATATTCCGTTTGAACTAACCCCCCAGGAAGGTTGGGATATTTTTGTAGCCCAACAAAAACGATGTGCGTTAAGCGGGGTGGATATTGAATTTGGAACAGCTTGGAATAAGAAATGCACTGCCTCACTAGATAGAATAGATTCAACAAAAGGGTATACTGTTGACAATGTTCAGTGGGTGCATAAAATGATCAACGTAATGAAACGAGATATGACAGATGAGCAATTTATCAGCTGGTGCAAGCTCGTGCTGCACCACCAATCAACGACTGACACGTGATCAGTTTCGTGAGCATACATTCCAACGTGACGCTTACCGCTGCGTTGTGTGTGGGGCACCAGCGGTTGATGCCCATCATATAATTGAGCGAAGGTTGTTTGGTGATTGTCAGGGATATCACTTGAACAACGGTGCATCCGTATGTTCCGAGCATCACCTTGCGTGTGAACGAACTCAGATCACTGTTGAGCAAATTCGGGAATATGCCGGCATCACCAAACCAATCCTCCCTCCCCATATGTACACCGACACCGTATACGATAAGTGGGGTAATGTAATCCTTGACGATAATCGCAGGCTGCGGGGCGAACTGTTTAACGACGAGAGCGTCCAAAAGGTTCTGACTGAAGGTGGCGTGATTGGGGATTTTGTCAAGTACGTCAAATACCCCCGAACCTTCCATTTGCCGTGGTCTCCGGGCATGCACGATGACGATCGTATGATGCCAGACGTTTCCATCTTCGAAGGCCGAAAGGTTGTCGTGATGGAGAAATTGGACGGTGAAAACACGTCAATCTACAACGATTACATGCATGCTCGCTCCGTCACTTCTGGTGGACACCCGTCTCGTGATTGGATCCGTGCGTTCGCCTCTCAGTTCCAACACGACATTCCAGAAGGTTGGAGGCTCAGCGTCGAAAATATGTACGCAAAGCACTCGATTACATATGTTGACCTCGAAACATATGCGTATGGTTTTGCCATGTGGGATGACACAAATCACATCCTGACCTGGCAAGACACGCTGCAGTGGTATGAACTGCTTGGCGTCACTCCATGCCCGGTGATTTACTGGGGCGAGTATGATCGAGCCAAGATTGAGCAATCATATAGCACCCTGAAGCAGCAACGCGAAGCCGCCAGAGGCGAGGTTGAAGGCTATGTCATTCGTGTTGACGAGCCTTTCCACTTCAGTCAGTTCAAACAAATGGTCGGTAAATACGTTCGCAAAGGCCACGTCAATACAACCAGACACTGGATGTATGGACAACCCGTGATCCCTAACACATTGAAAGAGGGCCGCACTGGATTTGAACCGGTGTGAACGAAAAGTGAATAATGAAACTATTTGAACTCCTCGAAAAAGAAGACAGCCCAGAACCCGGTACATATGCAGCGGTGAAGTTTGACGAGAGTACCGTCAACAACATTCGCAAGTATATTGAGAACAACGAGATCCCAAACGGTGTGCCAGCAGAAAAACTGCACTGCACAGTTCTGTACAGTCGCAAACACTGTCCAGATTATGAGCCACAGGGTGACATTGATCCAGCTTGGATCGGTACTCCTGTTGGGTTGGAGGTGTGGGAGTCAAAAGGAAAGCTTCGTGACGAAGAACCAAAGCGCTGCTTGGTAATGAAGTTCAAATGTGAGGAGCTAAACGATCGCCATAAGGAATTGATGGACGAGCATGATGCCACCTACGACTTCCCCGAATACAAAACGCACGTCACACTCTCGTATGACATTGGCGACTTGGACGAAAAAACCCTACCAGATATTGCGGACGCTATCAGCAAACTCAAGATCAATCATGAGTATGGCGAAGACCTGGATTTGGACTGGGCTGCGAAGACTAAGTCGTAAGATCACCAAACCTTACAACCACATGCCAGGGTATCTGCATCGCTGGCATGTGGGCTCCATTGGTCGGCTTCGCGTTCGCATACACGAAATCAAGACAGCTGATCGCACCCCGTTCCTCCACACCCACCCGTTCCACTACGTGTCCGTTGTTGTGAGAGGTGGCTATACAGAAGCTACAATGAGCCGCAACGGCTCGCTCAAATACACCCGTCACAACGTAGGTTCTGTCATTTTCCATACCAACAAAACCGCTCATCGCATTGAGGTTGTTGACCCAAATACAGTGACTGTTTTCTTTACGTGGAACACTGCTGATACTGATCAAGGATGGACACTTACCAAGCATCACAGCATTCCTAGCCCGCCTCAATACTACAACGCTGCAGACGGTGTATACCAACACGGTACCGGGTTTCGTAAGCGTGAGAACGGAATATGGTATGCTCTCCGCGCAACTCGTGAGGAGGCATTGGCTTGCAGCCGGTTGTCCATTCATCAAGACATAAACCGTGCTGACGTACGTATCCTTACTACATAACTGAATACCAATCATGAAACCAGATCTAGCCATTATTCGTGTCCCCTCTGAGCCCGGAGAATCCTCAGTAGTACTCGTCGCTGTCAATATTGACGAGGATGGCTACATTGAGGGTGAAGGTGAGTTCTTCACTGTGCCTGAAGGGGACAGCTACAACGAAATTGATTTTGACAATATCGTCATTGCCCAACGGCACGATATGGGCTCAATCAATCCCATTCGGTATCATTTAGGTGCCGAAGATACACAAGTCATGAAGGTTTGTGAGTTGACTGGCGGCGAACTTCGTGACATTGTGCGTTACCTTGTGGAACAATACGAGGCCAATTATGAAGCAACAAGACAAAAGAACTCAGCACTTGAAGGAGACGTACGATTTGTTGGGTCAGGTGGAAACACAATCCAATAAGAAAGAAGTCCGTGAGGCTCGCAAAAAGATCAAGCATGCGATCCATAAGCGCGAGCGCAACATAGGTAAGCAACAACTAAGACACATTATTGATCACGACGACGAAGAATCGCTAGATTGTGACAGTTGACGTTTCCCTCAAAATATGAGTAAATAGACGTATTGCTGTGAACATCCTACAAAAGTAGGAACAGAAGTGGATAGAAAGAGTTCAGGACGCGGGTTCGACTCCCGCCATCTCCACCACAAATCACACCAATTGGTGTGATTTGTAATGGGGATGTCATGGTTTCGACTGGGCGATGAGTATTGAAGTGGACAGCACGGTAGGCGATGACCGTAAATCAAGCAAATCAACTAAATGCTAACGATGCATTTTACGGAGAAATGCGCCTAGCGGCGTAAACTCCACGGGGTCTGATCAACCTTGTAACCCAACATGATTAAAGAGGTGGACTAACATCCACCTCTTTCCATTTGCTGTGTGTAATCCGCTCCTTGATAAAAAGGTGCCCTTGCAGCTTAATAACATACCGGCATGAGGTGTGATTAACCTTATTACCAAACTAATAACGAGAGCACCTTCGGGTGCTCTCGTTATTTGGGTTTCTCCGCCCCAACATTTCGCTCGTATATACCTGCACCTTATGGAGGGAATACGAGAATGCAATACAAGTACGCAGCGGCACGCCGTAATACACCTGGAGACGACGAGGAACAGCAGGAACTCAAGTTTCCGCTGGCTGAACTCGAGAAAAAGCCCTACCGCCATTTTGAGCAGACGTATACGGCTCAGCATGCGCATTTCTACATCAGCAAAACGATCGGCGAAGCTGAACACTACGTGGACATGATTTATCGAATCAGTGCCGCTGGCCCTTCAGACGTGATCTTCATTCATTTGAACACACCAGGCGGACATTTGGACACTGGTGTCCAAATCATCAACGCTATCCAAAACAGCCAAGCTAAGGTAGTTACTGTGCTAGAGGGTGTAGCATACTCCCTCGGAACACTGATCTTCCTTGCTGGTGACGAGATGGTTGTGAATGATCACTGCATGATGATGTTCCACAACTTCAACAGTGGCCTGATCGGTAAGGGTAATGAGCTTGTTGCAGAACTGGAGGCGACGGTTAGCTGGTTCAATTCCCTCGCAAAAGACATCTACATTCCCTTCCTTACTGAAGAGGAGTACGAACGGATCGCTCGCGGTGAGGACAAGTGGATGCAGTCTCCTGAGATTCGTACCCGTCTGGAAAAGATGGTGGAAAAGATGAATGAAGAAGCTGCTGAGCTGCAAAAGGCCGAGCAAGCGATTGCTGACGCAATTGAAGCTGCTATTGCTCAAAGTCAAAAACCGACACCCGCAAAGAAAGCCCCTGCGAAGAAAGCCCCTGCGAAGAAGGCTTGACCTTTAGTTGGGGTGGAGCGATAATACGAAAATGATTCAAGCTCCAACCCTACAAGAAGTGATTCGCAATCACATTTCACTCCCCGCTCGTGCAAACGGCCGGGGATTTTTTACTGTGCTATGCAAAGTTTGCAACGACCACGGTAAGAAGGGTAAGCGTGCTGGATTCAAGTTTGAAGGCGACGCTGTTGGCTACAACTGCTTCAATTGTGGTCACGGTGCGGGATATGACCCTGCAAAACACCAATCCATGCCGAAAGACATGATGGCTGTATTAGACGCGTTTGACATTCCCAAAGTGGACTGGGAGCCAGTACTGTTCAACTCCCTCGTTCAGCGGGTAGACGGCACTACGCCAACCGAGCAGCGTGTTGAACTGACAGCAATGGAGCCAGCAGTTCTGCAATTGCTGCCGTTCTTCTATCCGCTAACAGACGATCCAACGGACGAGTGGGCTCAATACGCTATCGAATATCTGCAATCACGGCACGTGAATTGGAAATCTCAACCGTTCTATCTTGTTCGGAAGGTAGAGCACCCTGACAACGACAGGTGGTACGGTCGGTTGATCATTCCGTTCTACAAGGACGGGAACGTGATCTTCTGGCAAGGTCGAGACCTCACCGACTTGCATGTGAAGAAGTACCTAAATCCTAACGTGGCGCGCGATAACATTCTGTCAGACTATCGCGAAATCAACCAACATGTAGATGAGCCGCTGTACATCACAGAAGGGTGGTTTGATGCCTACCACATGAACGGTGTTGCTGTTTTTAGCAACAAGATGACCGCCAATCAAATTAGGTGGATCAATAGATCGCACCGCACCAAGGTAGTAATTCCAGACAAATTCGGTGACGGTCATTTGCTAGCAAAACAGGCGCTTGAACTCGGCTGGTCTGTTGCACTCCCCGACATTGGCGATTGCAAAGACGTTGATGCGGCTGTCGGACGATACGGACTGCTGTATACACAGAAATCGATCATGTCCAATACATATAGTGGCTTCATAGCGGAAGCCCTTGTGGAACTGTATTGCAATGGAACAACACGTAGCGCGCCAGCGAATAAAAGATCATCTTCGGCGAAGAGGTTTTGAGCCAATAACACTCACGACATCTGTGGTCACCCATTGGTGGAGAGTTCTAAATACTGCCGTGTTCGACGGCAAACTACCAACTCCAGTGAGGGTAGATTTGGTCCAACACAGAAAGGCGTATGCGTGGTGCTATCCGTTGGCTAATAAGAGGGTTCGTCTCTCAATTTGTCCACGGTTGAATTCGCGCAGACTGTTCTTGACAATTTTGGTGCACGAGATGGTTCACGCGTGGGAACATCTCAACGAGTTAACGATGGGACACGGTCCTTCATTCTTTCAACACCAAAATCGGATTAGACGAACCACAACACTGAAGCTTGAGCAGAACCTAGACGAAACCAAACACAATGACTACGATCTCATATACCCCAGGAACCGATCCAAAAACCGAGTTACGGTCCGATCTTTGGCACACAATGTCTCTTGAACAGCTGAATCAGCAGCAAGAGCTAGCTATCCAGAAACTGTCGACACTTTCCACTATTATCGGCCCGTCGTCGCCTCCATCCTATCTAATGCTGTATAATGCGCTCCAGCAAGCATTAGACATGATCAACGAAATCGTTGATCATCGTGTACAAGAAAAGCAACCAAAGTACTAAGATGGCAAAAGACAAGAAATACACTGGTGCGGACATCCTATCCCTGTCCGACCGAGAACACGTACGTCTGCGCACCCAAATCTATCTGGGTAGCATGTCCCCGACAACATACAATATCCCCATCCTAACTGGTGACGCGCTCACCGTTAAAGAGGTGGAGTTTGTGCCATCCGTGTACAAAGCAATTGGTGAAGTTGTCGACAACGCGTTGGATGAATTCTCACAACTATCGTCGAAGAACAAGACGTTAACATTCAATGCCAAGCCGGAAACCGGTTGGTATTCGGTTGGCGATAATGGTCGTGGCATTCCGATTGATATGCACGCAACCGGCAAGCGCACGCCTGAAGTTGCCCTCGGTAGCTTGAAGGCAGGCCGAAATTTCTCCGACGACAAGATGGTTGGTGTGATTGGCCAGAACGGTGTTGGTGCGGCATGTACTAACTACTGCTCTTCAGATTTTGAGGTCACGATCTACCGCGACGGCAAGAAGTACCATCAAAAATTCATCGACGGCGCGGACAAAGTTTCACCGCCGAAGATCACAAACACTACAGTAACGACAACAGGAACGGAAGTGACGTTCCAGCTCGATCCTCTGGTGTTCAAAAATGTGGCCTTGCCTGACGACCTCATGCGCAATCGCGCTGTTGAGATCGCTATGGCAAACCCCGACGTAACGGTGGTGTACAACGGCGAAAAGTATCGCTTCCGTAAAGGACTACAGGAGATCATCAGCAAAATTGCTGACGGTAAACAATCGTATTGCTTCCAAGTGGACACTGCAAACGTGACGGGTGAAATTTATGTGATCCTAGATGCACACCAAAGTCAGGATGAGCAGATGTACACGTGGGTCAACAGCTCACTGTTGTTTGATGGTGGTAAATGTAACACTCAGTTCTTCAATGCATTTTTTGATCGTGTGATTGCGCACCTAGAAAAGGACGCAAAGAAGACAAAGTCAGAAGTGACCCGAAACGATATCCGGCAAGGACTGTTGGTGTTGGCGAGCCTAAAGGTACGCAATCCTGAATACGACAGCCAAGCGAAAACGCGGCTGACGGGTCCTGACATGCGTAAGGAAATGTTCACCTTGATTGATGCTGAGTGGCGAGCTTTCACTCGAAAGCACGTGGACTGGTTTGCTTCCGTACTAGAACGTGCGAATGAGCGACACCACAAGAGCGCCAACAAGAAAGCTCAGGAGGAACACGAAAAGCGTAAGTCCCAACGAATTCCTGGACTGCTGGATGCGACAAGTCGCAACCGTCTAGAATGTCGCCTACTGATCACTGAAGGTGAGTCAGCAAAGGGACAAATTTGTGAAGTTCGTGATCCGGCCACTACAGCCGCATTTGCCCTAACAGGTAAGATCAACAACACTTGGGGTTGCACACCCGCCCAAATTCTGGCAATGGGTAAGCTGAAGGAACTATTCGCAGCAATTGGCGTTACCCCTGGCAAGTCGGTTCGACGGAGTGAGCTGAACTACGGACAGGTGGTAATTGCAACTGACGCTGACTTTGACGGTGACGACATTTTTACTCTATTGGTTTGCGCTCTGTACCAATCTTGGCCTGAGATGTTTGATGCATCGTATGAACCAATTGTGTTTCGACTTTGTGCACCCAATGTCTGTCTGACGAAAGGGAAGCAGCGGATTCACTTCGCATCACGAGCAGACTATGAAGCTGTTGCACACAAGTACAAAGGATATCACGTTGACTATTACAAGGGCCTAGGCTCGATGGCTCCTGAAGATTGGGAAATGATCCTATCTGGTCAGACTGAGTCGTTGATTCCTATCGTAGATGATGGGAATATGCGTCAGACGCTCGAACTACTGTTCGGCAATGATGCTGACGTGAGAAAGAATTGGATTACCAAATGAAGATTACCCAAGAAGTCCTAACCAAGTGGTATCTGGACGACCTCACACTCCCCGACGTGCATCACGGGCGTGATACGCCTAAAGTGCGGAACATTGCTGCGTGGAAGGCAATCACTCCATACGTAAAGCAAGAGAGTTCCGCACCGTCAATTGACCCGTTTCGCGGGGATGTTTGGGTGTGGAGCGATACTCATTTTGGTCACAATAACATCATCAAGTACACAGCACCGTTGCGTCCTTTTGCTTCCAAGGAAGAGATGAATGCGGTGATGATTGCAAATTACCTGGCGGTTGTTGGGCCGGAAGACATTGTAATCTTTGGTGGAGACGTTTGTTTTGGTAGCGTAAATGCTATGAATGACATTCTGCATAGTTTGCCTGGGTACAAAATCCAAATTGTCGGCAACCATGACATGCATCGCGACGGCACGCTGTACGAACTCGATTTCGACGAACGACACCTGTGCCTTCCTGTATCGATTGTTGAACCCGATGGTGTTGAATACCAACTACACTTCACCCACTATCCGATGGATAGTGTTCCGGCCAACAGCGTGAACGTGCACGGTCATATTCACCAATGGCTTGCAAATCCGTGGAACATCAACATCTGCGTTGAACATACTGGCAGCGCACCTCGCAATCTGCGTGACGTGTGTGCTCAAGCTCGCAACTATCTAGAACAAAAATGAGTAAGACGACCAAGAAGCAAGGCTCACAATACGTCAATGATTGCCGACGGAGTTACGCTCTATACGTGATGCAACAGCGTGCCATTCCGTCAGCAGCTGACGGTCTGAAATCAGGGGCGCGACGCGTTTTGTGGATTGCTCGTGATGGCCACAAATACAAAAGCGCCACTCTTGCAGGTGCCGCAATGCCGCTGCACCCGCACGATGCACCAGAAGGAGCCATCGATACGCTGGCTGCTCCGTACGGCAACAACATTCCTCTGTTCAGGAAGCATGGATCGTTCGGTACTCTGCTAGCTCCCAAGGCATACGGTGCAAGTCGATACACCTCCGTCGAAGTATCCAAATTCACCAAGGATGTGGTCTTCCGCGACATTGAAGTTGTTCCTATGCAGAAGAACTATGATGGCACGGTGGATGAACCGACCCATTTCTTGCCATTGGTTCCTGTATCCATGATCAACCCAGCCGAAGGCATTGCGTTGGGGTATGCGACATCGATCTTGCCTCGTGCCTTAGATGACATCATTCTAGCCCAAATCGCCCACCTGAAGGGTGCTAAACGTATCTCTTCACCGCTCCCCAAGTTCATGCCTCTGCAGCAGGCGGGAATCCCGGTGAAGGATAACGTGTACGTATTCTCTGGTTCGGTTGTAATCAAGAACACAACCGAAGCAAAGGTAACATCCCTTCCGTACGGACTATCTCACGCGAAATTCCTCGAAAGTCTTGACGCCCTTCTCGAAGGTGACACGCTCGTTGACTACGTCGATAATTCACGCAATACAATCAACATTGATGTCAAATTCCGACGTGGATTTCTGAAGGATTACACCGAAGAAACACTCATTCAGATGTTGAAGCTGACGTGCCGCCACACAGAGAACTTGAATCTGGTTGACTTCTCTGGGGATAGCATTATGAGCACCAATCCCGTAGATTTGATTCGTCAATTTACGGATTGGCGTCTTGGGTGGTACGTGCAGCGTTATGAGCGGTTGCGTGACTTGATCAAGCTAGACCTGCAGCGGTACTACGACATCCGCACCGCAATCAAGCACAAGATCAGTGCAACTGCTGGCAAGACTCAGTCACGGTCTGAACTAAAGGAATTGCTGGCCGGTATTGGCATCGTCCACATTGATTACATTGCTGATCTGCCCATTTACCGTTTCACGGAAGAGGAGCGCCTCAAAAATGAGCAGCGAATCAAGGATGCGGAAGCTGAGCTGCAAACATATCTCGATCTGTTGTCTTCCGAAGACAAACGGAAGAAGGTTTATATCTCTGAATTGCAAGAGATTTTGGGTAACTATACCAAAAACATCTACGCAACTCTGTGATTTGAAATAAATATCCACTCGTAGTACTAACAATCCCCTCTAGGAGTTTCCATGTCAAAGCACCACATGCAGAGTACTGTTCTGCATGACGCACACGTTATGTCCGTTGAACAACTGATGGAAGAATACGGGATCGAAATCGATCCCGACGACGGTTCTGTCTGGGATCCGTTTGAATACAAGTCGTTCGACACGGTGCACGAGTGGGCTGCTTACACTCAGCAGATGGACGAAGAGGAGGCTGACGAATATCAAGCCTCCTCTTCTAAGCACACCAAAACTAGTCGCTATTCTGACGACTACTAATCAATGTAATGGAACTGAGCCGCCACGATAACTGGCTTATCGATCGGCTCAAACCCGTTCGCAATGACCGCGTTGGAATCAACGGGCTTACGTCCCTTTGAACGATCCAACGACCACGTGATGTGGTAGGGTTTACCGTCCGGACGATTCTGTCCGACGGCGGTACGCTTACGAACAACCAATGCTTCCAGGCTGTCATCAGCAGCATAACCTACGACCTCAAATGACGTAGGTGTAGGAGCCGGCATCTCTGCCGGCTTATGCACACCAAATCGGTGTGTGATGTGATGCGCGATCACATCAGGGAACTTTGGCGGAAACTGCTCGAGCAAACTCGCCCGAGATGCTTCCGTCAATACAAAAGCCTCATATCCCATAATTATACTCCTAGCAACTTCAGTTGCTCAATGGTTTCTACAGCACTAGTATGTAGTATTCCAATCCCACCAGCCGCGACCCAAGGATCAATTGCCTTCCTGCGATCGTCAATCAGGACCTTGGTGTGATGCGCATATTGCGACTTCATTACTGCATCGCGCACGAAGCGTGCCGCGTTCGCAGCATCGTGACCGAGATGCTTTCGCACCCAGTACCGCTTCTCTTCACTAGCACCACGAATGTGTCCTGTTGCTGAGTTGATCACCAGAGGTTTGCCAGAGGCCAACAAATACCCCCACAACACAAACGCGTCCTCCATGGGATCCATCGCACCAAAGAAAGGCTTGCCGGATCGAACATGCATCTCAATGTGCTTCCAAAAGTCGCGACGCAGTTGCTTGTTGTTGGGGTCGTGTTCGGGGACAATTCCGGCGACTTCCAGCGCCTTTTTCCGAAAGTCTACCATGACTCCGTCCAGGTCTATGTTGATTTCTGTAATTTCAATCATATCAAATACTCCTTCTGATCCAGTATACCCCAAAACAAAAAGGGGCGACAACGCCCCTTTTTTTGATCTAAGTGTCCGCTCAGCTTACTTAAGCACACCCCACACATCATCCCAAGTCCCTTGCAGCGCACCCTTGGAATAGCTAGACTCAGTTTGTTCGAAGAAGTTGGTGTGTGATGGCAGCGCAAGCATTTCGTCAACCCACGGAAGCGGATTCTTCTTGTGCTTAAAGATGCCCTTCAGCCCCATCCCGATCAACCGACGGTCAGCAATGTAGCGAATGTATGCATGCATGTCAGCCTTCAACAGTTGCTGCTTGAACTCTGACGGATCCAGCTTGCTGTATGCAAGGTCGATGAACGCATCCTCGAGTTCAACCATTTTTTCAGCGATCGTATACAACTCACGCTTCAGATCGTCATTCCAGATGTCCTTGTTCTCTTTCACAAACTCACGGAACAGGTACGTCATACCTTCACAGTGCATCGTTTCGTCAATGATTGACCATGTGACAATCTTGGTCATGCCTGGCATCATGTTGTTGCGTCCAAAGTTCAGCAACATGACAAACGAACTAAACAACTGCATGCCTTCAGTAAACGCGCTAATGGCACACATCTGCTGGATCACCTTAGCGTTATCGCCAGACTGCGTAATTTGTGCAATAAAGTCATGCTTATCGGCCATCGCCTTGTATTCCATGAATTCATTGTACGTAGTGTCCGGGAAGCCGAGGGTTTCCAGTAGATGGCTGTACGCAGCAATGTGAACAGCCTCACGAGCTGCAAACCCAAGCAACATCATCCGTACTTCCGGCTGTGGGAATACCGGCAAGTAGTTGTTCACGTAGCCAGCCGCGACGTCCACATCGCCTTGTGTAAACAGACGCAGGATCTGCGTAAGGAAGTCCTTCTGGCCTTCAGACAGACGCTTCTTGAAGTCGTACACGTCCTGCTGCATTGGGATCACAGTATGCAGCCAATGAACCTGTTCGTGCTTGAGCCACAGTTCATAGCACTTGGGGTACGCAAACGGCTTGAACGTTGCGCGGGTGTCTGTTAGTTTTGTTTTCTTGTTAGTCTTAACCATTATAGGTCCAGTTCTCTATCTTGTTTTGATTTCCGGGTCTTTCGGGTGGTCCACTTCTTGCATCACTCACACTTGAAGATGACCAAATCGTCCCAGGGAACTCACGGAGCCCTTTTCGATGGTTCGAAACATACGCCTTGAGTTCCCCTGGGACCTTTCATGTTAGCCTTCGCACGCGATGCAATCAACGCCTTCAGCAATTTGTCGCAACTGGTCGATTTCCTCTTCAATGCGGACTCGCTCAACCCTCTTGCCGACTGTGTCTGTGTTAGCCAGCTTTTCTGTGCGCACGTAGTACATGGCCTTGCCACCCTTCTTCCAGTAGGAGAAGTGAATGGCGTGCAGTTTAGCGATGCTGATATCTGGACGAATGTAGATGTTGAACGACTGGCCCTGGTCAATGCGGGGTTGACGATCAGTCGTCAACTCAACTGCCCACAGCTGATCAATTTCTGAAGCCGTTTTGAAGACATCCTTCTCAATATCCGACAAACACTCCAGTCCCTGAACAGAACCTTCGGCTTGAACAATCTTCAGCCAAGCTTCTTGGTAATCACACGCCCCATCAGCATCCAACTTCTTTAGTAGTTCGTCCAAATGCTTATTCTTCTGAATGAACGTACCAGACAATGTGTCTTGGCGGAATGCATTAGCGCGCCATGCTTCGGTTGAAGGCGACACATTACCGCAGATCAGAGCATTGCTGGCCGTTGGGGCGATCGCGCTCATGTGCGCAAACCGCAGACCTGTGCCTTCAAGCCACTTAGGCGAACCGCGTTCAGCGCCGAGATCAGCATTGGCGCGATCCAGTTGAGCTTGGAACCGGGTGAAGATGCGGTTATTTGCAGCCTTTGCCATCACGCCGTCATACGCGATTATGTTCTTCTGCAGATATGAATGGAAACCCATCACACCAATACCAATGCTGCGTTCTTCGCGAGCTGACTTGACTGCTCGAGCAATCGACGGAGGGGCGTTGTCGATAAAGTATTGCAACACGTTGTCCAACATTTCTGCAATATCGCGGAAGAATTGGTAATTGTCGCAGTATTCGTCCCAATGTTCCAGATTGATTGATGACAGGCAGCACACAGCTGTGGTGTCCTTGTCAGTCATCAGCTCGATTTCCGAGCACAGATTTGATTGGACAACCTTGTAACCTTTGTCCTTCAAGTATGGTTTGACAGCGTTGTTAACATTGTCGACGAAGTGGATGTATGGCTCACCACGACCTTGGCCGGCCCGTAGTTCGAGTAACTTAACCCACAGATCCTTCGCTGAAACAACTTCGTGAACCTTACCTGAAGCAGGGTCGCGCAGCTCCCACGAGTCATCGGCATTGGCATCGCGCATGCAACGCTCAATGATTTCCATGAAGCTGTTAGGAATGTTTACACCGTGGTGAAGGTTCAAACCTCGACGGTTCTGGTCACCAGTTTCCTTGCGCATATCAAGGAATTCGAGAATGTCGGGGTGACTGATGTCGAGATACATCGCGTAGCTACCGCGACGTGTTGTACCCTGCTTATAAGCCAAGCAAGAGCGGTCATACACACCCATGTGGGGGATGACACCAACCGACTTTTCGTCTGTGCCACGAATACCGAAGTAAACGCCCACACCACCGCCTAGCATCGACAGCCAGTTGGTTTCGGATAGGGCTTCAACTAGACCCTCCTTGGAGTCGTGAACGTTGACCAGGAAGCACGAGATCGGCAAGCCAGAAGCATTACGACCAAACGACAGGATGGGAGTAGAATAACCCATCCAATGCTTGCTGGCGTATTCATAGAGTCGCTGTGCATGTTCCGGATTGCTACCGAAAGCCTTGGATACGTACGCGTATCGGTGCTGGGGAGATGTTTCATCTTCCATCAGGTACGAGTCCTTCAAGCGCTGGATGCCGATTTCGTCCAGAAGCGCGTCTCGTGATAGGTCAATGTTAATGCCCAAATATGTGTCTTGAGACATGGGGGTGTTTTCCTCTTGTAGTTGTTATGTGGTCATTTGTTCAATTGCAATCCCTACAGATTGCAAGTAACGGATTCCGTCGTCGTTCCGATACAGATCGTCGTATAGCACTTGACTAACGTTGTGTGCTGCGATCTTTTCAGCGCACGTCTTGCACGGCGCGGTCGTGACGAATAATGTGGCGCCCTCAGCAGTCTCACCACAACGCTCTAATTTACGTAGAGCGTTGTCTTCAGCATGAATGACACAGGACTTTGTGCTACCGTCTTCAGCTTCGCAAGTATTGTCTTCTCCTGCAGGTGTGCCGTTGTACCCAATAGAGATGATTCGGTTATCACGAACCACAACACACCCCACTTGCCTGCGAACACAGTACGATAAAGATGCGTAAATGTATGCCGCCTGCATGTGGGCAATTGCTTGTCGTAGTTTCATAGGTTGGCTATTTAGTGTTCTTGTTTTTCTTCAATAGCGGGGGTTCAAAAACCCTCTAAATTTCGCATAGTTATACTGTATCTGCTTTTAGCGGTAAGAACAACACTGTTGTCCCCCGAATTCTTTTCCGCATAATGAGTCGTGCGTTCTCGCAAAAACCCGCTGATAGCGTTGATGCGCTATCTCTTGATAAACCCGTCATAGGAACCATTATGACAGAAAAAGAACCCGTGAAGGAAAAGGACGTCGGTCAGATCGTTCGTTACCTGTCGTCTGCCTTCAATCAAGCAACCGCTCGTATGGAGCGTCCTTTCCGTTCGAAGAACGGTGGTGCCAACCGCTTGTATCTGATGCAAACTGAGTTTGCGTACCGGCTGAACGAGGTCGTACAAGGCCCTCGCTGCATGATGCAGAAGCACATTGCTGATTGCAATGCGTTCATCGACCAGACCATTCAAGACCTGGCTGCTGAGCAAACTGAAACGTCTTACCAAAACTAAGGCGCAGAAACGTCCTCAATGAGCCCTAAATACCCGTCAAAGGGGAAAGTATGCTCATTGAGGACATTATTGGAACGAGCGTTGGTCTTGGAATTCGCGAGGTGCAAAAGATCAAGACTGATTGCGCACAGTTCCTAAAAGAGTCGGCTGGATTGCCTTTACTCAAAGCTCTCCCAGTGACGTATCACAACTTTCACAAGGTGAAAGTTCGCCAACAAAAACGCAAAGACGACGTGTCCGACGCGTTTAATATGGCATTCGGTAAGCAGTTCAGTAATATTCGCCAACGCGCAATCTTTGCTTACCCAAACACTCCATCCCTGCCTCAAAACACAGAGCCGTTCTACGTCTTCCCAATCGACGGATATCAGTTCATGTACAGCAAAGAAGTACATGAATCAAATACGGCTTACCAAACGGCTCTAACCGCCCTGGTTGAAGAGCTAGACGACAAGGCAGAAGCCTCCTCCATCATTGCAGATGTTGTGAGGTACACATACGTCACGCATAACCTTCACGAAGGCATTTCTGCCGACGCGGAGGTGATACTGTATGGGATTCCGTACTACTATGCGGTCCGAGCCAGTGCGTGTGACGGATACGGTAAGCTACTAAATACTAATCATAACAAATAAGGTATACTATGAATACAGAACTAATGCTGTTTGTCACCATCGCTGGTGCAGAAGTTATCGGGCGTGTTGTTGAACGCAACCTCGAACAAAACACAATCACACTGGAACAACCATTGGTGATCCGTCCAATGCAACGTGGCGAGTCGGTTGTACTGGATCTATTCCCTCACAGTCTGGTTGACGCTGAAGGTCAGCATGTATTCAACCTGAACACCGTGATGTCGTTCGCAGTCAAGGTCCCAGCCAACCTGGAAAAGGCTTATTTGGAACGCACATCCAAAATCATTCTAGCTGGTCAGCTAGATCGTCTTGAAATGATGTAATCATGCCAGCAGTTGTAGTCAAAGGTGAAAGCGTATATGAATGCACGACGTGCAAGCGTCGCGTCCGTGTCCCTGCAAATAAGCAGGGAATGGAAGTGATGCAGCGCTGCATCATTACTTACAACTGCCAAGGTAAGCTAAACCGTGTAACTCAGACCAAAGAGATTAACGCCACGCCAGCGTTCCCTCCTGAGGTAGAAGGTTTGCAAGATTGGCACCAACGCAAGGTGTTGTACACTCACGAACAACCTGTACAATCCAATCAATGGATTGTAAAGCATAATCTAGCAAACCGTCCAATTCTACACGTATACGTGTATCGCGACACCTCCTCTGGTAGTGCCACACTAGAGCCCGGAACTCCAACGAGTACTCAAATCGTTGACTTGAACACGGTCATCCTGACGTTTGACGTTGCTGTATCAGGATTGGTACAATGCATCGCATTGTCATCGGAAAACACTGTGAATCCAATGGCTCTGTCGTCAACCAGTTCCGATACTGCCCCAGTCCAGATTTCTACAAATGCGGGCGAAATTACGATTGCTACGTTGGCAACTTCGCCAATGGTTAGTTTGGGTGTCACATTCTACTCAGGTAGCTCATCCAACAACACCATTGAATATGTTGGTATTGACTATGTGCCGTCAATCAACTCGCCTTGGGCTGGGTATGAGAGTATTGTTGCCAACGGTAATCAATACATTCTACGTAGTTTCAACATCGTGACGACTCCGAACGCGCCACTGTATTTCTCTGTTGGCGCAATCTCCAACGGTTCATTATTCTACCCATACAGTTTCAACGGATCGGGCCAACCGCAGCCCGGTGAAGTGCTGCTACTACTGAGTCGCTCTCCTCACACAAATGTGGACCGAGTCTATGACCAGTATATCGACCTTGGGTACATTAACAGCTCACAACCTGAATTGTACTATGCTCAGGGAAAAGCGTATGCTCAAAAATCGGTAATTCGGTCAATTTACCCGCACATTCTGTTGACGTAACCGCTGTATTGTAATATAGTCACCTTCTGATGAGGATGACTAATGAATAACAAAAAACAACGATTGCTCCTTGAATATGTGGTGTCGTCACCCGACACATTCGCTCTGTGTAAGCACATCATCAAGTCGGATTACTTCGACCCCGACTTGCGCAAAACTGTGGACTTTATCCACGAGTACTACGACAAGTACAACGCTACCCCCACGCCCTCTCAAATTGATGCTGAGACCAATGTCTCTCTAAAGGCTCGTGACGACGTTTCTCGTGCAGAGATCAAGTTCATGTCCGACCAGATCGAAGCGTTTTGCAAGCGACGCGCATTCGAGCAAGCGATTGTTAAATCTTCCAAGCTAATCAACGAAGTTGCATCGGACGTTGACTACGGTACGGCCGAGCAGCTAATCCGCGATGCGATCACAATTTCTCTGAACCGCGACCTGGGGTTGGACTACTTCTCGAACCCAGATGTTCGCCTCGATGAACAATCCAGGGTTCCCTTGCGCACTCCAACTCGTTGGAAGGAATTTGATGATCTGCTTGGTGGTGGATTGGCACGCAAAGAAATCCTACTGTTCTCAGCCAACTCAGGTGGTGGTAAGTCTATTACGCTTGCCAACCTAGCATTAAACTTCCTGATGCAATCCCGGACACCGGGCAGCAAAGAGAAGATGAACGTGCTGTATCTTTCTTTGGAACTCTCCGAAGAAATGATCGCACAGCGGTTTGACCAGATGCTGTCGGGCGTGTCGTCGGTTATTTGGGCACAACACAAGGATGAGATCGCTCAAACGATTAACCTTGTTGCTCCACAGATGGGCAAGCTGACGATTAAGCGGATGCCTGTTGGCACTAACAGCAACCGCATTCGCGCGTATCTAAAGGAGTTTGAGCTCGTTCATGGGTATGTCCCCGATATGATAGTCGTTGACTATCTCGACCTGATGGGGGCTAATGAACATGTATCAGCCGATAACGTGTTTGAAAAGGATAAGCGTGCCACAGAACAGCTGCGCGACATTTTGTTTGACTTCAATATGTTCGGAGCAACCGCATCGCAGCAGAACCGTTCAGCTATTGATGCACAAGAACTAAATCAGGGACACATCGCAGGCGGTATCAGTAAAGTGAATACCGTTGACTGGTATGTGTCGATCATTATGAATGCAACCATGAAGGCGGCAGGAGAAATTGGATTTGTCTTCCTTAAGTCCCGCAGTAGCGACGCTGTCGGTAAGCAACTGTTCCTCAAGTGGGACAACGGCTTCCTACGCATTCTTAATCGAGACGCCGACCCGGTCGATGACGATGGTGTGATCGACCCCAACAAAATCAAAAAGAACCAATCCACTAAGCGTGGTTGGGATGATCTGTTTGATACTGGCGACGGCCAGTAAAATTTCCTAGGAGAACTATATGAAACCCGTACAACCCACCCTGACCATTCAACTTGACGATGCAACCTATGAAGTTGCCAAGATGAGCGAACAAGTGCAGCAGCTCGTTGGCTTCTTTGACGATTGGCGTCAGAAGGAGGCGGACCTGTCGTCTGACCTGCTGATGGTGCGAAGCGCGCTGCGCGACGCTCAAACCGCTCTGGTTCAGATGCTGAAGCAGGAGCGTGAAGAAGCCATGCAAAAGGCGCAGAACCTGGGCCTCCTACCCGCTGCCAACGACGGTGCTGAGGGAGCGGCAGAATGAATCTGACCGAGAACCAAATCACGTCTATTGTGTACGAAAGTCAAGGCAAGCAGGATGTCACTACCCGCGTCATTCTGCCAGTGTCTCTGCCGTCGGATTTGATTCGTGCGATCGACTTGTCGGATGTGGAGCCAGCTGAACGTGAGCGCATCGCGAAGCTGCACGCAGAGTACCGTGAGTACCGTGACCGCATGATGTCCACGATGTTCAACTTCGAAACTTGGGTAGAACATACCACAGGTGACAAGATTGAGCCGAAATGGCGAGCGTTCAAGCAGAGCGGTCTTCGCTAACTCAACAAAAGCCCGCCTTGTGCGGGCTTTTCCTTTTGCCGTCCATAAATACCCGACACTAATACGAGGACGGCTCATGAACCTAATCAAAAAACTCAACACACGCCCCATGGTATCGGAAGAAGCAGCAATGGGTGCAGTCAGCGGGGGCTCAATTGCCTCTGCGGGCACGCCTCTGTTTGCCCAAATGGTACGGCGCGCGAAACCAAAGGTCGCAGAACCAATTGTTGAGCCTAGCACCAAACCCAAAGCCAAGAAAATCACCAAGACCACCAAGCTTCGTGAAGCATTCAACATTGTTTCCGAAGACCTGGCAAATCCCGACGAAGACGAAGGTAACACCAACAACTTTGATCGTGACAGCCTAATCGGCAAGCTGAAGGGTTTGGAAAAGCGTGAAACAACAGACAACCGCAATACAGTAACGTTTGGCTTGCAAGACGATAACGGTGGATTGATCCGTGTTGTTGTTCAATCTGAAGAAGCTGATGATTTTGAGCGTGCCCTAGAATCGTTCTTGATGGATCGTGAAGGTACAGACGAGGATGTCCCCGAAATTGCAGAAATCTTGTTCCAGCTAAAGGACCAGTTCAACATTGTTGACGTTCAGTGGCCGGAAATCGCTGAAGATGAGGAGCAAGAAGCACAACTTGCGGGTGGTGAAGGCCAAGAACCGGACCCAGAAGGCGGTGATCTCGATCTTGACCCATCAGCTGACATGGATATGGGCATGGATACGGGTGGCGCTGGAGATGGTCAGGTTCAGGACTTGCTCACCCAAGTGATTGACATGATGAAGGCTGACGCGGAAGCACGCAAGGCTGAGGCTCGCGCCAAAGAGGCTGAAGCCAAGGCCAAGGAAGCTGATGCCATCGTAGCTCAAGCAATGTCTCGCGTCAAGCAAGAAGAACAGTACCTTGACATGGAAACATACAACAAGGCGCGCAAGGATGAAGACCGCGAAGCTAAGCGTTTGGCTCAGCTGGCCAAATTCAAACATGAGATGGGCCAACGAGACGGCGGCGGTGATCAAGACGATGACAGCCTAGAGCCAATCTCCATGTCGTCACATGAAGAGGAAGAAACGCATCGCGCTCCGGGTGTATCAAAGCTTCGCCCAACCAAGAAGTTGAATGTTCCTAAGGGTCGTCTCCGCCCACACGACATTGCTCAGTACATCATCGGGAGGGTTAAGTAATGACCCAGTTGTCTTTTAAGCAGTTTTTGACTAGACTGGATGAGGATCTGCAAGCTGAGATTGACAAAATCTCCACGGATATGGCTCAAATTGATGCTCAGATCAACCAACGTACTGCACCGCTGCTTCAACGTAAGCAACAATTGTCTAAGATGCTCGCATTGAAGGCTAAGCAAAAACAAATGGAAGACAAGCGTTCCGGAGCAACTCCAAACGCTCAAACTCCACAACCTGGAGCACCAAATGCCCAGGCTCGCACGATGACGACAACTCCCGGCAGTGCCGGTGCTGCAACCCCAGGAGGTGGCGTCGCATAATTAGGACATTATGTTCACGCATCTCAACAACATCACGCCCGTTAACCTCAACACAGAAGAGGGTCCTAACGGGCGTTTTTATTTGACGCCAGAAGGCAACAAGTATCCGTCAATTACCACCATTTTGGGAGCTGGTGACAAACCGTGGCTTCGAGAGTGGCGTGACAGTATGGGCGCAGATCGAGCAGACGCTGAAATGAAGCGAGCAGCCGACCGAGGGTCAGCAGTTCACTTGATGGTGGAGCGGTACCTCAACAATGAGGTAGATCCTACTCGCGATATGTTACCGGCCCACATTCCAGACTTCAACATGCTGAAGGTCCATCTAAAGCGGATCAATAACATTCACACTCAAGAATCCGCGCTGTGGAGTGATGTAATGCGTGTTGCTGGGCGTGTTGATTGTATTGGCGAATACGACGGAGTGCCCGCAATCATCGACTTCAAAACATCAACAACCGATAAGAAGCAATCGATGATTGGTGACTATTTCCTACAGACAACAGCGTATGCATTGATGTATCTGGAGCGGTATGGCATTCAAATTGATCAAATTGTGATCATCATGAGCAGCGAACGAGGAGCTGTACCGTTGATATTCAAGCAACCGATTGAGCCATACATTGAGCCACTTCTTCGACGCATAAATACGTATCACAAAACGTATGGAGTGTAATGATGAACAACAAGGTAATTGGCAACAGTGTAACAGTGAATTTCTTACAATTGGGTCGCTCCCTTGAGGGGAAGGTTGACACTGGGGCAACAACCTCATCACTCCACGCTGAGAATATCCAGATGGACGAAAAGCGTGGAACGGTTACTTTTGTATGTCCACAGCTATCCAAGAACCAAATCACGCTTGACGTCGACGGGACACAGGAAGTGCATTCTGCAGACCACGGTGGAGAGCATCGACCAATGGTGCGGTTGGATGTTGAAATTGAAGGAGTTCAACTCAAGGCTGCTACGTTCAACTTGAATGATCGCTCACACATGGATACAGCAATCCTTGTCGGTCAGAATATCCTGCAAGCAGGTAACTTCCTGATTAACCCAAATCAGGATGAGGCGGACGCCCCAACTTCCGAATCTGCCGCCAATATTGATCGCGATATGCAAATCATGGAAGCTGTTCAAATTCTAGCAAAACATAATGTAACTATTCCGGAATTGGTTACGTACCTGAATACTCTCAAAGTCCATAATGATGAATAAGTCTCCGTTTTATGTTGTTGAGGAGTTCATTTCTCCTCTGATGTGTGAAGATATTGTTGATATTGTGGATTTCAATGTCCCTGATCAAAACAAGGACGGGAAGTATGTGAAGACGACCAAACGGTCGGAAACTGCTGAAGGTTTGATTTATGAGCGGCTGCTTATGTTACTGCCCGAAATCCAAGGGCACTATCAGATGCTGTACCGTGGCACGGAGAGTGTTGAATTTGAGTGGTTTCCTGCGGGAAGTTCTGGCACCTTCCGGGCTGAGAACAGTGAGCACTTACGAGGCAAGTGGGTTCGCACAAATGCTCGCGATCTGACAGCAGTTCTATTCCTGTCAGATTATCAAGAAAATACTCCGTTTGAACAGGAATTTGATGTATATGGCGGCAAACTTGAGTTTGTTCAACATCATTTCGGATTTAATCCGCAGCGTGGCACACTAATCGTGTTCCCCAGTGATCCTCACTTCATAAATAACACCACAGAGGTGTTTGCGGGTGACCTCTTTCAAGCACGATTCCACATCGTAGCTAAAACGCCGTATATGTATAATCCAGGTAGCTTCCCTGGTAACTATACGACTTGGTTTGGACCATACCTAAACCAACCCAGTTGATTTAACTCCCTATCTCAACTATAATCGCCCTTCTTGGTAGTAATACCAGGAGGGTATAACTTTTGACGAAAGGAATGAAGATGAGCAATCATCGAATAACCGCGTCTCTGTTGCTATTCGTGTTGATGATGACTGAATCATTCGCATATGCAGAAGGTTCAGCATCCACTGAATCAGCGCTGCCAGAAGTTGTAGTAGCAGAGCCACAAGCAACTGTTGTGCGTACACCAACGCGTACACAGCCAGAAACCACAACACAACTCCAAGCGTTTACGCGAACTGCTGTAGACAACATGAAGAGAGTGTTTCAGATTGGAAGTGAGGTAGGACATCCAGAAACCCTGCAAGCTATCTTGCTGCGTGAAACTAAGGGTGGCCAGAGCGACCCGATCGGTAACCGCGGAGCAGCAGCAAGCAAGCGATCATACGGATTGATGCAAGTTCAAGTGGTTGCAGCACGGTCAGTTTTGCAGCGCAACCCCCAAGTTGCGAAAGTTTACTTCCCCCACAAACCATACGATAAAGTCACCAACGATGAGATCGTAGCCTTGCTACTAAACAATGACGAGGCAAACATTCGAATCGCTGCAATGCATTTCAAGTTGTACTTTGACCTATGCAACGGCAACTGGGATAAGGCAGTAGCAGCATACAATATGGGCATCGGTAACGTGGAACATCTACGCTCACCAGCCCAATACGCCTACGTTGTAGGCGTACGGAGCTTGATTACAAAGCAAGTTCAGCCGTTTAACAAAAAACACGGCCTGTTGTCGCAACGTATTTGACCCACTAAGATTAGACTATAACAATAAGGAGAAATCATGGTTAAACCAGTAAAAGCACGTTCCGCAGACGATAACAACAAGGGCAACATTCTGGCTGATCCGGAAATTCGCAAGAAGTTCAAGTCAGCACTGGCCACTGTGACTCATTACCACCAACAAATCGACGATCTGAAGGAAGGTATGAAGGAATCGGTTGCAGACATTGCTGCTGAATACGGTGTTGACAAGAAGCTGGTTCGTAAGATTGCTGCCACGATGTACAAGCACAACTACGGATCTATGCTCGAGGAAAATCGCCACTTCGAGACGCTGTACGAAACCGTCATTGAAGGGAAGCTGCGCGACCCCGACGATGTTGGTGGGCATAACGACCCCTTAGACAAGTCTGATGAATAAAAAGAGCCCCGAAAGGGGCTCTTTTTTTATGCGTGATAAATAGCTCCCCTGTCACATCCGCGCTTGATTTGACCCAACCCTCGACGTGATAATGACAGGTGATAGAAAGGAAAAAATGAGTTATATCTCTGCAGTAACAAAGAACAATCGCGTTTACGTGTGGGAACGATTGTCTGAAACGGAGCGAATCGTCACAGACTACCCTGCTCCGTACTACTTCTACTATGACGACGAGGATGGGGAGTATCGTACCATCTACGACACAAGAGTGTCGAAGGCTGAGTTCGACACGTCGTCGGAATACTACGCTGCCAAGAAGGAATTTGACGTCCGGCGTGTTCGCACGTGGGAATCTGACGTTCCCCCCGAGATGCGTGTGTTATCCAACCACTATTACGGTATTCCTGCTCCGAAGCTGAACGTAACGCTGTTTGACATCGAGGTGGATTACGACCCGGAGATGGGCGTCACGGTGCAAGACATGGTGGCTACGAATCCGTATGCCCCAATCAACTCCGTCTCACTGATCCATTGCTGGAAGAAAGAGATTGTTGTGTTGTGCGTTCCGCCCGAAGAGGGGTGGGATGAGGAGCGCCTCCGTCGTGAGGTTGATACGTGCGCTCCTGATGCCCCGATCATGTCGAACCTTCGCATTCGATATGTTGTGTGTGCGGATGAGCGTGAACTCCTCATGAACTTTCTCGTTGAAATTGAGCAGAGTGACGTCATCGGCGGCTGGAACAGTGACTTCTTCGACGTTCCATATACTGCGCAACGAATTGTGCGCGTTCTAGATAACCAAGAAGTGTCGCTGGAGACTGCTGAGTCAATCAATGAGTACACCGGCAAGCTGTCCCTTACATACGCTCAGAATCCGAACCCTGCAATCGCAAAGCAAGGACAGTATCGCTGGCTCAAACGTCTCGATTTTCCGATGCATGGAAGCCCTACGTTCCGAGCTGTGCAGAACAAGGAAAACGGAAAGTTGATGGGCAATACGCTCGACCTCGTTGGTCGTATTCGCATCGACTACATGAACTTGGTTAAGAAGTACGAACCAGGCGAAAAGCCGTCGTATAAGTTGGAAGCGATCTCTGAAGAAGTCCTGGTTGATGATAAGACCGGTGAACCAACGCTGCCTAAGCTAACGTACGAAAAGACATTGCGTGAATTGTACCGTGAAAACTTCCCGTTCTTCGTGCGATACAACATCCGAGATACTGAGATCCTGTACGGATTCGAACAGAAGCTGGGATACATCGACATTGCTAACGTGAACTACCACCTGTCAACAGGTCTGATGCCTCACGTTCTCGGCACTCTGAAACTTGCTGAATTGGCGCTAGTCAACTATTGCCACCACGAACTCCGCCGCGTGGTCAACAATGTGACTGAGCCAGAGGTCGACCGCTCGATTGACGGAGCTCTGGTGCTGTTCCCGCAGATTGGATTGCATGAATGGGTTGGATCGATCGACATTAACTCACTGTATCCGTCTGCTATTCGATCTCTGAACATTTCGCCTGAGACGCTACGAGGTCAGTTCAAGAGTGACGTCAAGGACTTCATTGAAATTGCGGCGGGTAGCTTCAAACTATGTACGATGGTGCTTGAGCATGATAAATCCGAGCTGACGATGCCTGCGAGTGAATGGCGTGACTGGTTAGCAGAGCGTAACTGGGCTATTTCAGGTTACGGTACGGTGTTTGACCAGACGAAGCAAGGCTTTATCCCAGGACTGTTGGCTAACTGGTACGACCTACGTAAGAAGTACCAGAAGATGAAGAAGGAAGCTGGAGACGTAGGAGATTACGAAAAGGCGGGCTACTACGACCGGCTGCAGTATGTGTACAAGATCAAGCTGAACAGCTTATACGGCGCACTTACTAATCTGTACTTCCGATTCTACGACTTGCGGTTGGGTGAATCTACCACTGGCTCTGGACGTATCATCCTGAAGCACCAATGCCGGACGGCTGCGGAAGCATTGGGGGATAGTTACGATTCCGAATTCCCGCTATACGAGACGTTGAAGGACGCAATGGAAAGCGGTTATACGGAGGAAGAAGCGCGTCTGATCTCCATGGATGGTCCAGTATTCAACGGGAAACATCACTCAGAAGCTGTCATTTACGGAGACACTGACTCCACGTATTTCCGCACATTTGCGACTTCGCAGGAAGAAGCGATTAAGGTCGCTGATATGGTCGCTGACATTGTCAACAAGTCGTATCCGGACTTCATGCGTAACACTTTTTTGTGCACTCCCGGCTATGATGACATTATTAAAGCAGGCCGTGAAATTGTGTCTGATAAGGGCATCTTCGTTGATAAGAAGCGGTACATTCTTCACTTGGTTGACTTGGACGGTAAGCCAGTCGATAAGATGAAGGTGATGGGTCTTGATACCAAGAAGACAACCCTCCCCGCAGACGTCTCCAAGAAGTTGAACGGTTTCATCGAGCGATACCTGAAGGGTGAGACGTGGGAAGACATTTCTGTGTCGATTGTGGACTACAAGACGGAGCTAACTGACGCGGGTACTGGCGGTGATCTTCTACGAATTGGCCTACCGAAGGGTGTCAAGAAGCTGGAGGATTACTCAATTGCATACGATGCAGACATTGGGACGCGCCTTCCTGGTCACGTCGCTGCTGCCATTCACTACAATCAGTGCCTCAAGCAGTACAACGATAAGAATAGTGCCCCCATTGTGTCAGGCATGAAGCTTAAGGTGTACTACCTGAAAAACAAGAACGGACGGTTTAAGAGCATCGCTCTACCGACCGACACAGAGACTGTGCCACCTTGGTTTAACATCCACTGCAACGTGGATGTGGACGCCCACATCGAGCGACTCGTTGACAACCCGTTGGCTAACATCCTGAAGGCAATCAACAAGCGACCTCCGAGCAAGCAAAGTCTGTTCGTTGACAGCTTGTTGGAATTCTGATACAGTAATGACAAACTATAAGGAGAAAACTCCATGAAGATGGATCAACCCACTCTGGGGTACATTTTGAATGCCGTGCAAACGGCAAACCTCGTCAAGATTGACAGTCTGATTATCGAGCCTGGGAAGGTTCGAGCGATCGACGAGGAACGTACGGTGTTTATCTTGCAGGACGCAAACGTGCCAGACCTTCCGTTTGGCTCGATTGGTCTCAATCGGCTTGGCGTATTCTCCTCGCGGTTGGATCTGGTGAAGCTGCACGACACTTTTGACATTGACGTCACAACCGAAGGCGATTCGTCGCTTTTTGCTCGAACGTTAACCATGAAGGCTAAGGGTCTGAAGGTTGATTATCGTTGTGCCAATCCCGCAACAATTCAGGCCCCCAAGGCTATGAACGACGCCGTCAAGATCAAGGTTACCGCTGTTCCTGAAGCCATCACGTACATGCAAAAGGGCGCATCAGCCATGGGTGCTGATGTGATCACTCTGATCGGTAACGACGACGGAGTGACGATGGAGTTGGCTGACATCAACATGGATAAGATGACCTTCCAGTTGGCAGACGCTGCAGATCTGCAGGCTCTCGACGGATCTACGCCGAATTTCACCCATAAATATCCGATCAAAACGGTGTTGGCGCTGTTCAAGCACAACACCGGCGGTGCTTTTCAGTTGACATCCCGCGGCATTATGCGGATGTCTATTAACAATCTGTGCGTCAACGTACTACCTAAGGTGTAAGATGTTCAAGGCAATTTCAAATTGGTGGAATCGTGATAAGATTCGCGCCGACCAAACAATGGCTGAGCTTAAGCGCTACAGCGATGCACTCAACGAGGCACTTGCTGAACGCGACCAAGTGAAGCAAGAACTGAATGTTGTGAGTGAAGAGGTTGCCGTGTTTCGTCAGCGTGACGAGGCCGACGCAGCAAGGTACACAAGCAAGGACCCTTGGGTTGAGATCAAGAGCGACAAGTTTGATGAAGCTCGTGGGCTTCAGATCGAACTTGATTGGAACACTGCATTCATTGAGTATCTGAAGGAGAACGGTATCACTGGCCGCGACGAAGACACAGCGGTCCAGAAGTGGTTAGCTCTACTGTATCACGACATGACCGAGCGCCTTGAAGCCATCTCCATTGAGAATACCGATAAACATCGGACGAACGACTACGTATAACATGAAATACCTCGTCTTTGACATTTCCAATCTGCTGTACCGCACCTTCTTCGTTCAACGACAAGAGGATGACGAGACGCTCGCTGGATTAGCTACTCACACAGCACTGGTCATGCTGAACAAGTATTACAAGCAGCACCGTCCCGACAAGGTTGTGATGGTGTTTGACCGCAAGAGTTGGCGCAAGGATTATACCGCCAGCGATGCGTGCATCTCCAAGAAGCCGTACAAGGGCAATCGTCGGCAAGACATGACTCCAGCCCAGCAGCTGAAGTATCAGCGATTCTTGACTCACATGCGTGAGTTTGAGGCACTGATTGCTGAACAGACGACCATTGTTACGTTGGTTGAAGATATGTTGGAGGCTGACGATCTGATCGCTGGCTTCTGTCAGATTGAGGCCAGCGATGACAATGAGATCGTCATTATCAGCACAGACTCAGACTTGCTACAGTTGATGCAATACACCAATGTCCGCATCGTCTCTCCTGCAACTGATAAGGAACAGACGCTGTCGGAATTTGATGGTGACCCTCTGTTTTACGTATTTCAGAAGTGTATTCGTGGGGACAGCACCGATAACGTGCAGTCCGCATATCCGCGAGTGCGTATGGACCGAATCAAGAAAGCGTTCACAGATCCGTACGAACGTGTTCAATTGATGAATGAAACGTGGACAGCTCCCGGTCCAGTTGTTACAGATGAGAACGGCGAAGAGGTGGTTTCAAAGATCACGTACAAGGTCGCGGATCTGTTTGATGAGAATGAGAAGCTGATTAACTTGGCCAAACAACCACCAAACATTCGGAAACTGATCCTGGAATCAGTATCTGAATCTCTGGACAAGAAGCGTCAATTCTCGATGTTCTTCATTTTGAAGTTCCTCGGAAAATACAAACTAGTCAAGATCAAAGAATCTCTTGACCAATACATTCCGATGTTGTCGAAATAAAAAAGCCCTCCTAGGAGGGCTTTTTTTTATGCGGCTACTGGTTGATTCGGAGCTGCTACGCGGCCACCGATCTGACCTGCTCGTGGGTCAACAATCTTACCCGACGGTGTCAGCAACTTGACCAGTTGGTTGAAATAGGTCAGAGCATTAACACCGTTGCGCATCGTGATGTTTTGCATCAGATCCCACAGCTCTAGTTGAGCGGCGTTGCGGTTCGACAGGATTTCTGCCAGACGCTGCTTGTCAATGTTATCTAGGTCGGCAGTACGGAAGTACAGGACGTTGCCGTCTGCAGTGCGCTTCATAATCGCGCACTCGTGTAGCATGCCGTCACCATACAACTCCAACCATTCAACGTGATGGAAGTCTGGTGATACTTGGCGCTGATATGAAACGTGAGTCATGGTATATCTCCTATAATCTTGTACCATGTAGATATTTACATACCGGATTTACGCGCGGTCCTTTACCCGTATTAACAGGTCCCCTCACCGGGGCACGATCCTGCAACATTGTTACAATACGATATCCATGCATGACCATTCCACTGCTGTACGCGCCTAGAGGCGGGAGGAGATGTGGGCGCTCCTGTGATGTCTTCTTCTGTGGACACGATGAATAACGTTCGTTCTGGCCCAGTTCTGATTGTTGGAATCACATTTGCGTCTGTGGGTGCTCCCTGACCTCCTGTTAACGGCGTTCGTGGGAAGGTGCTAATACCCGCTTCGGTGATGTTATCTCCGTCTGTTTCCACACCTCGCAAATCCAGAATATCAAACCCAACAGGAGGCATCTCAATGTAATTATTTGGGTCGCTGACTTCGATCATGTTTCGAAGAATGGTGATTTGTCCGACGGTACCTTCAATTAGACCACCGTACGACTTTACAATGGCTCCGTTGTACACTACATTCAGCTGAATTGTGCTGCCAGGGCCGTTTATCATCTCAACGGCTATGTTGTTTGCTTCGGCGTTTTGGTGTTTGCTTCTGAAGAACAGAGGTTGTGGACCAACAGTTTGTGGCGGTGGTGTTACCGTTACGCGGCTGCGTGTGGTTGTGTAGGCAGGGGCGGCGCATGGAGTACTACCAGACGAAAATGTCGGACGATAGGTATATGATGGTTCGCAACTCATTAGTTCTCCACAAAAACGTCCGATGAGCCAACGGTTATGCTACCTGGGTGCGGAGGGCCACTGCAGGTACCGTGGGGAGCTATTGTGTCTCCCACCCGACATAGCGGAATCCCGTTGACAAATACGGTAGCAGCACCACTGTTCGTTACTGTTGGTGGTCCGCAGGGATGGCCCGCTGTTGCATCGCCTAACCTAGTCGCAGGGATGCCGTTAATGAACACGTTACCGCTTCCTGCGGCGATTGTGTCTCCACACGATGTTGGATCACCAATTCTGATTGCTGCTGGCATAACATTCCTTTACCTTTATTTACATTTTGAACCTAAATACGACGGACCATAACACTCTGGAGACCAATATGGATCGTTTTGTGGCAGACGTCAAATCATTTCTCACCCTATTTCCATTCACAGGCGCAAGCTGGTTTGTGATATTTGGATTGATCGTGCTTACGCTAATCTTCTACGTTGAGCATCGCGATCCAAAGAGCACAGTTAGGTTTGAACACCTAATTTGTGATTCAACAAATAATCGCGCATCTCCGTACAAGCTCGGTTACTTGATTGGTGTAGCTGTTAGCACATGGATGATCATCACTATGAGCGACAAAGGTACGTTGACCTTTGATATGCTTAGTGTGTATCTAATGTACCTACTTGGTGGGGCTGGTTGGAACTCGTTCGTCAAGAACAAGAACGGATCAGAAAGCGCTGACGTAGAGCCAAAATAAAAAGGCCCTCAGAAGAGGGCCTTTTTTTAGCTGGATCGACCAACCGAGATTGTCAACGTATACGTGATTGACAGCGTGCGGTTTGCTGACTTTAACACCGGTGAGAACACTAAGTGTGCCAACAAGCGCTCGCGTTGTGTTAATGGTGATGTTGGTGCATTCTGCAGACCTGCTGCAGTTCCGTCGACGGCTGCAACTAACTGACTACCACTTGGGGTGTTTAGAGCGGCCAGCAGAGCCGAGGTATTAGCACCCGATAGGTTAATCGACGATGTTGGTCCCGCAGTTGTACTCTGCACCTGTAGCGTGCCATATGTTTGAGCGCCCGTGATGGTGGAGAATGTGCCACCCGTCAAGTCCGTAATTGTGAACGTTGCATTCGGGGCGCTTGGGATAATGTTCCAAGCGCTACTGTTTGTGTTCATTGCTTGACAGAAATCGCCAAACAGAATTTCACCCGAAGCTCCAGAACCTGCAGCTGGGGTAGTAAAAGTGATCGTTTGCGGTGTGCCGCCGTTGATTGCAATATTGAACGAATATTGTGTGCTTGGCAGTAAGCCTGATGCATCAGTCGAAACCTTGGCCAGATTACCAAACTTGATTTGCTGGTATCCGTTAGTGCCAATTGCGTCAGCACCGCCCGTATATAGACCGATTTCGTCAAACACAAAGTCCGTCTCTGTGCTGGTGGCAACCTTATCGGCAATGAACTGACTGCGTGGTTCATTGCCGTTTAGGGTGCAAGACACAACAACCTCAGACATTACGCCAAGCTCGCTCGACCGAACACCTGGACCTGAAACGTGCTCAACAGTTGCCGGATCACTAGACGGAACAGCACCACCACCAGCACGAACGCCCGTATTCAAGTCTGCGGAACCAGGGTCGGTGCCAATCAGAGCGCTGGAATCATCTACAACTTCCGAGTACGTTTCGTTGTAGATTCGGCTGTCCCACGTAGCGATGTCAGGAGACTGTCCGTCGTTGGGGGTCTTGTACGTAACCGAATACGCAGCATCAACTACGGTACCGCCATTGCCAAACGCAATCCGATAGATGCTTGAATGTGGTTCGTTTGCCAAAGCACGGGCGATGATACGCGCCATGTTTTGCGGATGGATTGCGTTGTCTTTGTCTAGTAGAACATTACCTAGATCGTCAACGATCTTGCAATGACCTTTAATAGTGGTTTGTAGTGAATCTTGCGACATGTGTAGCTCCTTTTATGTATTTACGGATTTACACAATACGGCGTACTGACGTTGTCAGTTGCTTGATTGCATTGTTAAAAGCTACTGGTTCGACACGGGCATTGCCCAAATCATACGCATTGATTAGGCGCTCCTCTACTTCTGTGAACACGAAAGTTCCCTTTTGTCCTTGCTTTTCAATTCCGGTCATTTGACAGCCGGATAGTTTCAAATAAGCGGCTAATACGATGTCCGTTGTGCGATAGTCTGTCATGATTGGTCCTCAGAGGTTGGTATATTTATCACATGAACGGCTGAACGTCAAACTGCGGGGTATCCTCGTTTGGTACAGTGTCAGTATCATCACCAAAATCGAACTGCAGGCGCTCCGCAAACACAACGGACACATGCATTTTGTCAGCGCTAGCAACAGTACAAAATGGGTCACCAAACGAACCGTCCAACGACATCGTTCCGTCAGTAGGCATACCAACCGGAGTGCTGCTACTAACATTCTGATATACGGATACCCGATAACCACTTCCTTCTGAAACAATCGTCTTTACGATGTATGTTCCGTCATTGTTTCCGTTGACAGAACCAGATACGGTCACACGGTCACCAGGAATAAATGGCTCAGTGCGGTGAATTGCGATATTACCTGTTCCTAAGGTAGTCAAGTCTACGATATCATCATACTTTGTTGGATACCGTACGTTCGACAAGTTAAACACGCCATACTTCGGAGTTGGCACAAAGTAATAAGTTGAAGTTCCTGTGATAGGGGTGGGGTGCGTGCCGGTAGTTGTAACCTTTACCGCGGCGGCAGTTGGCCAGGACGGTACGTTGGTTGGCTCGACGTCGACGCTGGCTTGACCAGAAACTGTGGCGGCTGCCGATACTGGCGTAGACGCAAATACTGTGGTTTGGTCTGTAGTACTGTTATACGAGGCTGACAATACCAAATACGTCTTATTGGATGTAGGGTCCGTATTATTGTTTACGTACAGATTATCACCAGCACTAATGTGTGACAATAAGTTACCCGGCAATACCCACGAATTGGAGGCTGGTGAAACGCCAACGATATTGTAAGCATGTGTGAATGCCAGTTGGTTAGCATCCAAGTTTGACACTGAAACTGCGTAGTTTGACGACGGTGCTGCTGTGACAACAAAGGTGTTAATGTTGGTGTCTTGTGGTTTGGCCGTCAACACACCAGTATATGACACCCCAAGTGCGATAACAGCTCCACCTGGCGTTTCGGAAATTTGAATCATATTTGTACCAGCTGGAGTTGCATAGTACAAACCACCCTGTTGAATTCCTGTAGGGAATGTGCCAGTGGTTGAGAACACGACGGGTGTGTTAGCCGAATATGTGAATCCACTAGAATCAGCAGCTAGTGTGATTACATTGCTAGCAATAGCTAGCACTTGCTGGCTCACCGTGCCGGTTGCGTGGGTGATTGTCGCTGTTGACACGCTGCCTGGATCTGATAAGTCCCACACGTAGCCGAAGCCGCATGTGTATACCACAGGCTGACGTTCTGGTTCGTTAAATGCTGCAACCCCCTGCACAATCAGTTGATTGATCGCAGCATTAGACAATCGATCAGAGGGCTGTTTCTTACCTTCGAGGGTAGGCATGTTTGATACTGTGACAACAACCTGCTTATTGTCGGTCGAGTAGTTCAGCCCTGCGATAGTAAATGTGAAAGTCCCGTCATAATACGGACTCTGCTTGAACGTAAAAGTGTCACCGATTGACAACTTTGGAGCCAGATCTACTGGCTCCAAAGACAGCGTCAGGGTTTTTGCTGCAATGTTTGCACTTATAACCGACAGCAGGGTTGGGGTCGGTTCCATTCCAAACGTCCAGCTCATCCTGTCACTCACGGTTACGTTCATTGGCTCACCGTAGATGTATTCAACGAATACATCTAACACCTTTGTGTGATACGGCTTAATGCTATTGACGTACTCAACCAAGGCATTGGTCGGATCAATACGGAAGATGGCGCTGGTGCTAGTAAGTGAAGACATAATCAATCGTCAAATAGACCGCCAACTTCGAGCACACGAATACCGTGCAGCGCGATCCAGGAAGTCTTCATAAGTTCATGATATTTACTCTTTGCAGCTAGTGCGTCCATCAACGTTTCAAACCAAATAGCATTGACATGCTTTGCGTTAAAATGCAGGTAAATGGCATTCATAGCGATACGAATGTTCTCAGGCGTATCGAACGAGTACTGAGCAAAGAACGCATTGATATCCATCGGTGCAAAGTCGTTTGTTGGATCACGCAGATACGCGAGAACCGTAGCCAACCCCGTAGCCCTGTTAACAAACGTTTGGTTTTCGCCCAAACCGTACCGTGTGTCAGTACCAGATAATGCGTCGTACAGCTCATACTCCAATGATGGAACACGAACGGTGCTGTCCGCAAGAGTGTAGCCCATCAACGATTCGGTTAGACGATCCCACAGCTTGCGCGGGATGGTGTCAATTTGGTTGCGGCGGAACATTACCCACTCGTGGTGAACATTCTTGAGGTTCATATTGCGGCCGTTATCACGAAGATCATTGCGCAGGGTCAAGTCGCGCGTAAAGCGGACAAAGTAGCGATCGTCATCAGTTAGGTAGCTTGAAACCTTTCGAATGATTGCTTGACGATACATCACAGAAATCTTCATTAGCTGCGTGTCAGATGTAGGTCCAAACGTCTCACCGTAGTTTGACGAACCGTATCCGTAAATTTGCGACGTAGATGTGCTGTCCGCAGGGCTCTGCACAACAAAGTAGGAAGTTGGGATTGTTTCAATTTGTTTGGCGATCTCATAAACCGACAGGCTGGAGTTGTCGCTGCTGCTCTTCATCGTTGAGTTTTCAACCCAAAAGTGGTAGTATGTGACATCTGTGGTGCCAGAATACACAGTGGTGCTATACTGGTAATCTGTCTTCCACTGGATCATTACAGTACCGTCGTCTTCTAGATCTGGATCGAATGACGCCTCATCATCCGTAACGGTGTGGATGGGGCGAACAACATCAATCAGATCGTGCTCGTTCAATTGGTAGTTGGACGACAGGGTTACGCTGTAGTACAGTGTTCCGCCTACCGTGTCAGGAGTGATGATCAGATCAGCTTCAACGAGAACGCTGTTAACATACACAGACACACGGTCTGACTCAGCGGTCAGACCGACCACCCAATCCGCCGGAGCGTTAGGAACCCACGCAATTGTGGTAGTTGTAGCTGGCCAAGCTACCACAGCGGTGGGAGTGTTGTTAATCACGTTCACGCTGTGGTTTGACTGATACGCGCAAACACGCTCACGTAGGATGTACTGCGTGTTCCAGTCAGTTGACTGGAAGGCAGGGATCATGCGCAGTTGACCGGTGCCAACATCTGAGATGATGATCTCAGATTCGTCAACAACGTCGATCAGCGATACTGTGTTGCCGGAACCAACAACAGCGTACTTGGTGTTTGCGACCAAGCCCGTTGGCATCGTTCCTGAGGTATCGAACAACACTTGCATACCGTCTACAAATGGGTATCCTGCAACCGTAATCGTGTTGGTTGCAACACTTACGCTGGTTACGTTATGGGCTTGGCGTACACGCTTAAACACCGACAACCGTGGTGTTCCGCTAACCTTCTGAGATTGCAGAATTGTCGCATTTGCTGCTTGCTTCGTCACCAAATTATCCCACTCCGACGGATGTACTGTTGACTTGACCCACTCATACACACGCACGGAACTCCACGGAGCCAACTTACCCCACGAGTACAACCGCTCATTGACGGTTGGGTAGATCATGTCGTCGTAGTACGGTACGTAGCCCAAGTGCGAGGTGTCCATCCACACTTTGCCAACCTCAGCAGTATTCCAGAAGTTCTGGGTGGTCGAGGTTGGGTTAGGTGCAAACTGGTAACGTGCAGGATCAATACCAGACAAAAGGTCGATGTTGTGCGATGCAATTACCGAATGGCGGCCGCGTGCGGGATCCCACAAAGGCAGTTGCTGCACTACTGTGTTTGACTTGCCATCAATCAGTTTTGCTGGACTGATTTGTGATGCTGCTGGGTTCACCAGGTACACGATAATGATGTCAGCAAATCCGGTCTGCTGGAATCGCAACACTTCGGAGTTCACTCGAACATATCCGCTTGTCAGGCTACCCTCAGTGAACACCTGTGTGGTGTAGCTGTTGAAGTCCTGAGCCAAGATTTCACCGCCAACACTATTGGTCAGCGTTACAGGCGACGTTCCGTTCGGGGTGGACAATAGCACAGTAATAACAGTGTTGGTTCCGTCAAAGTACGAGCTGCTAGGTTCGTACGTGTTGTCGTTAGTGATAGTGTTACGAACGATGACCGGGATACCAACAGTAATTGTATCTGTGATGTTGCCAGCCACAGTAATGGTATTGTTAGCACAAGTCAGAATGTCAAACTGTTGTATTGTTGCAGTTTGACGGATGACTCGAACGGTGTCGCATGGTTGGTCCAGCTGCACATACACTACGTTGGTATTGCTACCACCGCTGTCCAGGACGCTTTGCTGCACACGACCGTCAGTTACTGGGGTATTCCACAGGCGCTGCACAACGTTATACGTGTATGCTTGTTTGCTGACCGTGTCAAACCAAACGTTAACGGTCTGCTCCATCCCTGGGTGAGGACGCGTAGGTCCACTGAACATCACCTGAGTAGTAGCTACCGTTGCGTCAAGGAACAACGGGGACTTGATTGCAGTCTGTTGCTCTGGTGACAGATTCCAACGCGAGCTGTCATTGAAGGATACCAACTCAAAGCCGTTCTTTGCGGCTTCCACTGCTGTATCATCTGTAACCAGCTCACCATCACCCAAGAAGTTCAGGCGGACGTCATCGAGCAGTCCATCAGTTGCGAACAGTTTGATCTCGGGATAGATTTTTGTACGAGCATCGCCGTACGTTGCGACCTTCCAAGCCCAGAATTCATCCACGCGCGCGTCGACAAATCGGCGAGAGTTGATGAAGGCGTTCACGGAGTTGACAGAGCCCTTCGTTTGAATCATGCCTTTGTAGAACAGGAATTGGGACTTGCTGTTGATGTTCAGCAGATCCAAGAAGTTCTGACGGCCACGATACCCCAAGATGGAGCGCGCGCGGCGAGCAACATCGGTTGCTTCTGACAGAGCCAGAGTGTCGTAGTAGTTCTGCGTATCCGTAGCCGAACCTTCCAAGTTGCGGTAGAACTTTCCATTCAACAGATAGTACCCACCCAGCGTTGGACGCAGCGTGTAATCCTGTTTCTCGAAGTAGTCCAGATTGAACTTACGTGCTTGAATGCCCAAGAACGGGTCGTATACCAGAGCACCACCAACTGTGTAGTTATTGAACACGAGGAAGTGTTCGTAACTCTCAATGAAGAAGTGACCGCCGCCCAAGTGTAGGTTGTTGTAATCATCGTTGCCATACGTCGGATCTACGTCATTAGCCATATCACGCCTAATGGCAATGTGACTACGCTTGTCATCACGGTAGACGACGAGCTGGCTCGGGCTCATCGGACGGCTGTACTGATCGAACACCGTCTGCTGAACGCGGATGTCCGTATACGGGCCTACTACCACGTCTGACAGCACACCAAGCGGTGTGTCAATCCAGGCATTGTAACGAGTTGGGTTCAGTTCAAATTTCGGATACGTGCTACGACGCTCATACACGCTCACAGAAACAGTACCGCTACCAGCAGACGTGAGATCGATGTATGAACTTGTGTCTGTTACGTCATTGGACATTGACAACTTGAACGCAGAAGCGTCAGAAGTCATGATTGCAAAGTACGGAACGTTGGCCTGTAGTGGTGTTGGAAGCGAACCCGTTGACGTCACAGCCACCATGGTACCCGTCGTCCACGCAGGGAAGGATGTGGTGAACGCCATGGTGTTATCCGTGGTGTTGATTGATACGGGGTGTGAGTTAGCCAAGCTGATGCGAGACTGACGCAGACCATACGCCCAATCAATGAAACGCTCAGTTTCCAAGGACCAGTTGATTGCACGACCAGTGTTTGGATCGAAGTCCTGTGCGTCAATCACGTTCGGTAGTACGCCCAAATCCTTTTGACGAGCTGCATATCCGTCAATGATGTTGATGAAGTTTTGCATGCCTGCGACAACATACGGCGGAGTAAACGTGCGGACGTCAGATGTATCCACCGCGAAGTGGTACCACAATTCTCCGGAGTTGCTAGCGCCACCGAACACATTAAACGCAGAGTCAACTTGCGCAACATATTGGATACCGTCGCCGCGGGACGTTAGGTCGATTGCCGTGCCGGCATATGCTTCCGACTGAGTATCAGCCAACTTAAATGTGTTATCCGATAGACGGATGAAGAAGTACGAAGTGTCAGAGTACAAAGGCGCAGGAGCAATTTTCGACGACGTGATAACAATCTCATCACCCGTTTGCCACGGCAGGGCCTTCGTGGTGATACGAGCGCTGCCGCCAGCGATCGAGCCAGCGATGGTTTCAACAACGTTGATTCGGGTTGTGCCAGATGATGGTTCAAACACCGATGAACTTACCGTGTATACGCCGTCGTTCACAGGCGATCCTGAGATGGTGAACTGCAGATCCTTGGTAAACACAGCCGTTTCATCACCCATCACGCTAAAGCGGTGGGCTGCAGACGATGCGCCAACAACGCCGTATTGGAATGCTGTGCACACACCTGTAGTTGTGTTGACATCAAATGCGTATTGCTTAACGCCGTAATACTCAATGGTGCGGTCGTTAGTAGCCAGACTATCCAACTCAATCTTCCACTGAGACTGGTTGTTGTACTGAACAACAGCGGACGGGATTGTCAGCAGGGTAGCTTCAAATGCGTCAATCCACAAATCACGAATCACGCCGTTGTTGGCAAGAACGATCGAGTAGTCTTGTGGGATAACGTCGTAGTACTTGCTGCTGAGTTCAACAGTGCTGGTGTCAACAATACCACCAAACTGGTAAGTTAGTTGAGGCACCCATCCAGCCCACAACGCACGGAATTCGCCGTTTGTGTCGAAGCCGGAATAGCGGTTGTAGTTGACATACCATTGATTGATACCACGGACCTTGTATGCCTGATCCGTGTTATACACATCGCCGTGGAACAGAGCGTCTTGGTGGCTGTATACTTGGTTCAGTGTGGTTTCTACTTGCAGGCCATTCACATTGACAAACTGCGGACCAAATGCTGCATGCAAGAACTTGACTGGCTGTAGCACAAATGCTACAGCGGCGTTGTTGTATGGATATTGGCTGGAAGTCATCCAAGCCCACTCAGCTGGCCCAACGTCACCGTATGCATAGTCAGCGTCAGTTACGCCAATTTCTGTCACAAACAGATTGTACAGTGAGCGTACAGTCGGCATGGTCGCAGCAATAGCGGACGTGTCGTAATACGGAGGCAGGAGAGAGTCAGGGCCGTATCCACCAGCCAGTGTGGTGTTAGAAATGTTTACGGAGAAGTATGCATACGTTGGTAGTGTTACTCCGTCCGTAGCTGCATTGCCCGTGCTTACAACACCAGACGGATATGTACGGCCAGCAGGAACACGACCAATACGAATATTCTCCCACATACCAGTGGTGGTTGTGTGATCATACACCCAACGGCGAGCGCCTGTAACATCAGCATACTCACTATCCCACCACGTTGGTTTATCACCAAATCCTTGCAACTTCCAAGGCTCAACGTGGGGATACGGAGTGCCGTACCAGTGGTTGTACAGAGCTTGCCAACACGCAACCTGCTTCGGTGTCTTGTTGGTTGGCGGAGTTGTGATAGAGGACGATGTGTAGTTCCACGTAAACGCATTTGCGGCCACGTAGGTTGTGTTAATGAACGGAGTTTGTGTGTTAGTTTTAGCAATGTATGCGTCGAACCGTTTGCGCATTGCAGCTTGGTATAGAGCAGCCTTGGGAGCTGTCGAGTACAACTGACTAAAATCATACACCATGCCCGCGTCAGGGGTAACGTCGTACAGACGCTGCTCCAGTGTGAGGAACAGGTTACCAATGATTTCAACGAAGTTCACCAACTCCCACAGCATTGAAATATCATTCGGGGTTGTTGATGCTTGCACCCAAGCTAGCCCAGCCTTGCGGAACACGTAGCCAGATCCGAAGTTGTAGTACAGAGTTCCGTCAGGGATTTCTACACCACTTGAGTCATACAATGACGGAGCAGTTGCGGATACGGTCAAGGCTGACAGACGGTACAGTTGACGTACGCCACCACCAACACGATACCAGTATGCTCCTGGACGCACGTCGAAGCCATATTCTGATACAAATGCCGAGAATGTTGACGGTGGTGTAGTTGTCTTCACGAGACCGACGGTACCTCCGCGAGTATCTGTTGCAGCGCACACCAAGCGTGAGTAACGGTCTTGTTCAGCTACAGGATATGTGATGGCGGAGCGGTGACCGTCGTGGTGGAACAGCTGAACTTGGTTGTCAAACACGTTCAGGTGAGGGCGATACTTGGGAGCTAGTCCAAACATGGGAGCTGTGGCAACCCAGTTGCGAACGCCAGCGCCTGTGCTTTCGTCATATGCGTGCGAATCGCCGTAGATTTGAGCGATGAAGTCGTTCGATTCGTGGCTGGCGATGATTTGCTTAGCGACGTAGTCAGACAGCCCGACCAACGAGTCGGGGGTGTGTGCAGTCAGTAGCGAAACCACTTGCTTAGTGAACGCCTCACGCATCATTAGCAGGTTTGTTGCGTATTCGTCACTAGCGAAGTCAATTACGCCAACAGGCGTAATATTGGTTACGTTAACAGCTGACACCAGCGTGTCGAAGCTGTTGTTGTGTTCCTTGATTGTACCACCGCGACTGAAGTTGTAGTCTTCCTGAGTCATTGTGTACACGCCACCATTCAACAGACCAGGGATCTTATCTTGGCTATTGAGGAATGTGTTGAAGTGTGTCACAACTTCCGAATACTTAACCGTACGTTTGTTCTCATGCTGTGGGTTGTAACGCCATTGATCAACAATGCCCCAATCACCATCAGCGGATCCAATAGTAACCTCGTTACCATCCTTGTCAAGGTACTGCGGGACGTACATCGCTGTATCGTCCTTCCGCCAAATTGTGGTGATTGTTGGGTCTGTCTCCGACGCCAGCACGCCAGGAATTACTGTCCACAGGTTGTTCGAGCGAACACGCAACACGTTTGTTGTAGGGTGGTACCAAACAGCACCGTCGACCGCTGCGGGTGCTATGGTGGCAATGGTGGGTGTGACGTACGACACAACGCCCAGCGCCAGTGGTACGGGTAGCTTAGTGACCCAACCGCCATTTTTCCAAGCCTTCAGCACACTGGTGGTTGGGTTGAACCAGTACTCTACGGTAACCGGGCCTTGGCGGTATCCGTAGATTTGGCCGTCATCATCCTCAACCAAGTACTGTTCAAATTCAAACTCCTTCCCGTCTGTAGATACAGAAATGCGGCGGTCAACTGACGTGTTGACGTAGAAGGATGCATCCTCGTGGAAAGCAAACAGGGGGTTTGCGTCAACAACTTCACCCGTCACAACATCATATGCGTTGAACAGTGGGTATTGGTTGGTGATGCTCTTCACCTGTTCGATCTTACGGATCGAGACCATTGAACGATATTCTGGTTGAGTGCCATTGTTAACGGCAACAGCAAACTGAGTTTCATCCTCAATTGTGCGAACAGGGACGTGCGACCAACCCATCTCCGACAAAGCAGCAGGGCCAACTTCAATACGAACTTGATCCAAAGGTTGTAGCGGGTGAGTGAACTCAACAGCTTGCACATATTCAACAACGGTGCCTGTGGTGTTTGCAACGTTACCAATGACCGTTACGTCACGAGTGCTAACGCCCACAACTTCCGTGTAAGTGTTGAACTGACGTACGTCATTGACGTAGACTCGCAGGTTGTTTGTGTTGGGAGCAGCGTATACGGCAGCTAGAGAGGGTTGGTAACGGAACTTATCCAGCAAGTCGATGCGTGAAATTGGGGAGGTGCCGACGAACACAGTTTGATGCAGTGAACCAATTTCAATAGGCAAGTTGGCTGGTTGAAATGCTTGACCTGTATCAAAGTGAGCTGATAGCGTTGATGTAGACACCGGTGTGATTTCACTATCCAGCGATGTTTGCAACCGAGGATTCACCGACGCATTGCTCGTAGCTGTTGTCGTTGTAGCTGTGTCGTTTAGCACCCAGTGAACATGATAACCGCGCCAGCCGTCGCCACGCGATGTGCGCATCGGTTCGATACGGGCGTGGGCGGAACCGCCGCCAGTTACGGAGCTGGTGAACGTGGTTTCAACCAGCTTAATCACTGTGGCAAACGTGTCTTGGATCACTGCGTGTGCTGCTTCGGATGGTGATACTTGACGGTACTCGCTAGATTCGACGGTGTATACCTGCGACACAAGCGAGTCGTCGGTTACACGGAAGCGATACCCCGAAGTAAAGGTGCTGGTGTAGTCAATGTCCACGTCCATCTGGCTGACGTTGTTGCTTAGGTAGATGTACCAAGCTCCACCAATACTAACGGCAAAATATCCCTTGATAGGTTCCAGCTCCAGTCGGCTTGGACGGTAGTCGGATGTTGCGAATGCATCGTCCGTCGAGCTGCGGTATTTCCACACGTAGTTGAAATGTGACCATTGATTCAACTCAATGCGGCTAGAGTATTCCAAGATTGGTAGCTGAGCTCGGCGCACGTCCGCATATGACTGCACTTGAGATTTGTGAATCCAGCGATTGTTGTCAGACCATTGAGTATGGCGTTGACTCTCACATCCCTGAGTCATGTCCCACAGAGCTTTACCGTTAAGGCGGTCGATCAATTGCGACAGACCAAGCTGCGCAGGTTCCCAACCATTGGATGCAGTGCTGTATGTCAACAACTCATCGGTTGTTGTGTTATACCACTGTGATCCGTTTACCGGTTGACCGTTGGTAGCGACCCACTGTAAAGCGGTGTTGAACGAGATACCTTGCAGCCAAGCAACAGTCCATGAGGTACCGGTGGAACTATTGTCATCCCATGCTGCTGTGTCCCAACCAGAAGTCTGGTTACAAATGCAATTAGCTTCGGCTTGGTATACAGTGAGCTGCTCTTCAAGTGAGATTGAGATAGTGTATGATTGAGCAGCGGCAACCCACGCAGATCCTGTCCACGTGAACATTTGTGCTGTCGACGGCACGTACCACAGCTGGTCAACCCGAGGCTGTAGAGGAGCAGTTTCACTGCTTGTTGCCATTGGCTCCAGTACAACAATCGCTGTTGTGTTAGTGCTGATATCATACGACGATGATTCAACCGTCCAGAACTTGTTGCGGAAATTGACGTTGTTGGAATCCTTGGTGTAGAAATCAAAACCTGTGCTGAACACGTCATCGTAACGACCCGCAATGTTCAGGGTGTTAGTGGCGAAGCTCATGCTGGTAACAACGAAGGCATCTCCACGGATGTTCAGAACTTGTTGATATGATTGGACGCGGCTTTGTGCCTTGTTACACCGGTTTTCTACCGTGAAGTATTGTGGGGCATCGTTAGCGCTAGCAGGTTTCCAGAAGTAGTCTTGATAGTTGACCAACATGTCAACGTTGACGGGAGGTACCCAGTTGAACTGTTCTGTTGCAGCCCAATCATCCATGCGGTCAATATCAATACCCATCAAGGATAGTTGACGGAGGAATGCCTTAAATGACAATGTGGATGTTTGAGTTCCCACCGTTGAAATCATAGTGGGAGCTAGTTGGAATGCTTGACGGTGCGCGTCCGCCTCCTTGATCTGACGATCAACAAGGGCGCTCGGGTTTGCAGTACCCACAAAACCAGCAACACGCGACGTGTCGTCCTTTGTTAGGTGACGATTGAAGGCGTTCTTGAATACGCCGTCTCCTACCTCTGACTGGTATACTTCAGGCAGTAGTGTAGTAATGTCAAGCGATGGCTTCTTGTGGTCAGACTGATTGGACACGGGATTACCCTCTCATATGCTATGTTCATGGATATTTATGAGAGGGTATTGGACGTTTTTTACCGGGTGTTAGCCATTCAGTCGCAGGTTCGTTGAGTTGTATCCTGACACAATCTCAACATTGCTGACAGATATGTCTGGATACAGGACCTCATCCTCACGCGCCAGCACCTGGAACATGTCGCCGAATTGGTTAGATTCATACTTTGGAACCAACACAACTGACGAGATTTCTGTAGGTAGCGCTGCGTGGATTGCGGCAGCCAACTCTGTGAAGTAGAACGTCTCACCGAACTCCCAGCGCGTGATATCAAAGTAGTTACGAATGGTGGTTACGATGATTGTCTTGATCTGGTTGTCGGTTAGTGTCTTGTCAGCTGACCGGATAACCTTGAACGTAGCCTGCATCGCCGCAGTGGCTTTTGACCCAAACATCAACTTAATATTGCCTGGGCGCAAGACAACTGTGTCGGAGATCATCTTGTTATCAAGCAAGTATCCGTATGATGTGCGCAGCTCAAGTGGCGTTACTGCTGACGGAGCTGTTGCCAGAGGATCCTCCAACCAACGCTTCATTGCCATGTAGTACCCCTTGGTGATAACATACGTGTCGATGATGTTCGACGGCGATGGGTCTACCAAGTGGTAACGTGGGGAGTAGTGTAGCCACGCAAAGTTCAAGTTCGACCGGCCCTCAAGACGCTTCCACAACGAGGTTCCTGTGAGAGCATCATTTGCATATTGTGCCATTGAGTCAACGGTCGTGTCAGCAGGCACCCACTCACTTGTCTGAGATGCGCGGCTAAAGTACACGTAGTCGTTGACCTTAATCATCAACTCAGAGCCAACACCTCCCGCCAAAGCTACAATTGGGTAGTACAGACGAATCTTGTTCCATACAAATTGAGTTTGTGACTTTGGAACCCCCCAGTATGTGTCAATTGAGATCATGCCGGCATCGGGGCGATTTGGAATCTCTACCCAACTACCGGATACCTTACGGTACAGGCGAACGTCGGGCGTGTAGTCAATTGATGCGGGGTTCTGGATATTGTTGTCTTGACGACGAACCAAGTTGTCAACACTATACAAGTACGGGATTGGTAACACTAGGTCAACGCTGCCGTTAACTGGGATGCTCGGCACAGTAGTGGTGTACTTAGGCATCATAATATCAGCAACACCGTAGTGATACACCGCTTCATCCACTGTTAGGTAGTCAGGAATACCGTCTTGGTTCTCATCCGACGGAATGACTGACAGGCGCTGCGGGTCAGGCAATCCAGCATTGGTGCCGCTATCAATCAGCTCTTGGCTTAGAACGTCAAACTTCCAGTTCTGTTGAAGAACACCGGTTCGGTTGTAGTTGACGTTGGCTTGCATGACAACCACCTGATCGTAGCTAGATCGAAGGGTGTCATAATCGATCACACGCTCTGATTGATTTGTGTTCCAAAATTGTGTTGTTTGACTCTGGAACACCATACGACGAGCGTTGCGAGTAACGTTGTAGCTAGTCTCGTAGATTGACGATTGGTTGACGATGATCAGAGGCGTGGTGTGGAATTGTCCAGAGCTCCATCCATAGCTAGCCAGGGCAACAGCTGGATCTTCCGATTCCTTGATTGCGTACCATTCAAACGTCGTCAGGTTGTAATACAACTCGGCCTTAGCAGGGACTGGGGGTGGTGTTAGCGCTGCTTGGATACGAACGCGTTCGTTTGCATTAAACACTCGACGGTACGAAGCAACGGGCACACCCAAGCTGACAAGCTGTAGGAAGATGTCAGTTGACGATAGCAGCGGCTCAATATATGTCGTGATCAGAGATGTGAGGTCAACAATTGGCGTTGTTGTGGTGTTTCCTATGTTTTGGAAGTACAAAATACCATCATCACCGAAAATCTTCACATTTTCATATGTGGTTGAGGCGTCATGCCACGGAATGAACTTTGAATCACCAGCAAACGTGCGGTTCAGCGAACGCAATTTCAGAATTGATGGATCCTGAAGCATATACACGTTGTAATCTTCGCCGTTAACCATGCGGTCTTGGGAGTAGTACACAGCAGGAGCTGTGACCCGAACGTGTTCGATCGTTTCCGACGCAGAAGCATTCTGCAGAGAGTTGATCAAAGAGAATGTGAACGTGAATGTCTGGATGCGGCCAAACGAGTCAGTATATGTGAACGTTGCAGGTGTGTTGACAACAGAGGCTTGCGGAACAACAATGTCTGCATCAAGCGACGTACGAACCCAAATATCGAAGGTTCCGTTAGGAACGTCTGCAAACTCACCGTCACCAAACAGGATGCGTACACTGTTATCAGAACGTGTTTCGATTTCGTACTTGTTGCGGCGTGGGTTTGTGTTGAATATGACGTTCTGCGCGTGAGCTAAGTCAACCTGTACCCACTCACCTGACTTACCTTGTAGGGTTTCACGGCGATATGGTAGCAAGGACGGTTCGTCTTTAGTTGCACCGGTTGATGCGTCTACCGCGTTAACCCAGATGTCGGTGTCATTTACGTTTGATACAGTGACGTCATATGTTTGGTTTGGCGTCACTCCGTCGAATGTGGTGCGGAAACGTTGCAGCTGACCTTGTTTTGTGAAACAAAAGAAGCCAGTTGTGTCAGAACCATCACCAAGGCCATCTTGGCCGTACACAAATGAGAAGTTTGTGTTGTTTTGAGGACGACGTTCGATGATTCCAAGCTTGGAATCATACGCAACAGGGATCAGCTCCAACGGAGCTGCCGTGCCGTTGATCGTTGCAGTGTATGTGAATACACCGTTTGACAGCGGAGTTAGATTCCACGTATACGTTTCAAACAACACGTCCTGAATTTGGAAACGATCAGTTGGGCTTACAGTGCCAAACTCTTGCTCCAACACGCGGTTCATCACCAGGATGAACTGATCCTTCCAATTCGAGTTGCTTGTATCATTCCAACGGATTGTGCGATTCGCAAGGTTGATACCATTTGCGTCAATTACAGTTTCAGTGGTTGATACAGATGTGATCTTAACCAGACCACGTGCAGGTAATGCCCGTGATGCTGAGTAGGATACGAGCTTTGCCAAACGCAGGATCGAGTCCTTGCGTTGAGCAGTGCTAATGAAGTTTTCATGCGCGGTTACATCAATGCGATACGCCATCAATTCAGCGATATACGCAAAGGCTTCTACGATTGCAACGAACTCACTTGATTCAATGAAGTCATTGAATGTCTCAGGAAAGTGTAGCTTGACGTAGTCAAGGATGCTACGTTTGACTGTATCATAGTCAAACGCTGCAAAGTTGATGTCTTGGAATGCTTCGTACGCGCGCTCCCATGATTCGGCTCTTGCGACTAGTCGGCTCATTGTGTAGTACCTTCAAAAACGAGGTTGATATCTAGATTGTCCACCATATTCAGCTCAATGTATTGCAGGCGAGCGCTGGCAATTACAGCATTTTGATCATACAGTGGAATGATGTTTAGTTTTAGTAGCTCAACCCTTGGATCGAAGGTGAATACTGCGCGCAGGTCTTCCTCTAGTACGTCCAAGGTCAGTTGATCTAGAGGTTCAAAAGGCAGGTCGGGGATCCGGGTACCAAACGTAGGCATCATCACCCGTTCACCCCGACGAGTGAAGATGTGATTGAGCAGATCCAACTTCACCAACTCTACGTCAGTGAGGTTGAATCGTTTGTTGTTTTGGTACTCGTGGGATGAGTAGCCGCGGTAAAGACCTTTAATCATAATGCCTCAATGGTTTTCAGTATTTATCTACGGAGACATCCCACCATCAACGCCTCCAGAACATTCCTCGAGTTGTTTCAACGCCACGTTCTACTCGGTTAACGCTGGAGTCAGCATATCCAAACTCAGGAGAATGTGTTTGGTCAGACTTAGTCATTGTGCGAGCCCATGGTTCATGAGCTGGAACACGATTTGTCCACAACGCTGATTTGCTTCCAGCAGCGGATGCGGAGCCTGCTCCAGGTCCGTTCAAATGAATTGCAGAGCCAGTTTGAACAATAGCACCACCCGCCAGAATGTTTGTTGCACCGCCTGATTGTAGGTTCAGAGCACTACCAGATTTCACATTCAAGTTGCTGCCTGATTGTAGGTATAACGTAGATCCAGCCTGTGTACGAACATTTGCTCCAGCTTTCAGGTGCAAATCTTCTGTTGCTTCTACACGCACTTCCGTATCCGACTTGATGTGGACGCCCTTTTTGCCGTAGATTCGCACGGTTTCATCAGACGTAAAGTTAATCTCCTTTTCCGCATGTACATTTAGCTTGTTTGCAGAGTAGATATCGACGTTACCGTTCTGGTCCAATTCGATCCAATTATTACCTCGAGCGGTTGATATGTAGATTCGCTCGTTTGTGTCATCCAATAGAATCTGATGACCTGAAGTAGTACGGATGCGGATACGGCAGTTTTCCTGACGGTCATCCATTGAGATTGCATGGAATCCAGCAGATACCACAGATGTTACCATGGAATCATAGTTCTTGTCGGTTAGGGATGACTGTGCATGCGGGTCAGTGCGGCTTGCTTGGTAACCTTGTGTGTTTGTCCAACCGTCGTGGGTGACATCTTTGTCGTCCTGCACCTTGCTATACGTTTGATCAATTTGGGCAATGTCAACTCGCGACACAGAGAAGTCAGCAGCACGAGTACGGAACTCATAATTCGGCTCCTCTTGGTGACCGAACGCTTGCTTTTGATTGTCAGCAAGTGGTTGAATGTACTTTTCCGCAGACGTGTACGGACCGTACGGAGCGGGAGCCCCAGATGTTTTTTCCAACTCGGGGTGGTCATCGTACATGAAGCGGCCGTGCGGCATTGTGTGTGGAGTGAACTGATCGTAAATGCAACCAATATACATCCGCGTCTGTGGGTTACCGTCAACACAAACCACAGCTACTTGTGAGCCAACTTTAGGAATTGCCCACATGCCGTAAGCGATACCGCCCCCAGACTCCTGAATGCCGGGGCCGCGCGTTCCTACCTGTACCTGTCCACCAAACGGTGACATATAGATTGCCCACGGCAAATCTTCCACCACGTTATTCCAACTATCTCCCCAAACAGGACAGACTACACGAACACGACCCATTTGTTGCGGGTCGTTGGTGTCTACAACCATGCCAATGGTGATAGTCTGAAGCGTATCAGACGAGTTTGCTCCAGCTTGAAAAATATCGTGTTGTTGTGTTGAGCGGGCCATCTTGTTCTCTTATTTCTTGTCTTCTGCACGTGGACCACAACCCGACGGGCTGTTGTCTTGTTTGGCTGCTTGAGTGTTGCAGTCTTGCACCGCAGACACTGGCTGACCAGCTGTGCGGCGTTGTTCAACCTGCGGGGTAGCGCTTGTTGAAGCTTGCGGAGCGCCAGCCGCAGATGCTGGAGGGGTAGCTGTTTGTTGTGAGGCTACCGCTACGCCTTGCTTGAGAGTCTTTGCCATCGTCCGAGCAGCCCAGTTACGCAGTTCGGTTGAATTGGTCAGTGGAACCGTTGGGTTTGCACGACGAACGCCTGCAGCCCACTCAGCACCCGTCTTGTTCCTAAACAACCCGTCCATGATTATTGCAAGATCAACACTACCACGACCGCCGCGGTCAGCGTCAACCACTCGACGAGCTGCACCCGGACCTAAAAAGTGTGCAAGGTACAGGTCACCAACCTCATTTGAGTTAACTGCTGCTGTGTTGTCACGTAAGAACGCAGCTCCAGCATACGCATTATATGTATGGTTCATGCGAAGTGCAGGATTTGGGTCTGATAGTCCGATCACCTTTCCTTGGTTTACCATGGACTTCCACGTACTCTCGATGAATTGGAACAAGCCAACAGCAGAAGACGAAGGAGCGCGGAGATTCCGACCCATGCTGGATTCTTGCGCGGCAAACTGTGCCAGTGTTACTACATTCACACCGTACCGGTTTGCAGCATCCACGATAGCAGAACGAACCGACGGATCAGCACTGTCCCACCCACGCACATCCGACGGTGATTTAGCGCCAGAATTGACGGTCTGAGAGTCTTGGCGGTTAGTTGGTTGGGTTGATCCTGACGGAGGTGTCGTAGGAACAGCAACAGTTGGTTGATTGGACGAAACAGAGCCAGCCGTACCTGTAGCACCGCAGCCAACTGCATTGTTGAAGCACGAGTCAACTGAGGCAGGGGCGCTCACGCTCCTAGTGGCGTTGGTCTTCGAAGCCTCGAAAGCGCTACGCTTCGGAATTCCAAGCATCTGCAACTTTTGCGTAAACACACCATTGTCAAAAATGTGGTCCATCCCGTACACATAGTAATACCCGTCAAACCAAAAATCAACCGCATAATCAGTCGACCCGACCGAGTCATCACGTGCTCCAGCTGTGTTTGATCCCGTGAACAGGTCGACATCATTGTTATTGCGAGGCATCTTGATGCGAACTTTGGCAAACGCAGGGACATATGACCAATCCGCAAAGTTAGCTTCCGTTGGAGTATTTGTTTCAGTAGTATTTCGTGCTGCAGCACGCCGGATAGCAGCAGGAGAAGTCGTCTCATTTGCGGACCCAAGCAACAGATCATTGCCCACAATCGTCATGCTAGCTTCTGTGACTTCCAAGGACGCATGTTTTGACATCGTATACGCTGATTGAATGGCATTGCTTGCGTTCTGTTGGTTCGCAAACATAGGCGCCTTCATGTGCGATCCGAAGAACACTGGTGTCTGCACCAATTGACCTAACTTGGTGCCAACGTTCTGCAAATCCTGGTTAGCAGGCTGTGTCATCACATTTGCGGTGCGTTCACGTTGGCCCTTAAATGTGTTTGATAGCGTAGCGGTCTGCAGATAAGCCATGCCAAGGTTGACCTTCATGTCAAACTCCAGAACGTCGATGTTCCGGCCGGTGTACATGTAGTCAAACTCAATAATGTTGCGACGCAACATGTTGTACTTGGGGTCTGACTTTAGCTGGTCGTCATTTGTAGTGGCTAGAACTTCAAACTCCGGTTGGACAGCAATGGTCTTAGGAGTAATGAAGCGTTCAACACGGTAGTAGATGGTGTAGTCCATCAACCCGTCGTTGCCTGGCTGTGATTCAAGCGCCGAGTGGATCTTGTATTCGTATTTGATCTTATCCGACGCATCTCCTGTAGCGGCTTCTTCTTGAACTCGTGGACACATCTGCATGATTGTGCTAATTGCACCCTCAATGCTTGTCTGTGTTGGGAATGAGATTTGGGCTTTGTCGTTACAGCCCGCACCGTTCTTATAGATGTTTGTTTGGTTGGATACTGTGTACTTGATCTGACCCGTCTCATCTTTGTAATCTGGGCCTACTTCAATCTCATACTTCACCTTGCGGAGCGTCTTGGCTAGCTCTGCTCCACCCTCCATCTGAGACACAGTTTGATACACACAATCAAAGTACTTGTCGTATCCTTCATTGATGTTGTCCTGCAGTTTCTTGAGCGTCTGCTCAAGACTATCTCCAGCAGTTAAGTTCATCGAATTTACTGCTTTGCTGTACTGTGGCAACCGGGCGGCGCCGTGACCAGCTCCAACAAACATCATCTCATATTCGCCACCACGTTCTGTGAAGGATCCTGTCGCGTCATACGCAATGAAAGTCAGGCCCGGAACGTCCGAGATTACGGCTGCGGATTGATCCTCACCACCATTATCCAGGTGACCAACAAAGATCGTCTTCAATACGTATACAACTTGTGAACTGTCAACTCCGAGTGCAATACTGCACTTAACCACCTGATCGAGGAACGCAACCCCCTTTGGTTCAGCTACAGAAATTGAGCCTTCAACGGCAATTGACGTGCCGCGGTCGCGCGGCACGGCACCCGACGCTGTTAGTGTTGACCAAGTAGCGCGTTGGATTACATATGACGCGTCGGTTGATCCATTGATCAAGATCGCATAACGGCCACTCGTCTCCACCTTGGGGTCGATCAGTTTTGGGGCGTACATTCCCAAATCTTCAACACCAACATATGAAGTATTGGCTGGCGGTGGTGCTTTTGTGGCGTCCGTTGCATGCATCCAAGCATTGACGTCAGCTTTTGTTGATAAAAGGTCTGCAGTTTGGCTACAATCGCACATCGCTAGGACGTGGTAGTAGCTATATGAACGGAATTTCGCTAAGCGACTTGCGGGTGTTGACATTATCTGTCCCGATTATGTTATTTTGAGGACGAAAGGATTTCGCCGTATAGACGAGCGGTTGTGGGGAGATAGATTTCAGCCCCCTCTACAAATTCGTCCATGATATCAATGATTGTGTTATACTGCAGAATGAACCACTGCATTGACGCTTTACCGTACAAATCATACGCTAGTAGGTCCGGCCGGTGTTGGTACCTACGAGGGATTGTGTACTTGATGTCTGTAGGTGACTTCTTATAAATGCGGCGCTCCCACCACCGAATTCCACCATTGACAACTTCTGAGGTGCCACCTTTTTGATAGCGTCCGCCGTTTTGTTGGTCTGACCGTGTTGCCATATTAGAATCCTGTTAGGTTGCCCATCTTGTAACTCAAGAGGTCAAATTCTTCGTACTCGCGCGGAGAGTGTGTCTCAATCAGCGAGATTGTGACATCCATCTTACGTGGGAATGGTTGTGCTTTGTCCATGTTGATCAGTTGACCATCCGCGTCAACCTCTGCAACTGGAATATAATCAACATCTTCAGGGTAGGTGATTTCTAAGTTGGTCATCACCACAGGAACACGGGCAATGTTAATGATTGGCGTGCTCATAGAGCGTTGACCGTCTTGGTTAGCGGAATACGCATACAAGAACAGAACGTCAGGCGGAGCGCCCCGCAGCTGTACACCTTCGCTGGTGATACGTTCTTCCTGGGTCTGGCCGCTGGAATTACCGGATTGGCGACGTGAGTCGCGATTGGCTTGCTGGTTTGCATGCAGTGTGTCAGTCTTACCGAAGTACGGCAGCATCCAACTACGAAGCAGTTGAAGGTAGCGCATATTTGTTCGCGCATCGTCAACGTTGCGCGAGAGTAAGTGTGCACCAATTGAGAATGTCCGCGAGTTTGTTCGTTTGTACACCTGAATTGATCCAGGCATGTGAATAGGAGCAAGCGCTTCATATTCAGCAGACCGAGATTCTGTGAAGTTTGGCGTTGCCTCGAACACAACACCGGATTGTCGGATTGTGGTGATGTCGCCCGACTTCCACTTGGATACAGGAACTAGACGCACTTTGTAGTTGTTTATTGAATCATAAGCCATACGGATACCAACTCTCTTTAGGTTTTGTATTTATCCCGTTGCCCTTGCCAATTTTTTGGCGTACTATCAACTCAAAACCTCACCAAGAAGGTTAAAAACCACATGGCAACCAAAAACTACCCCACATCAATTACACAAAACGGTCGTACGATCTATCTCAACAATAAGGAACTGCTAGCTGAGTACAAGGCGTCGCAGGAGAAGGGCGAAATGTCCAACACATTCGCCAAGATGCTGCAATTGCTGTGTTCGCGGTATGCTATGAAGGGCAGTTACAGCGGCTATTCATACAATCAAGACATGCAAGCGTACGCTATGATGATGATTGTGCGAACCTGGAAGAGTTTCAATCCTGAAGTCAGTAGCAATCCATTCGCATTCTACACCCAGTGCATTAAGAACTCGTTCTCACAATATCTGAAGCACGAAAAGAAACATCGTGTGTTGCGCGACAAGATGATGATTGCACAGGGGCTAAATCCTTCGTTTGGTTTCAACGAAGATGGTAGTGATCGACACTACATTGAAGATGAGCAAGACTTCGACACTCTTTCGTCTGGCATTGAGCGCCAACAAAAGGTTCAATTCATTGATGCTCCAATCGAACGCGATGAGAATGGTCGCGAAATCATTGACCAAGAGGTTGCGGAAATGGCTGACGAATTGGCAGCCGTTGAGCTGGATGATGCTGATAGCAGCGAGGACAGCTTGGCATGACACAACTGAAGAAAGGTGCGTTTCTTACCGACATCCACTTCGGCAAGAAGTCCAACTCACCAATACACAATCAAGACTGTCTAAACCACCTGCGGTGGTTTTGTGAGCAAGTGCGGGCCGATCCAACGATCGATTACGTTGGGTTCTTGGGTGATTGGAATGAAAACCGTAGCGCCATCAACCTAGCAACTCTGACGTATTCGTATACTGGCGCAAAAATGCTAAACGACTTAGGTCTACCAGTTTACTTTGTTGTTGGGAATCACGACCTGTATCATCGACATACGCGAGAAATCTACTCCGTCCTACCATTCCAGGAGTTTTCGAATTTTCGTGTGATCGATACCCCAACGATTATTCCAGAAATAGGGGATGGGGCCTTTTTCAGTCCGTATCTATTTCACGAAGAGTACGACAAGCTGGACGAGTATCTGAGTCTACCGTTTTGGGCAGGACACTTCGAATTTCAAGGTTTCCGCGTTACCGGTTACAGCATGGTAATGCAACACGGACCTGACCACAAAAAGTTCGCGGGCCCAGAACACATTCTGTCAGGCCATTTCCATCAACGACAGCAGAAGGACAACATTGTATACATCGGCAACACATTTCCAATGGACTTTGGTGACGTTGGTGATTACAGTCGAGGTATGGCCGTATACGACCATACCATCCGCGATGTAACATTCCAAGATTGGCCGGACGCTCCCCTTTACCTCCGGTTCAAGGTGTCAAAGATCCTGGATGGAGGTATTATTATACGTCCTCAGTCACGGGTGAAATGTGTCTTAGATGAGGAATTGTCACTTGAAGAGACAAACAATCTACGGGAACTAATGATGAAGCAATTTGAATTGCGTGAATTCACATACGAAGAGCCCAAAGATGCTGTCGAAGCCATCAGCGGAACGGAAACGGACGTTGATGTTCCTGAAGCATCGGGTGATACAGACGGAACGACGATTGATGACTTGATTGTTCAGATGCTCTCAGACATCAAATCAGACCAAATTGATAACGCCCTACTAATACAACAATACCGGCGCCTCTAAATGATTGAGTTCATTTCCATCTCCCTACGCAATTTCCTGTCGTACGGGAACAACTTAACCACAGTACCCCTCAACATCAGCGGAACCACTCTGATTGTTGGGGAGAACCTAGACCACATCGACGGCGGTAGTAACGGCGTTGGTAAATCAACAGCCGTGCTCACCGCTTTGGTGTATGTCTTGTTTGATAAATCACCCCGCAAAGTCCCTGTTGACAGCCTCGTCAACAACGTCAACAAAAAGCAGATGGAAGTGATCTTGGAGTTTGCTGTCAATGGCAAGCATTACAAGATCCACCGGATGCGCAAGATGAAGGCTGGTGCAGAGGGTAACAAGGTATTCTTCTACGAAGACGGCAAGGACATCACTGTTGTACCTAATGGTGATACCAACAAGATTATTGCCCAAACAATCGGTATTCCTGCTGATATGTTTGAGCAGATCGTTGCATTCAAGGCCAGCACAGAAGGCTTTCTGGATTTGCCCAGCCCGAAGCAAAAAGAGTTCATTGAAGAGATTTTTGGTATTACTGTCATTTCCGACAAGGCTGACAAGCTGCGTACATTGATCAAGGATACCAAGAAGGAACTCGTGCACAAAAAGAGCACGATTGATCAACTAATTCGTGAACATGAGCGGCATTCTACTCTTATCGAAACAGCCAAGCGTCGCGTTTCGGATTGGGTGATTCAAAACGCCAAAACCGTTGCAGATTTGAAAACCAAGCTGGCGAAGATTGACAACATTGACTTCGACGCTGAGCGTGAACTTCACGCCAAAGTTGCTGAAGTACAATCTGCGATTCGTGAACTGCGATCAGAGCTCAAGCTTGAGGACCGCACAATTGCTGATCTGAATACCGCACTGCGTAAGATTGCTGAGGAGTTGATCCATCTGCGGGATAACAAGTGTCCGTACTGCATGCAGGGACACCCCGACGCCGCAACAAACATCACTCGTCTGTCAACCCAACAAATTGCACTGAACGAGGAGTTAGCAGAGGCCACAGAGGTGCGTCAGATGATCAGCCGTAAGATCACACAACTCGAGCGGGAGGCAGAAACGGTGTCTGCGAAGATTACTGTGCCTAATTTGACTGAGTTGTTGGCCATCCGCGATCAAGCATCTTCGTTCCGACAGCGTATCGCTGAAGGTGAAGTGGCGCAGAATCCGTATGAGGAACCTCTGCAAGAGCTGCTAGACGTCAAGCTTGATGAGGTTGATTATGAGCAGGCTAACGCTCTAGACAAGGAATTGAAACATCAAGACTTCTTGCTCAAGCTCCTGACGAAGAATGATAGTTTCGTTCGTAAGGCATTGCTGAATAAGAACCTGCCGTATCTGAATAAGCAGTTGAAGAACTACCTAGCGGATCTCGGATTGCCACATTCTATTGAGTTCACCCATGAGCTTGACGTTATGATCACCAAACTTGGTAGTGAGTTCGACGTCGGCCTGATGTCTACGGGGCAACGCGCTCGCATTCACTTTGCGCTATCTTTGGCGTTTCGTGATGTGCGGTCTCGTCTGTACGGTCGAACAAACCTTACTGTATTCGATGAAGTGCTAGATTATGGCCTGGATGCTGGCGGAGTTACTGCTTGCGCATACTTGATCAAGCATCTAGCTCGCACACATAAGACCTCTACTTTTGTGATCTCTCACCGTGCTGAAATTGACGGTATGTTCGACCGCAAAATGACGGTTCAACTCAGCAAGGGGTTCAGCGGAATTCTCCAGGAACCGCTACCAGCATAAGAATCACTGCCATTTTACCCTCTTAAATAGGTTTAGAGAGGGTAAAATGGCACTTGTACTGGGAATTGACCAATCGTATACTAGCTGTGGATACGTATTGTGGAACACTGAATCACAGCAGATGGAAGAATTCGGACGGTTTACAACCGAAAAAACGGACACTACATACGCCCGTGCGTTGTCAACCGCAAAGAAAATCTGTGAACTGATCAAGAAACATAATCCAACGATGCTTAAAGCAGAAGGATTGGCTTTCGGAATCAGAGGGGATGCAACTCGAGACTTGGCTGGATTGTTGTTTACGATCGTCAATCTTGTTGCTTACGAGCACCCCACTATCGTATTCAAGGAATACGCACCTACTTCGGTGAAAAAGAAGGCCACAGGAAGTGGCAAGGCTGATAAAAAGGCAATGATAGAAGCACTCTCAGACGACGTTCGACAGAAGTTTTTAGACGCAGGCTTTAAGAAGACTACCGGTCTCACGGATTTGACCGACGCGTATTGGATTGCGCGCATGCCGGACTGAAACAATACAGTATAACTAGAAACGTCAGGTGGTGATACCCTTCTCCCACCGGTGTAGGAACAGAGTGCGTGGAGCCGCACTAACGAGCCTGTGGTATAGAGCCCACCAAAGTTGACCACCTTGGGAGTTATGGCCACTTTTCATACAATTGTTCACTTCTGTGAACCGTGAGGTACTTCCAATCAGCTACGAAAACGCGGGGCAGGGATTGATAATTCCCTTTAACCGCGTTACTTCACCGCTAGAGATTGTTGAGTGAAGGGTACCGAACTCAACAATCTCTCCGGCTGCCAAGCCGGTCTCTCTATGATGCCTGCGTGGAGCTGGCTTAGTATTGCGGATACATCTTCTTCGATTCCACCTCGAGCCGATCCTCCACGAACTCACTTACCATACTTCGCTCAAATGACGACATGGACATCATGGTTTCGTATTGAACCGCTCCGCGCATGAAATACACCAGTTGAATGATCGATTTGATAATACGCCTCCGGTCATTGACCATTGAGGAGAACATTTGCTGCTTCTCCTCAATCGTTCCAGATCGGAGGGTCATGAAAAAAAACTTACTGGATTTGCAGATACCTGGACGTGGGCCTCCTCACCGCAATCAGGACACTTTTGGCGTGATGTGAAATCCACACCCCACTGACTGACCATTTGTGCCGCACCTTCAATCTTGCGCTTCCACCCAAGCGGGATGGACTTAACCCACTCACGGATTTGCTGCTTATCCGTCACGTCATCGACGCGTCGAATCACGTTGGACAGCGTGTCCAACACCAGCTGCTCCGCCTCATTAATGCTGAGCTCGTCCTCTTTCATTAGAGCAGTTGTTTGATACAACTCAATCACATTGTCGTACGTCAGTGGCTTCAGGGTAACAATCTGACCATTTGGTACCGTACACGTGTATTCTTGGTTAATTGACGTTGGGTCAACTACCTTGGTTTCACGGATCATTTGTTGAATGTCGACGCTAAATGTGTGGGTCTTTGCGTTAGCGCAATCGTGGGTATATGTGACTTCCATCGCATCGCCAAACGACACAGAGCGCAAACACACCATCAGAAAGTCCACATCACGCGTCAACAGCTTCTCAGGCTTGATCACTTGTGGAATGCACCGAGCGAAAATCTCCATGATTGCACGGCCAGACAGCAGCTTGTCTGGTGTCGCCAGCACAATTTCATCCACAGCGGTCATCGGATACACCTCAACTTCACCCTTCGTCACGCCTTCGGCAAGTTCTCCGTCCTCGTAGAATAGACCTTGGGATGGCAGACGGAATGTAGCACCGGGGATGCGGATTTTGGCTAGTAGTGGATTGGTGTTGGACATAGTTTCTCCTTATGTGTGTGGTATTTAATACAGGGATCAATAACGTAAATACCACAATCTCAAGGGTAAACATATGGCTGATCAAGCAACTCAACAACTCAACTCTATCATTCAGCAGTTTGCACAATCACTGCAAGGGTTAGTTAACGCCCAATCACGAACGCAAGCCGCAACGCTAGCTTCTATGAAAGCACATGCTGACATGCAAGATCATGTCAACCATGAGTTAGCTCTGTTCAATGATGCCTTGGCTAAGAACGAAACTCTGACGAAGCGTGAACAACACGCTCTAGATGAGCTGTTGAAGGCAAAAAAGCGTGAAATTGAGCTTAGCATTCAACACAACAATTATCGAGACAAACTCAACAAGCTAACCGCACAAGGTACTGCAAGCGAACGCGACCTGGAAGAGTTGCGTATCTTGATACGCAACTCTAGCAACAAACTTGCTGATGCTACGTTGCGCTCGACCAAAGCACAAAAGGATTTTACTGACGCTACTGCTGCGGCAAACACGTCATTGGTTAACCTCGCACGTAGCGGCACACTAACATCTGCTGCATTGGTTTGGTTTGGTAAGACTGTTGCAGCTAACGCACGTCAACAATTGGCTCAGGTGAAAGCATCTGACGGTGTCATTGAGGCATCTGGCAACATCGAGAAGGCTCTGCTGGACCAACAAACATTGGCCCTGAAGTACGGGGTATCAGCTGACGCTTTCATCAATGCTACCAAACAAGGCCGCCAAATGTTCAACGCTATGGGTGGCACTACCCAGGGCATGGCAACACTCGACTCTACGGTTAAACGCCTTGTAGTATCCACTGGGGGAGACTTTCAGAAGGCGTTGGAATTGGCAACCCAGGGTGCAAAATCCCTAGCTACCGCTGGTGTAAAGCCAACGCGAGCAGCCCTAGAGCGCTATACCGACGACGTCAATCGCCTGATTGCTCAAACAGGCATGTCGCGCGAATCAGCAATGTCATTGTACGACTCCATGTCGCAAGATGTTGACATGATTGACATTCTACGTTCCGCCCGCGGAAGTGAGCGAGAAGCAATCCTGCAGAGTCAGCGCGCAATGATCCAGAACGCCATCGCCGCAGGCATGAGTGCAGAACAAGCACAGCGGGCCGCCAAGATGCTAAACCAAATGGTTGCTGCAAAACCCATTGACCGCATTAAACAAGCTGCAAAAATGCGGGCGATGGCAGGAGCTATGGGAATCGCAGGTGGTGATGAGGCTGCCCAAGCAGTCATTGCTGGTAAGCGTGCTACACCCGAACAAAAAGAAGCTCTGATGCGATTCAACGAGAACGCAGCCAACAAGATGGATCAAATGGGTCAAGGCAGTCTGGGTGGTGAAATTTTTGCAACCACTCTGGCTGATAAACTGAATATGGATCAGTATTTCGGCAAAGACAGTCCCTTCTCTACCTCGATTGACACTCTGAAGGCCCCAATTGCTCAGATTGATGCCACAATGAAGGACGTATCAGAGGATCAGATTGCTCAAACCATAGCAAGCACTGCTGAGATGGTGAAACAACTTGACCTAATTGCATCAGGACAGCACTGGCTGGGCCCAATTGCAGCTGGCGTATCCTCCATCATTATGTTGATGGGTGGTGGCAAGTTCATCGGCAAAATCGGTGAAAAAATCGCTGGTAATGTTGCGGGCCGAGTTGCCGGTACTGTAGCTGGCGAAGCGGTCGGCGCAGGAGCTGCTGGTGCGGTAGGAGCTGCTGCAACTGGCGGCAAGCTGGCACAAGCTGGCAAGTTTGCCAGGGGAGTTGCGCTCCCCGCTGCTGCAATGATGGCAACAGGCGCTGGTGTTGACTGGGCGGCAGGCAAGATGGGCGTTGGCACAGCTAGGGTTGACACTGATCAGGATGACAAGAATTGGGACCGTGCAAGTCCGTGGGAAAAGATGCAATCTTCCATCCCTCGGGGCATTGAGAAACTGGGGAGCCTGTTCTTCCTCGATAATCTTGTCAACCAAGCAAAGTCTGAACGGATTGCTAGCGAAACAAAATACCTTGACGATAACACAAAACCTGGTGTGGTTGGTGCTCCAGTACAAGGGCCTGGCCCCAATAAGGTGGATGATCGTGTTGCGAAAACTGCTCAGACAGAGACAAGCAAAAATGTTGAAAAGGCAACACTAACAGCAGCTGATAAGCTATCAGCCCAAGTAGCCCAAATGGATGTATCCAATGATTTGTTGAAGAAGTTGGCAGATAACGCCGACCGACAGACCGACCTGCTTGAGAAACAACTAATCGCACTAACGCTAACAGATCGGGAAAAGCAGAATACTAGCACAAAAACAGCACTCCGTGGTGGCAACAAATTTGGGGCTCAATATAACTACGTTTAACGCCAGCGTTTTCAAGCTCATAAATACACGAACCTATAACTTCAGGATCCCAGATGGCAAAATTTGCTGACTTCTTCAAAGTAGTTGCCCCGAAACCGGGTGTGACGACCATGTCAGACAGCCAGAATATTGGCGACCAGGGTGCATACGCCAATTATACTTGGTATCAGCGCTTGGTACAAGGTTCGGCGTCTCGCTTGACACGTTACCGCGAATATGACCTAATGGACAACGATATTGAAATCGCTCGTTCGTTGGACACTATTGCGGAAGAGATGGTTGGAACAGACGAAGGTACCGACCTACCGTTTGAACTAATCATTAAGAGTGAAAAAGATGCAAACCTCGACAGTAGTGTTGTGATGACGCTCCGTGCCGCTCTGCGGTACTGGACTGATCTACACGACTGGCAAACTCGCCTATTCAAGGTTGCACGCGTAACAATCAAATACGGTGACTGTTTCTTCATCCGCCACCGCGACACATCAAAATGGGAATACGTTCACCCAAAGAGTGTTATCGCTGCAGTTGTTGATGAAAATGACGTGACCCGTGTTGTTGGTTGGCAGATTAAGCGCGACACAAAGGTCCCGCGCTCTCCGTACAACCAGCAATCTCCTCACGCAACCCAAGCTAGCAGCAACAATGAGATCATGGACGTTTTTGCAGCTGAAAACGTGGTCTGGTTCTCGTTAAATGACGACCTCGGTGAGCAAGCACCGTTCGGTGAGTCTGTTCTACGCGCAATTTACCGCGCTCAGAAGCAGAAGGAGTTGCTGGAAGACGCCATCATCATCTACCGCATTCAACGCGCACCTGAACGTCGTGTGTTTTACATTGACGTGGGCAAGATGCCGCCGCAACGCGTCAAAATGCACTTGGAGCAGATCAAGAACGAAATTCGTCAGCGCAAGATCCCAACTTACGGTGGTGGTGTTGAGCAAGTAGACTCCGTCTATAACCCTCAGCAAATGAGTGAAGACTTCTTCCTTGCGCAGCGCCCCGACGGTAAAGGTTCTCGCATTGAAACCCTTCCAGGTGGGCAAGGTCTTGGTGAACTGGCTGACTTGGAATACTTCCAATGGAAGGTATTCCGTGGTCTACGCATCCCCCTATCCTACATGAAAGAGGGGCAGGACGGCTCTGTGATCTCAGACGGTAAGACTGGTGTTGCATACATTCAAGAACTGCGATTCGCCCAATACATTGAGCGTTTGCAAGGTTACATCTCACACGTCATCGATAAGGAATTCAAACGCTACCTCAGGGCTGCTGGAATTCACATCGATACAGCAATCTTCAGCCTTCGCCTTAACAAGCCTGAGAACTACGGTAAGTACCGTAAGCAGCAGCTGGATAACGATCTACTGACAACCTACAACAGTGCTGCATCAATCGAACACTTGTCAAAGCGTTTTGCGATGTCTAACTACCTGCAGATGAGCGATGAACAGATTCTTCTGAACTTCCGTCTGCGGTGTGAAGAATTGGGCATCAACCCTGACAGTGGCGATCGTCTAGCAAATATGCGAGCAGTCTACGGACCCCCACCTGAAGAAGCCGGACTTGGCGCGGGTGGTGGAATGCTAGCCGGATCACTTGGTGGTGGTTTCGGCGGCCCGCCAGGAGACTTGATGGGTGGAGGGGACGCTATGGCTGTGGGTGGTGACATGAATTCACAAATGGGCAGCGCGCCAATTCCCCCCGAAAATGGCGGAGTTACGCCGCCGCCACAGTGAACCAGGGCAAGTTAAAAGCGACCCCCAATAAATAAATCAGAAGGTGTACTTATACACCGCACAACTTCCGTCACTAGGAGCAACACATGAACAAGCAAATGAAGCAACACCTCGAAGCCGTTGTTGACGCAATCGTTGAATCGGATTCAGCAGCAGCAAAGGAAGCCTTTCACCAATATCTGCGTCTAAAGACCCAGTCGATCCTGCTCGGCGAATCCGTTGAGTCGGAGGAAACCTGCGACGAAGAAGACTGCACCGATGATGAAAAAGACGAGGACGACAAGAAGTCCAAGAAGCCTAAAAAGTCTAAGAAGGCAGATGACGAGTCTGGCGACGAAGACGACAAGATGTAATTTGATAGGTGGCTGCTATGACAACACCTATTCTGCTCGTTGAAGAATTGGCGCCCGTAGAGGCGCGAATCATCAGCGAATCATCAACCGACGGCAAGTCTATGTGGTTGAACGGTATTTGCATGCAAAGTTCTATCAAGAACCGCAACGGTCGCAATTACCCAATCACCGAGATTTCCGAGGCAGTCCGAAATGCAGCACAGCGCATCAAGGAATGTAACGGCATTTTTGGTGAACTTGACCATCCCCAGACACTCACTATCAACAGTGATCGCATTTCGCATGTGATTACAGAGATGTGGATGAATGGTAACGACGCTTACGGTAAGGCTAAGCTGTTGAACACTCCAATGGGTTTGATTGCCCAAGAGCTGCTGAAGAGTGGTGTGAAGATTGGTGTGTCAAGCCGTGGCGCTGGCAACGTAAACGAGAGCGGTGATGTTCAAGGGTTCCAGTTCATCACATACGACATTGTTATCACCCCAAGTGCACCTCAGGCTTATCCTGGAATGATGTACGAATCCCTGCAATCAAAACAGGGGGCCAAGGTGATGACACTGGCTGAACAAGTTCGCCAAGACCCTGCTGCACAAAAGTACTTCAAGAAGGAAATCATGCAGTTTATCACAAACGATCTGTTCAAAAAACATTAAAACCGAAAAAGTCCGGTACCAGTTAAAACCGCGTGAATACGCGGTTTTTTCGTATGTGCGCATAGAAAAGTTCAACCCCACGGGGACCGCCGTATAAATAAAACACACGAATTTGCATAGTGCAAATTCCTAAGGAGACTCCAACATGGATGAACTGCTGAAGAAACTACTTGCTGCGGAAGTACTGACCGAGGAAACAAAGCAAGAGCTAGAAGCAGCTTTCTCGAATAAGCTAGATGAAGCTATTCAGAAGGCCCGCGACGAAGCTCAAGCGAACGTCACGGCTGAACTGAACGAGCAATGGATCACTGAGCGTGAAATCGTTATCGAAGCCTTGGATGCCAAGGTTACCGAAGCGATGAAGGAAGAACTGAGCGAACTACACGAAGACATCAACCGTTTCCGTGACCTAGAAGCTGAATTTGCTGAAAAGCTGGTTGAAGCTAAGGCCGACATGAAGGTTACTCTTCAAAAGGACATCGCACAACTGATTGAAAAGCTGGACCGCTTCTTGGAAGTCCGTCTGACCGCTGAACTCGATGAGCTTCGCGAAGACGTTGACACCGTTAAGAAGCAAGAGTTCGGTAAGAAGGTATTTGAAGCATTTGTGACTGAGTTCAAGAAGCACTACGCTGACGATGACTCAACACAGGCTAAACTGACTGAAGCTGAGCAGCGTCTGGAAGACACCCTGCACACTCTGGAAGAAGCTGAAAAGAAGCTGGGCAAGATGGAACGTTCCATCAAGCTGGAAAAAGTTCTCGCACCTCTCTCTGGCCGCACGAGGGAAGTGATGGAAGCTATCCTCAAGAATGTGGACACACCTCTTCTTGAAGAAGCGTACAAGACCTACGTAGGTCGTGTGCTGAAAGAAACGTCTGCTAAGGACGTAAAGACCTCAGAGAAGGAAGATGAAGTACTGGCTGAAGGTAAACAAGTGAAGACAGTAAGCGGCGTTGTGAAGTCTGGCGACAACGAAGAGCAAATGATTGAGGAATCGGTCCACAGTCAAGAGCCTAAGCAACAGCCAACAATTTCTGACGCTACCCGCGCTTGGGCTCGTCGTCTCGGCGGCGTCTAATCGCTAACCAAAGCTAAGTAACTCTTAAACAACTCACAAAGGAAAAGTCATGAATGAACTTTTTGAAAACTGGTCGGAAGTGAAGGAAACTCTCCTTGAAGGTCTCGATACTTCTAAGAAGCAAATCGTTGGCACACTTCTGGAAAACCAAAAGCAACACATCCTGGCTGAAACTGCAGCTCAAGGCTCTGTGGCAGCAAACGACATCGCAGGTTTCCGCAAGATCCTGATCCCGATGATTCGTCGTATCATCCCTGGCACCATCGCTACGGAACTGGTTGGCGTTCAGCCAATGCAAGGTCCCGTCGGTCTGGTGTACTCGATGCGTTACAAGTACGGTGAAGCCGTCGCCGTTCCTGCAGCAGGTGCTGACGGTAACCCATGGACCGCTAACGGTTCAGACGGTACCATCGCTGCTGACGCTGAAATGTTCGGTAACAACCCAGTTCTGCGTCAGTTCTATTCTGGTGCTGCTGGTACCGTTGTTGGTACGCCTCTGGCACAAACCGCTGGTGCATCCGGCATGACAAACCCTGAAGGTGAACCAGTTGAAATCGCTGGTGCAGCTTCACGTGGCGGCTGGCCTTCAAGCCTGCCTTCGCACAACACTTCTAAGTTCGGTCCTTACTCGAACGGTCTGGGTCAGCAAGTTTCTGGCTCGCTGTACGGTGGTTCGGGTTCGTTCATCGAAGGTTCTGGTGGCCGTAAGGTTAAGCTGGAAGTTGTGTCGCAAGCTGTTGAATCCACGACTCGTAAGCTGCAAGCCGGCTGGACGATCGAAGCTATGCAAGACCTGAAGTCGCAGCACGGCATGGATCTGGAAAGCGAACTGACGCAAGTCATCTCCGCTGAAATCGTTCAGGAAATCGACAGCGAAATTCTGTCGGACCTGACAGCTCTGGCTGGTACAGTTGCTGCATACGACTACTCGACCGTTGGTGTGACCGGCTATCAGCCTGCATACCTGGGTGACCGTTTCGCAAACCTCGGCGTTGTGATCAACGCAGTTGCTAACGAAATCGCTCGTAAGACCCGTCGTGGTGCTGGTAACTTCATTGTGGTTAGCCCAATGGTTGTTTCGATCCTGCAATCTGCTGCTAAGTCGGTGTTCGCACCTGCTGTTGCTGGCTCGTTCAAGGGTCCTAACAACTCAATGCTGGTCGGTACGCTGAACGGCACAATCAAAGTCTACAGCTACCTGTGGAACCAAGTGCAAGGCCTGGGAGCAGCAGCTGCTGACACCATCCTTGTTGGTTACAAGGGCGGCAATGGTGAAACCGACACTGGCTACTTCTACTGCCCATACATCCCTCTGATGTCAAGCGGTGTTGTGATCAACCCGGTCACCTTCCAACCAGTTGTCTCGATGATGACTCGCTACGGCAAGACAGCGTTCACCGCTTCTCAGTCGTCGCTTGGCAACAGCGCGGACTACTACGGCAAGATCAACGTAAGCAACTTCCAGTTCGCTTAATCACATCAAGCACTCAAAAAGCCCGCTTCGGCGGGCTTTTTTATTGCCGGTTACACACCCCACATAAATATCCCTCATCATTTACCTAAGTTTGTGAGTATATGGGCGTACTAACATTTAAGCAATACCTCGCTAGCAAGGAACAACTGCTGAAAGCTATCGAGAACACTCCTGTGGCAATCGTAGAATACAGTGTCAAGAAATACTGCTCCCTCACAATCGGTGAGACGGAAGAAGAGAAACAATTAGTTGGTCTCAAGCCCAAGAACAAGATAATTGTTGAATGGCAGTATGATAATGTTGACGATCCCACACCAAAATCAATCACATTTGACGGGGTTAAAGGGATTGACGAAGGTGAAGTGTGTTCTACGTTCTGGTCAGGCAGTAAGCTAACAAAATGGCTGGCAAGACACGCAGGACCTGGAGAAAATCATGGACACAAAACTTGCTGACGTTGTAAAACAACGTCGTGACGCACCAAAGCTCAAGCTAATCCCAGCAACAGCGCTGGCAATCAAGCGCGAAGCTGAAGAACAAGAAGCAATACAAGCAGGGCTGGCTCGTTTAGCAGAAGATGCCCACCAGCTATCGGAAGCTGCGACGCACGTTCTCGCAAACATTGCGACTACAGCCGAAAAAGGCGAACCAATTAAATTGATGCATTTGAACTCTGTAGCGTCTTTTCTTGCTGGAATCCACGCTCTGTCGTTCCAACTGCCCAACTCAAACGACCCAATCAAAAAATCCAACACTCTCAACGTGCTACTAAAAGCTAGTGTAGCACCAGACGGACTTGTCACGGACGCTGTGCGCATCATTGCTCAACACGGCTCTCGGTATCCAAACATTCAACAAATGTACGCGGATATGATCCAAAAGTACACCAAGTCAGTTGACATGCGATCTCCTCAAGGTGAACAACTCGCAAAACGAGCTCGAACACTACAACAAAAGGTGGATTCCGCGATGAGACAATCACGAATGTAACCCAAATACCCGAATATCAAAAGGAGGCTGTTGCCTCCTTTTCCTTTTGACGAATACAATTCGCTCATTCTATTTTTGAAGTGTGTGACGATTCATGCGGATGAGCGACTCACTAACTTCTAGCGACTTGGTTTTAGGAGACCACATGGCAGTACTTTCGTTGATGTTTACCGAACAAGAACTCGCTCCGATTCGGAGTGGCATCAGTACCTATATTCGACTACTGGGAATGTTCTATTCTCCTGACCCGCTTCAGCTAAGGTGGATCACCGATGAGGGTGATTTGAAGGCAGCTCTGCGTAGTGTAGCGGATGCCTTCAAATCAACATCAGAGATGGTTGGTAAGCAGAAATACCAAGACACTCCATACAATGCCCCGAAAGAAGTCCTGAAACTGATGGCCACATATCTGCTGTCAGGACTTGACGACCGTGACCAAGCTCTCCAGCGGCGTCGCAATCTTCCAATGTACCATCTGGTAATTGAGCCAGTGACTCAATTGTTTTACAAGTTTGATCACCGCATGATGATTGACATCGCCGACGCTATGGTGACGGAACTGTGCGAAATGGTGGATCAGTGTACTGATTATGGGACACTGGAACAAGCCCTGGAAGCACACCAGCGCGTGCGTGGTTTGATCGCTGCAAAAGACCAAGCCATCCTCAATGAACGATCGTCCAAGCGCAAGCGTCGCAAACCACACGAGCTGCTGCTCGCAATCTTGGCTGAAGAGCCTATCGACGAAAACGAATACACGTAATACGCTCAAGAAAGCCGGCATATGCCGGCTTTCTTTTTATTCTCAGCCCATAAATAACGCTCATAACGAGGAAATCTCAGTATGAGCACTTACGACATCCAACTATCCGCGCCAGGAATCTTGCGTTCAGAGGCGTTAAATGTTACAATCAAGTTTGACCGAACGGGTCCAAATACTGGACGTATTAGTTGGAACATTCCAGCCCCTGCTGCGGGCTGCGATGCTGAAACTCAAGCATATTGTGGTATTGTTCTCACGCTGAACACTACTCCTGCGTCCGCCTCAACGTCCCCAAAGAACGGCACGGTATACAGCTCCGACCCCACTGGAGACTCCAACCTGTTCGCAGGTGATAAAATCGGTGATGCTTATGTTGTTGGCGCATTCTATGGTGACCGCGTCACCACTATGCTGGACATTACTGGGTTGCTGCCAAATACAGCGTACTTTGTGGCTGGATACCCCGCTGACTGCCAACACCGGTACTTTGTGGAGGGCGTTCACGCTTATTCAACTGAGTTTGTTAACCGCGGCACGGACGGTACACGCGGTACTCAAATCGCATTCCTAAAGCCCACGACAATTCCCACGGGCGTGCAGCCTACAGATTCCACAGGACTACCGCTACTAACGTCACCTCTGCCTCCTGCACAGCCACAGCCAGCGATATACAATTTCACGATTCAGCTTGGAGTAGATCCCAAGCCACTTCGTCCTCTCTACGTTGGCGAATGTAATCTCGTTGCGCCAACGTATACCATTAATGTCGCAAGCGCAAATGCTCAAGATTACCAATCGCTGGTTGCAGAAATCAACAAACAGCTAGCGTTGATCGGTAATGCTCCACAAGGTCCTACATCGCCTGGCACAAATCATTATTACTGGAACTCCCAACAATCAAAACTGTTCCAGTGGAATGGCACATCGTACACTGAGATTGCGTGTTTGGTCGGCATATCCCAACCAAATATTGTTGCCGACGGCACGTATTGGTTTAATCCGACCACAAACGTGCTGCAAGTATGGCAAACGAACGCTTGGGTAATAGTTACGGTATACAACAATCCACTCGACCCTGCCGCACCTGCTGCGGACAAGTCGTATTGGTATGACGGTACGGTAGTTCATCTATGGAATGGTTACGCGTGGTGCTCAATTAGCACCACAGTCCAAGCTACAGACCCTTCGCTTGCTGTTGCTCCTGTTGGTGGGTCGTTTTGGTATAACACAGTACTGAACCGGTTGTACCGTTGGAATTCCGCGCTTGAGATGTGGAATGCAGCCGAATTCATGGAATCGGACGTCAACCCAACACAACTACAGCCAGGAGCATTCTGGTTTGATTCGTCCACGAATACCCTGAAGCAGTTAGGCATTCCTAATGCTGGATGGAATGTTGTTTCTGGGGTTTCCATTCGTGAGGTTGAGCCGTCTACGCCTGCACCGGGCAAGATTTGGTACAATCCGATCACGGAAAACCTCTACATCCGCGATGCAAGCAACACATCCTGGAATGAGAACGACGTTATTACGTTCCCAAATGATCCTACCGTGCGAGGTTCGTGCGATGCGTGGTGGAATACCGTAGCCGGCATCCTATTTGTGTGGGATCAACTACAAAATTCGTGGGTTGCTGTAACAAACTTTGTAGACCAACCAAACGATCCCGCATTGGCACCAACGTTCGCGGATGGTTCCGCTTGGATTGACACGGATACAGGCAAGCTGTACATTTACGGTAACAACTGCTTTGCGGAGCAGGCTGTAATCACCTCGCCGACTGATCCACGAACTGCGGTAACAGTTGGTTCCGTTTGGTACAACGGCAATGTGTGGCACGTACGTACGGTATCTGGATGGTCTCCAATTACGCCAGTCGCATTTACAACAGACCCAGCTTTGATGCCTATTGGCACATTCTGGTACAACACTCCATTCAACGCCCTTCAGCAATGGAACGGGGCGGCGTGGCAAGCCGTAGTATACAACGCTACCCCACAACCACCAGTCAAGGGCGCGATGTGGTATGACACCACTACGAATATTCTGAAGCAATGGAACGGAACAGCGTGGGTAGCTGCGACACCGCCAGCTACAGTTGAACTGGATTGCAACGGCAATCTTCTGTTCACCGACAACACGGTTGGCAGCACCTCCATGGTTCGCATTAAGGACGGCGACCTATTCAGCTCAATGACAACTCCACCAACGCTTGGAGACTTGTCTCCAGGTACGGACGGGGCATCCAGTACACCAACGTACATGGAAATGGGCATTGGTACTGACGGCTCAGTGGCAATGCGTGAGCAGATTGGCATGGATATTCGGTACGAATTAGGCTATCCAAATGTTGACGTTGAAATCACAAAGGAGCAGATGGATTACGCAATCTCACGAGCCCTTCGTGAGCTGCGCATGCGTTCCGGCGTTGCGTACAAGCGCGGATTTTTCTTCATGAGCATCAAGGCGAATGAGCAGAAGTTCTTCCTGACCAACAAAATATCAGACATGAACAAGATTGTTGATGTGCTGGGCGTGTACCGCTTAACGTCTTCATTCTTGTCGTCAGCACACGGCGCCGGCGTTTACGGCCAGATTGTGATGCAACATATGTACAACATGGGCACTTTTGACCTATTGAGCTACCACTTGATGGGCGAATACACCAAGTTGATGGAAATTCTATTTGCTGGACGCGTAACCTACACATGGAATGAGCAAACACGTGAATTGTTCCTGCACCACCGCTTCAGCATGGCTGAGCAGATGGTTGCAATTGAAGCAACGATTGAGCGGACGGAGCAAGACATTATGTCGGATCGTTACGCCAATCCGTGGATTCGTCGCTATGCGGCTGCTATGTGCCGTTTGATGCTTGCAGAAACGCGCGGCAAGTTCTCTACACTCCCTGGAGCGGGTGGCTCAATTACACTCAACGCAGGTGAATTGCGTCAAGCTGCTCAGCAAGAAATTGAAGCTTGTCTGCAGGAAATTGATGACTACATCGCCGATAAGCCGGATGAGTACGGCATGGGTGCACACTTCGTATTTGGATAATCTACAATGGCAACAAACCCAACCCTAAAATGCAAGACGCCTAACGTATGTCAGCCCTGGGACTTCTCTGCCCAGGGCCGTACTGATACGTATGCAAGTTTGTTGCAACAAGAATCGCTAAACATTGCTGGTGCAACGATTAATGTCCATAAATTACTCGGCATTCACGAACAACAGCGCTTGGTCGACTTGGCAGGAAACGGCAAGGCACTGTCGGGTGGGGATGCCCCCAACTACCCAGCAGCAAACGCATTCACCACCACTGCAAATGAATGGCGGTCACGTCAAACTGGCACACAGGCAATCAGCGCATCAGCATACATTGGATACGACTTCGGTGAGGTGAAGATTGCTAACGGTCGTCGTCGATATGGTGTTGACGCCAATGTTCGTGTGCATATCGCATCTATGAAGATCAAACAGAGTGCAAACCCTCTACTCCGCGTTGCCAAAGTCCGCATAGAGCGATCTGACGACAACGTCCAATGGTACGGCGTTGCCGTGGTTGACCTGCCGAATGATGATGTGTTAAACACAGTTACATTCAAAAGCTCCGCGCCCAATCGGTACTGGAGGCTTCGTCCGATTGGATTCGTTGGAGGTCAATGTGATGCGTGGGGCGTTCAAGCCCTGGAGCTCATGGAATATGAGGCCACAAAGTTTGACAACATCCAAGACAAAATCCTGATGGAGAATCGGGATCGTGACTATTCACAGCCCGCAATTGCCTGCCGTGGGTTTTACGACATTGTCGCTCCGATGATGGATCTTGGTCAGTTTGGTGCAGCGTGGCAAGACACATACACAATCAAACTGAACTTTGGACATTGTATCGAGAAGCTAGGTCGACCTGTTATCATTGGTGACATCATTGAGCTGCCGAGCGAAGCGCAATATACTCCAGACTTGCGTGAAGTAAAACGCTTCCTTGAAGTGACGGACGTGACGTGGGATTCTTCGTCATATACCCCGGGGTGGACACCAACTATTCTAGCAATTACAGCAAAACAAGCTCTCGCATCGCAAGAAACACAGGACATCTTCGGTGATCTGCGCACCATGGTAGACAATTCCGACCTGTTTGCCACTTCCAACAAGAAGGGTGCGGAGTATCAAGACTTCTCCGTCATCACGCACAATATTGCAGCTGATGCAAAGACGGCAGTGCCTGAATACGGCAGCGAGGGATCGAACACCATACGTGAGTTCACTGATGAGGAATTAAATACCGCTAAGGCGTCAGGATTCCCTCACATCCGCAAGATGAACTTTAACAAGACGGGACTGTTTGTCGAGGACGGCATTCCTCAAAACGGCGCTCCGTTCACGGAAGGACCTGTGCTGCCTGATGTGGCTAACGCAAACGATGGTGATCACCACCGGTTGACGTACGAAGGTACTGCCAAGGACGTACCAACCCGCCTGTACCGTTATTCAGCGACTAAGAATCGTTGGATCTATCTGGAGACAGACCGCCGCGAACAGTACAACACAATGAAGAACAATCTGGAAGAGTACACAACTAATCCAGCTAAGATACCAGCAAGGAATATTCGATAATGGCATACCAAGCAGACGGCTACTACTATGATGCGCAGCTACGCAGCTACATCCTTCAATTCATGGCAATCTTCACCGGCTTGCAGGTGCAGATTGGTAAGTGGGGTACTGTGGATGAGCGGTTGATTGAAGTACCAATTCACTACGGAGCCCAGGACCGTGTAGTTGCAGCAATCATGACTGACAATACAGCAAACAAGCCGTTACGGCTCCCTGTCATGAGTGCGTACCTACGTGGGATCAATATGGATCCAGCACGAATGGTTGGCATTGGGGTAGAACGCCGGCAAGCATACGTTCCAGTTGGTGGATTGGCACCAGATGACATCAGGGTAGTGTATCAGCGCAAACCAATGCCGTACACGATTGATGTTGACCTGTCAATCTACTCAAGCAATTCTGAGCAACACTTTCAAATCCTGGAACAAATCTTACCAATCTTCGATCCACAGCTGGTAATTCAAACATCTGACGGTGTGTTTGATATGACTCGGCTAACTCATGTACTGCTAAAAGGCATCAACAATGATACTCCGTATCCTGTGGGACAAGACCGTCGAATCATCCAGAGTACGTTGAATTTTGAAATTCCAATTTGGATTGACACTCCTGCTGATGTCCGTCGTAACTTCGTTGAGAAGGTGTTTCTACGTATTGGTGCTGTTGGTACCAGTGCATCAACAAACTACGAAATGTTGGATGAACTTGATGCTCAAGGTATCCCGTACGAAAAGATCGCAGACATCGGCGACCTTCCGCCCATGTAAATTTGGAAAATTGAGGGACACCACGATAAATAATGCCATAATTTGATTTCCCTAGGAGTCACACATGGCAAACCTCGTAAGTGCTGGCGTAAGCGTAACCGTTACAGATGAATCGTTTTTCATCCCTGCGGCTGCGGCCACAGTACCTCTAATCTTCATCGCTACAGCAGATGAGAAGAAGCGTGCAGACGGCGTCACCGACGCTGCCGGCACATTTGAAAGCAACGTCATTCGTACGGTCACGTCGTTGAAGCAAAGCACAGAACTGTACGGCGTTCCGAAGTTCCGTAAAGACTCCACAGGCAGTCAGTTCCACGGCGATGCTCGTAACGAATACGGTCTATTCGCATTGAACCAGTTCCTTGGTGTTGGTAGCTACGCATACGTAGTCCGCGCCAACGTGAACCTAGACGATGACCTAGCAAGTATCCGCACGATGTGGGATACGAAGATGCAGGAATCCAGCTACGTTCTGGAAAACCTAATCAACTCGTATTTGAACGAATACAACCTATCTAACGGCTTCGTCGTCAGTAGCGTTGGTCTCGTCAACACTGTCACGGTTACGGCTGGTACGGGTTACACACCTGGCACATACACCAACGTCGTGTTGTCTGGTGGTACAGGTACTGGCGCAACGGCAACGATTGTTGTTGGCGCAGGCGGAACTGTTACAAGCGCTTCGATCACACCTACGATGCGTGGCACCGGCTATCAAGTTGGCAACATCCTGACCGCTGCAGCTCTGACTGGCGGTACGGGCTTCCAACTAACTGTTGCAACTATCACAGGATACAAGTCAACCGTTGCTAAAGCCACAGTTGAATCACTGGCAGCAACCGCTACTACGGCTGTTTGGCAGAAGTTCTCGTTCCGCAACTCACAAGCTAGCTTCACTGACGATGTGACAGCTGTCCCTCAACCAATGTATCCTAACGGCTACACTCAACCAGCTGTTGGCGCTTTCAAAGGCTTTAAGGGTGACACTGCAGCATTCGTGAACGGTGGACAAGGTAGTGTTGTAGCTACGGAGTTTACTGCCCAAGAAGCAGCAAACCTGCTACTTGGATCGGGAGACCAGTTTAAGTACACGATTACCTTCCGTGACCAAACAAGTCTTGGTGCTAACGATGCGGCGCGTCGTGTTGCAATTGTCAATGCTCTTCAAGCAGCAGTCAACAGCAATACTGACATCCGTTCTGAATCGTATGAGTACAACTTGATCCTGTGCCCAGGCTACCACGAAGTTGCTGACGAAATGCTGGCCCTGCGCACGGACATCCAAGACGAAGCATTTGTGATTGCTGATACACCAATGAACCTGTCGCCTGAAGATGTGGTCACGTGGGCAGCTACTACCGCACGTCGTACTGGCGTTGGCATCGCTTACTACTACCCACACGGCTTTGCGTCCAACCTCGACGGCACCAACGTATTCGTTGCAGCTTCGGGCATTGCTCTGCGCACATTGACATACAGCGACGATGTGTCGGAACTGTGGTTTGCGCCAGCAGGTACTCGCCGTGGCTTGGTATCTGGTCTGTCAGACGTTGGCTACGTCACCGGTACATTGGGTGCTGCTACAACATTTGTACCAGTTGCTCTGAACCAAGGTCAGCGTGACAACATGTACAAATACTTCACAAACATTAACCCGATCGTGTTCTTCCCAGGTCGTGGCATCATTGTGTGGGGTCAAAAGACCTCGGCGCCTGCTGCTTCGGCTCGTGACCGCATCAACGTTGAACGTCTGCTTGGCTACGTTCGTCGTCAACTGCGCAAGAACACCATGCCGTTTGTGTTTGAACCAAACGATCAACTGACTCGCGACAACCTGAAGGCTGCCGTAGACGGATTCCTTGGTGACCTGATCACCAAGCGCGGCCTCTACGACTTTGCGACGATTTGTGATGAATCAAACAACACTGCTGACCGCATCGACCGCAACGAGATGTACATCGACATTGCACTGAAGCCAGTACGCGCAGCTGAATTCATCTACATCCCAATCCGCGTTGTTGCAACAGGCACGGAAATCTAAATAGAGAGACAAAAGGAGAACAACCGTGAGTACAATTAATGATTTTGGTATCCCTGGCGTCGGCTCTGGTATTGCGCATCCTAAGCACAAGAACCGCTGGCGTGTAACATTTGCAGGCATGGGAGGCGGCGAAAACAGCATCCCTGTGTCAATGCAAGCCATCACTGTTACCCGCCCGAAGCTGTCTAAGAGCGAAATTGAATTGCATCGCTACAACTCAACCGCATGGGTTGCTGGTAAGCATACGTGGGATCCAATGTCCCTAACGATTCAAGATGACATTACGTCAGCAGCATCGCGCGTCATTCAAGCTCAACTGCAAAAGCAGCAGTGGTTGATTGGTGCAGAAGGCCAATGGTTGGGCGCAGCTGGCGAAGGTTCGCTGTACAAGTTCGTTACCTACATCGACATGCTCGACGGCCGTGATCAGGTTGTTGAAAAGTGGACGATGGAAGGTTGCTGGCTGAAGGAAGTTGACTGGACGGATCTGGACTACGCTTCCACATCTGATGCTGTGAACATCAACCTAACGATTCGTTTCGACCACGCTCGTCAGAGTCTTGGAGGTTACGATCAAGGTCTGGGCATTGCCACAGGCGGCGCAGGTAAGATTTAATCATTACGGTGATTGAAAAAAGGGTGCTTCGGCACCCTTTTTTGTTGACTTGTTGAATGAGCGGGGTTACGCTAACCGGATGACTAATGCAGCAATAACAATAACAACAGCGGCCCACAAAATGGCCGTTGGTGATGGCGTCGTTGAATCGGCAACAATAACCAATCCCATAAACAGTCAGCATACCGTTGGGTTGGTGTGGGCTCCAGTGACTATCAATATCCCTCTAACTGCTGATAATCAGCACTTGGCGTCACTGATCAACGAACAACTGGACGCACAGCTCAGGTCTGGACTCTCAGCAAAATGCAGTCTTGAGCTTCTGGGCCTGGATACGGATTACTCAGGTACTCTCGAAGGGTGCTGGATTCAGTCCGCTAACTGGTTGCACGAAGAGCTGCTGACAGTTGAAATTCGAGCTGATCACTGGAGGCAGAGGAAGTTTACGCACCCATAAATACTCCAAATCTGGAGATTTTCATGGGTGATCCACGTACTTTTACCGTTAAACAATGTGAGCCATCTTATGCTGACCGTAGTGGCGCAAGCATTGGCAGTGCGACGAGTGCTCGCCGCGACTTTTTCAATGCTATAGGCAAAGTCGGTGACCTAGCCGTATTGAATAGTGTGGGCGCCGGCAAAGTCGGTGCAGGACTACGCACTCTTGCCAGCATCTCAAACACCATTCGTGTGGGGAACGGAGCACTCCCGTCTTCGATTGGATCATCCATTGACAACGGTGCAAACTGGGTGCTTGAAACAACGGGCATTGCCCCCTCCGTAGTCGACACCCTACGCGGCTTCCATCCCGAAATTGCAAACCAGGCATACGGACAGGCAAAGGTAGTGTTTGACTCCGTTAAACGTGGCAAATTCAAAGCTCGTGACATCCCCAATGTACTACAAGACTTCCAGAACTTGGAACGTCTCGGCCGCAGCATCTTTACGCCTGGTGGGGACGACGTGCAATCATCGCTAGGAGAACACTGCCAGTATTCCCCATACGCCGTTGACCTGATTGCTCGAGCACCAAAATACAAATTCTTGTTTGTAATTGAATTCGTGGTAAACGGAGCGTACGCTGAGCTGAATACGGCCACCGGGCCATTGAACATGGCCTTTGCTGTAAAGAAGTCTACGCGGCCAAATCCTAAGTTCATATACGAAGACGCAAACTATTACGGCCATCGTACCAAAATTCTTACTAAAACAGAGTACGAAGACATGACCATGTCGTTCCACGACGACAATATGAACTACGCCACCACGTTCTATCACTCCTACTTGCGTGCCATGATTCCGTCATCTGGCATGAACCCAAGCAACGGCGGGACAACACCAAGCATCCTAGAGCAGGATAGCATGTCGTACAGTGACACTAGTGTGCTCGCAGCAGATCAAATTTTGCAGCACATTCCCGCAAACGTGTACTCTGCATCTACCGGTCCTCTAAACAAAGATGTAAAAAGTATCTTCTCTGAGATCCGCATGTACCACATCTTCGACAACGGCAACCGGATGAATGTATGGCACTTCTCCAACCCACGTATCACTACGCTCGCCCTCGATGATGTTGATATGTCAGCAGGAAGCGAAGGGAACGAACTGTCCCTGACATTTGGATATGACAGTTTGTACCTCGAGCCTGATGTTGATATGTCAACGGCTTCGTTTGCCGATCTTCAACGTGGTGCGTACTATCCGCTACGGTATGTCGGAGCACCAAACAAGTCATCTACACTCGCATCGGTTGTTAGCAACCCGCTGTCAAGCTTGAGCACGTCTGCACAGAACCTGATGAATACGGCAACAGCTCAAGCTCAAACGCTGTACAGTTCGGCTGTAACCGCAGCAAGCGATCTATCATCCAAATTCAGTAATCCAATGAGTGGATTTGACATTCTTGGATAAACCATGGCTAAAGCGTTCATGCAGGGGTACTACGTACCCAAAAACCCTGATAAATACGTTGGTGATTTGTCGAAGATCCGTTATATGTCTTCTTATGAATATGAGACACATTCATTCTTTGACAACAATCAACGCGTATTAAAATGGTCAAGTGAGCCATTCTCAATCCCGTACCTAAAGCCAACCGATGGGCGGTTGCACAAATACTATCCGGATTATTGGGTGCAGTATGTGACCAGCGACGGAGAGATCAAGGAAGAATTGATCGAAGTGAAGCCTAGATCGCAAACATCGTCGCCTCGAGGTAACTCAAAGTACCGAGCGTATGAGCAGTTAACATTTGCTGTCAACCAAGCCAAGTGGGCAGCAGCTCGTCAGCTATGTGATCAAAAAGGCTGGGGATTCAGAATCATTACAGAGAAGTCGATTTTCAAATGACAAACACCGTTACAAAAGAGAAACTGATCGAGCATCCGCTCGAACAGGTATTCGATATTGAGCCAGGCACAACAATAACTGAGTTTGTTGAAGCTGTGCCGTCCATGGTTGTAACGCCTCTAACTTACGACGACAAAGATACCGAAGTTGACACACAATATCAAGAGATTTACGACGTTGCAATGTCGCAGGTATCCGCGATCAGTGATGAAATGGCTCGAGTCGAAGGCCGCCACAAAGCTCGGATCGGTGAGGTAACAGCTACAATGCTAAACGTAGCACTGAGCGCTGCCCGTGAGAAGGCGCAATTGAAAATGCATAAAGACAAACTGTCATCCCGTGCTCCTGATGCTACTGGAATGCCTCAAGGATCCGGTAAAGCTGACGTGATTATTGCGGACAGAAACGAGATCCTCCGCGCATTATTCAACAAAAAGTAAGGTAACTCCGCATTTTTGTTTGATATATAGTGGGCATGGCAGCCCCAAAAAACCCTTATCTAAAGCGTGCTAACGAACAGCACGAATACACCACCGATCAGATTCTTGAGCTGCAGCGTTGCGCTGCAGACGCTGAATACTTCATCGACACCTATTGTCAAATTCAACACGCTGTTGAAGGTTCTATTCGATTCGCGCTGCGTCCGTATCAGCGCCGAATTATTAGCACATTTGCAAACAACCGATTGTCCATCGCACTAGCACCTCGCCAGATTGGTAAATCTTGGATCGCAGGTGCTTTTCTTTTATGGTTTGCAATGTTCCACTTTGAAAAGACTGTCGTAATTGCATCTAACAAGAACGACAACGCTATGGAAATGATTCACCGTGTTCGGTTTATCTACGAACGCGTTCCGCATTGGTTGAAGCCAGGACTGTCAGCTGACGGATGGAACAAGCACAGCTGTGGTTTCGACAACGGTAGCCGTATCATATCCCAAGCAACGTCTGAAAATACCGGTCGCGGTCTATCTATTTCACTACTGTTCCTTGACGAATTTGCATTCGTGCGTGACAGTATTGCTGAAGAATTTTGGACATCTGTATCACCTACCCTAGCAACCGGTGGTTCGTGTATTATCTGTTCAACGCCTAACGGCGACATCAACCGCTTCGCTCAGTTGTGGCGAGGTGCAAATATTCCGTCGCCTGACGATAAGACGGTTGGTATTAACGGCTTCGCACCAATCGAGGTCAAGTGGGATGAACCACCCGGCCGTGACAAGAAATTCAAAGACGAAGAAACAGCCAAGATTGGCGAAACGCGGTGGAAACAGGAATATGAGTGTGAATTTATTTCTAGCGATCCCCTGCTGATCGACTCTGTCACACTAAAGAACCTTGCGGCTGTCACCGAAAAAATCAAACCAATTGGTATTGCTGGCGAGATTGTGTTCTACAAGGAGCCGATGCAGCACAACACCTATCTCATTGGCATGGACGCTGCAACAGGATCCGGAGAAGATTACACAGCAATTGTGGCGTATGAATTCCCGTCAATGGATCAAGTCGCTGAGTTTCGTACAAACACGATGTCGTCCGTTGCAGGGTATCACATGCTTAAAAAGATGCTGCGTATCTTTGAGCGGGCAGGATCAACCGTATATTTCTCCGTAGAGAACAACGGTGTCGGTGAAGCTATTATTGCCCTCTATGAAGCTGATGAAGATCCTCCGATTACAGCGGAATTTGTGTCAGAAACCGGCCAAAAACGTCGTGGAATGACAACGTCGGGTAAGACCAAGATTCAAGGCTGCCTTGCCTTGAAGGAAATGATTGAACGCAATAGCATGCACGTGAAATCGCTCGTTACTGTGCGCGAGCTGCAGAACTTCATCCGTGCTCGTGGATCATATGCTGCAAAGATCGGGGCAACCGACGACTTGGTGATGGCTACTGTGCTGGTTGTTCGACTACTGAGCGAAATCTCAACGTTTGACCAGGACGCATATGATAAGCTGTACTCACACGCTTATCTCAGCGACTCTGGATCGTCAAGCAACTGGTTAACATCGGATCGCCGCAGTGATGACGATGATGACGGAATGGCGGATATGGTATTGGGTTGACTGTTAAGGGGAAAGTCGTTATAGTCACCGAAACTTTCGGAGAACGTAATGACTGACACCTACCGCACCCAATTCGTGAAGCTGTTTGCTGATCTGCAAACCACCCCCATGTTCCAGCGCATGGAACGCACCGTGGAAGGCAGCCCCTGGCACCGCGAAGCGAATGTGTTGGTTCACACCCAAATGGTTGTGCAAGAATATCTCGACCGTACTGATGCTGAATGCGAATTTTTTGCTGAGCCGTGGGGTTGGTACGACTACCTTGGTGCGCTTGTGTGTGCTTTCCACGACGTCGGTAAGCCTGCGGCTGAAAAGACTGTGTGGAGTCAGGAGCGTGGGGAATACCGGAGGTACGGTGGTCACGAACTGATCTCTGCTCGCATGTTCGAAGACTACGCCACGTCGAACAAGCTGCTGTCGGCTAAGGACATCCGCGCCGTCAGCTGGATGATCGAACACCACATGCCCTGGTCTATCACCGACGAAACGAAGCTGGACTTCTTGGCTGCTACCGTCAATTCGATGGGGGAGAACATGCCCCAGGTTTGGTTCCGTGCTCTGCTGTCGGATCAGTACGGCCGTATCAGTGACGACAGCAACACCAAGCGTCGCAACTCTGATGAGTGGGTTGAGCAGATGCGTGCCCGAGCGAAGAACGCGGTTGTTGCGTGCGACCGTACCGAACACGTTCCCTCCCTGTGGATGCCGATCGCTCCGTCTGGCGCTGGCAAGAGCACGTTCCTGCGGCAGGCGCAGGCGAACGCTGCCAACGACGGTGAGCAGATCGATGTGTTTTCCCTGGATCTGCTGCGCCATGAGTTCTACGATGCTGACGACTACGCTAAGGCGTATGAGGGCTCTGTGAAGGACAAGTCGTTTGAGTTGCGAGCGAATGCTCGTTTTCACCAGATGGCTAAGGAGGCGTGGGCTGCTGGCCGCCACCTGTATGTTGACAACACGAACCTGTCGGCCAAGCGTCGTGGTTGGTATTTGCGAGTCGCCAAGAAGCATGGTTTCCACACTGTTGCTGTGCTGATGCCGGTGTCGTTGGACACGGTGTTGGCTCGCCAGCAGACTCGTGGTGATAAGAGCGTGCCTGAATCCGCTGTTCGTCAGCAGTACATGTCGCTTCAGCAGCCCTTGGTTGGTGAGTTCGACAACGTCTTGACGAGCGATCACAATCTCACTTCGTGAGATTCAGTAAATAGGTAGGTGGAGACACCTACCTATGACTGAACAATTGTGGACAATTCGGGGCGAACGGATCGTGAATCAGCTGAACGAAGTTTCAACTGTGTCCGATCTGGAAGATAACATTGAGCGTGAATTCCCCACGACCAAAAAACGGCAACACGCCACAGGCGAGGTAACGGTTCAGGCCATCGAGTACATCCCGTATCTCGGCATGAAGATGTTGCACATTCGGTCAAACACAGTCAGCAACGGTAATCCATATAAGCAAGCAATTCAGTTGACCAAGGTTCCATTTAGCTCTCAGAGTGGTTCCGGCGTCATTACGTTGCAAGCTGCGGATGGAACAGAGTTCCACGCTGCTCCAATCAATCTTGCGATGCACAACGCAAAAGTTCGGTGCAACTGCATGGACTTCCACTACCGGTTCGCAAACTACAATGCGCAAGACAAGTCTTTGGTTGGAAAGCCGCCGCCCCCGTACGTGAAAAAGACCAATCGCCCGCCAGTTAACCCCAACCAAGTGCCGGGTTTGTGCAAGCACCTACTCAAAGTGGTTCAACAAGTGCAAGCAACTGGGCTAATTCTGCCCAGTTAATTAGATCCCAAGATTTCCTTGACACGCGCCTCTTTGGCGCGTTTTGCCGCTTTATCCGCTGGTGATTCAATGCCAGCAACAACAGCCTTGCCATCTTGGCTGCGCTTGAAGAGTTGACCGCGTGTCGCTGGTCGCTCAATAGACTTACCGATTGTGGATCGGACGATGTTCTGCGCAATTGTAGATGGGTTGAATGCTTCCTCTACGGCAGGTGGCACAATCTCAATTGGTTGTTCCATAACAATCTCTTCAACTGGCGCTGGGGTTTCAATGACCGGGTCAACGATTTCAGGAAGCGTTACAGCTTCCTCAACAGCTTCCTTAACCTTGGCTGGTTTCTTCGGTTCGGCAGGCTTATCATCGTCTTGCTTCACCGTAAACGACGTCGTTACCTTTGGTTTAGATACGGATGGTTGGAACTTGACGGAAGGATCAGTAACCAACATTACAGTTCCAGCTGCTGGTTCAAAATAATACCCGTCAACGATCACTTCAACGCGGAAAGGCACGTTGCTTTCTTGCACTTGTGTGAGAGCTGGGAGCTTAGCTACCCACTTGTACTCTTCCCCGTCAATGCGTGAGCATTTGAAGGAATAGTCACACTGCTGCGCTTCGCTGGTAATGACAAAGCGAACGGTTGGAGGAGCAGTGTCATCCACGCCCTGAATCATAACATCGAATTCAAGGTCACTCTTCTTGGCTGGATTGATTTTAATAGTGGATGCGTCGCTCATGGGTTTGTCCTTTGGACTATTATTTATCGCGGGAGAAGATTGCTACCACCCGTTTTGATGCATGCTTGATCTGGTCAACGCCAACAGCAATGCGGGCGGTGGTGGCATTGACGAAGTTGATCACACGCACAAACTTGTCAGCTTGTCGATCAGACACCTTATAGGCCTTGCGCCACACCTTATCATTTGACATTTTGACGGTGATTTGTACCAGCTTAGGCGCCTTCGGTTTCGGCTTCCATGGCACATAAATGCCTGGTTGTGTAACAACCATACCTCCACCACCACCACCTCCCCCTGGAACTACCGGTGGTTCCAACACCTCAATCTTGCATCGAAATAGATGGAACCCCACTGTAAGCATGCCACAACACGCAGGCATGCCTAGTCCATTGGTAATCAATCCGCTATAGGTGTGTTTGAAGAGGGCCATTAGCAAGTCGTCGGAACACGTTCGCAAACCTCTTGGACGCTAGGCATTCCACTGAAGTCTCGTAGGTTGAACGTTGTAAGAGGTGTAACACAGTCGTCATCGTAGATGATCAGCTGAGCATTGTTGACATCAATTTTGGTGCGGTTACGTTGGTATTTCAACATAGTCTCTAACAGGGTGGTCATCGCAGCATCATTCAAACGAACCTCAGCAACGTCTGCTTGAACCTGTGACAAAGCCAATCCTGAAGATCCGGTTGTTTGGTGATCGGTCAAAGTTTGATCCCACACTGAAGACGCAATCTCTTCAACGTAACTTTCATTACCGCCAATTTGGTATCGATCACAGTCAGCCAATGTGTTCCCACCATCAAACGTGAATACGTAACTCTTTGCTGGACTATACGTGGTAAAGTCATACCGATACCACCCCAATCCAATCTCAACCGCAGGTTCACCAACAACCACATGAGTGTTGCTTGCGGGATTGGTTGGGTTTAGCTCAAAGATATCAATCGTTGGCGTTAGTCCGATTTGGGGAACGCCAGCAGACGTAAAGTGAACGGTTAGTAATTTGCGGGCCATGTGACTTCCTTTAGTGATATTTATGACCGCCGATTGCCCCACAAGCGTCTCATAAATACGGTCTAACTGGTTGGATTTATGAGTGTAATCGTAGCTAAATCAAATTCACGGTGTGCAACAGGCTCCTCTACCGTGTGTGACTTTTATCCTGTTGTGTCCGTTCAAAAAACTATGGCGGCCAGCAGCAGTGCCTCTATAGATTCAATCGCGGTAGCCATCGCACGAACAGCAAAGTGGATCGTAACTGTGACAAATGCTGACCGTAGCCGCATGCGCACGTTTGAGGTACATGCTACCCACCGTGCTGGCACAAACCCCACATTTGTTACATACGGATTTGAAGGTAGTGTGTTCGCAATTACCCCGACTGTAACACTCGTTGGTAGCAATCTCGTGTTGTCAATCACCAACAGCGAACTAGTTGGGCTGGTGGTATACGCTACGCGCAAGATTGTCCCGGTTGATGATCAGCCTCAAGCAGCAACATCTTATCTCCCAATCTCCCAAAACACCGTAGTGATCCGAGCTCTACAACAGGGCTTAATCGATTTCATTCCGGACACAGACCTAGGTATGATGGCTGTCAAGCTGGCAATTACATTAACATCAGATACCACCAGCGTATCATCGCAAGTGTTGGTTCAGCTGAGTTCAACCCCGAGAGGGGTTGAATACGCAGTTGTTGGATCACGTTCGCTGAATCATGATATCGTGCTCATTGAGGTTGCCAATCAAGGATTGGAAATCCTACTAACAAACCAAAGTTCCGAGGATATTGCAGTTGACGTCACCCGAGTCCCAGTACATTCAACGTCAGCAAACAACTGTGCGCCGTCCCAATCCGATATGAAGATTTGGCATCCGCAAATAGTATACATCGGTGCTGGTGTAACAAGGACTGTCGATACTGTTAACGGCAGATATGTGTCTGGTGGTAAATGGCTACTTGGGGCCATTGACGTCCAAGATAATCGCACAATGGCATGTGAAGTGGGGTATAACACATTGCAGGGCGTCGCTGACCACTCCGTATACGGCACGATCGCCGACAAACTGAATCTAGCCTTCACCACTACGGTAGTTGCAGGCCGCCTGACTCTAGAGGTTAAGAACAATGATGCAAACACAGTGCATATTAGCCTACTACGGGTTCCCACTACCTCATAAATAGACTATTGTAACTGCGCAAAAGGCAAGCGATGAGCGAATTTTTCCGAATTGTACGAGGACTGGAGATTGATGACAGCATCCGTATCCTTCAAGGAGCGGGGGCTCCCGGCTCCTCAACCGATACGAACAACGCTCAGCGTGGCTCCGTCTACCTAGACACCAATAACGGTAACATGTACACCAAAATTGACGTTGGTGTAGGTGTTTCAAAGTGGTCACAAGCAGGAACCGGCAGCGGTGGTGGCGGTGGAACCAATCTAGTCCTATATTCAGAAGCCCCAAGCGCAAACCCCACCACTCCAGCAACACAAGGCATTGATTCGATCGCGCTTGGTGTTGGTGCACAAACAACGACCACTGCTCCTAGCTCAATCGCAATGGGGGAGCAATCAGTCGCTCGGCACCGTGGTGCCAATGTTTGGGCAAGCGGTCGCTTTACAACGAGTGGTGACTGCCAAGCAGGTCGGTACATGCTACGTGCAATCACCGTCAACGGAATTCAGACTGAAGCATTTCTGGATGGTACAAATGGTGTTGAGCGTCTGGTATTACCGGATGATAGCACATGGACATTCACAGCTACTGTCACTGCACACCGGACGGATGTGGGTGACGGTCACGCCGGATACAAGATTCAAGGGGTTGTGTATCGCAAGGCTGGAGCAAACACAATCACATTCCAGGGCGCTCCAACAAAAACAGTTTTGGCAGAGAGTAACATCCCCTGGGACATAAATATCACCACCGACACCACGAATGGTAGTATCAATGCGTTCGTCACTGGACAAACCGGAAAAACAATTCGATGGGCCATACTTTTTGAAACACTTGAGGTTACAAACTAATCATGAACTTTAACCACGACACTGGCTTAATTGATAGCCTCTTGACAATCGACACAACCGTTGCTCCTCCGCTCGGGGGCACGACGCAGTCGCTGCAGATCACTGGTACTGGCGCCATTTATCTACCTCTTGGTACGACCGCTCAACGCCCAGCAAACTCTGCAGGTATGCTCCGCTACAACACCGAAAGTAGTGTTCTAGAATACAACACCGGCACGGTTTGGTCAAGTCTTGCAACCGGTGGCGGTACTGTAACGTCGGTTGCAGTTTCAGGTGGTACGGGTCTGTCCGTATCGGGCTCACCAATCACCAGCTCCGGCACAATTACGCTGTCTCTGGACGCAGGTCTGCAAACCCTAGCCTCGTTGGCAACGGTTGGTATGATCTCTCAGTCCGCTGCAGATACTTTCGTAGCTCGTACAATTACTGGGACAGCAAGCAACATCACCGTATCGAATGGCGACGGCGCTTCCGGCAACCCAACTATCGACTTGGCCACGGTTACGCAGGGCTCAACCGGCACCTCATTTGTTAAGGTTCAGTTGGATTCGAAGGGTCGTGTTATCAACAACACCGCAGTTGTGGCATCCGATATTACCACTCTCGTTGACGCAACATACGTAAACGTGTCCGGCGACTCCATGTCGTCTGGTGCAAACTTGACGTTCTCCGGAGGCGGTGAAGTTCTGGGCCTACCAGCAACTCCAACCACGTCTGGTTCGGCTGTCTCCAAAGCCTACGTGGACTCGTTGCTGCAAGGTTTGGATCCTAAGCAGTCTGTTCGTGTAACCACTACTACCTCTGGTACTCTTGCTTCTTCGTTTGTTAACGGCGCTACCGTTGACGGTGTGACCCTGGTTACCGGCGATCGTATCCTAATCAAGAACCAAGCTACAGCTTCTGAAAACGGCATCTACATTGTAACGGCTGGTACACCAACACGTGCAACTGACTTTGATGCGTGGTCGGAAATTCCTGGCGCCTTTGTCTTTGTTGAAGAAGGTACAACTAACAAAGACACTGGTTGGGTCTCTACGTCCGACCAAGGTGGTACGCTCGGTTCTACTAACATCACATTCGTGCAGTTTGGTGGTGCTGGCACGTACACCGCAGGCACAGGTTTGACGCTGTCCGGCACAACATTCTCGATCACCGCTCCAATCGCTGTTTCTTTGGGTGGTACTGGTCTAACTTCTGCGCCCGCCAATGGTCAACTGTTGATCGGTAACGCTACAGGCTACACACTAGCTACTCTAACAGCAGGCACGGGTATTGGTGTCGCAAACGCCGCCGGTTCAATCACGATTTCTAACAGTGGTGTTACCGCTCTTGCTGGTACCGCTAACCAGATCACAGCATCAGCATCTACTGGTTCAGTGACTTTGTCACTGCCTTCAGCAATTACCGCCCCAGGCTCCCTGACGGTTACTACTAACCTGACTGTGTCGGGCTTGACAGCAAACTCCATGGTGTACTCCGGTACGGCTGGGTTGTTGACGGCTACTGCTGCTCCCACCAACGGTCAGATTCTGATTGGTTCAACCGGTGCTGCTCCAACACTAGCTACCCTAACAGCAGGCACAGGCATCGGTGTTGCAAACGCTGCTGGCTCGATTACGATTTCTAACAGTGGTGTTACATCGTTCACACAGACAGTACCATCGATCATGTCGATTACTGGTGCTTCGGCGGCCACAGGTGCGGTAAGTGCTGCAATCACACTGGCTAACCAAACCACAAACACCGTCTTCGCAGCTCCTAACGGTTCAACCGGAACGCCAACGTTCCGTGCTCTGGTCGCCGCTGACATTGGTGGTGCTCTGCAATTGTGGCGCGAAAACGTGTCCTCCCCAACTACGCCGATTGCAACTGGCACCAACTCAGTTGCAATCGGTTCTAGCTCCAGTGCTGGTGCGCAACATGCAATAGCATTTGGTCCAGGTACTTCTGCTACCTTGTACGGTCAGCGCGCTTACGCTAACGGAACATTCGCAACTGCTGGTGACGCGCAAGCATCCACATATGTGATGCGCAATATCACATCTACCGCAACCGTGACTGAACTGTTCTTGGATGGATCAGCAACTCGCCTGGTTATGCCAAACAACAGCGTTTGGACATTCTCAATCTTGATCTCTGGTCGTCGTACTGATGCGACGGGTGGTGGTGCAGGGTATCGTGTGGATGGTGTTATCAGGAAAGATACAACTGCTGCGTCCGCTGCGCTTGTTGGTGCGGTCACCAAATCGATCTTAGGTGAAACCAATGCAGCGTGGGACGTAACCGTCTCCGCTGATACAACTAACGGTGCTCTACGTGTTCAGGTAACAGGTGAAGCTGCAAAAACAATTCGCTGGGTTGCAGTGGTACAAACAGCTGAAGTTACAAACTAATCCTTTAAGGTGATTGTGAATGGAATTTGACCACAGCACCGACTCGATCAATCCTGACGACCAGCCATACGTCACACTTGGTGGCATTACGGGTGTCAGGATTCCGGTTGGCACATCTGCTCAGCGACCTACCGTTGCTGACGGCGTACTACGCTTTAATACTGATATCAACGCCTTGGAAGTGGGGTTGGGATCGTCCTTTAAGACGATCGAATCTTCGGGCGAAAATGGCTCATTTCAGTTAGTCACAGCTGCTGGCACCTCCCAAGCCAACGCAACTGCAGTTACAGCTCGCACTGTAGCTATTTCGTCAGCTACCGCGGGGTCGGGTGTCGTACTGCCAGCAATTACGGCCCAGACAGTTGGCCGAACGATTGTTGTTGGAAATGCGTCCGGAACTGACGTGCTGATCTACCCTGCCACAGGACAGCAGATCAGCAATCTTGGAGCTAACACACCAGTCACAATCCCCGCTGCACAAGGCGGGGGTAGTTACACGCTAGTAGCAGCAACAACCACAGTCTGGTCTATTTTAAGTATTTTCTCTGTTGGTGGGTCATTGGCTGCCAATGGTGTTATTGCGGTTGACACAGCTGGCGATCGCTTACGCTATCGCCAGCTTGTTCAGGGCTCTGGTATCACCATCACTCACGCGACAGATTCCATTACAATCGCTGCGTCTGGAGGATCAGGCACGGTTACGTCGGTAGCTGCAACAGGCCCAACAAGCGGGTTTTCCGTATCAGGATCGCCAATTACAACGAGTGGGACGCTAACATTTTCCCTCACCAACGACCTTGCGGCTGTCGAAGGATTGACGACCACGGGTATTGTCCGCCGGACTGCAGCTGATACGTGGTCGGCTGGAACCGCAGTAAGTTTGACCTCGGAAGTCACCGGAATTCTCGGTGCAACGAATGGAGGTACGGGGTTAGGATCGTATGCGATTGGTGACATCTTATACGCCTCTGCCACTAATGCACTAAGCAGTTTAGCAGACGTAGCCACAGGCAATGCCTTAATTTCGGGTGGTGTAGGTGCTGCCCCGGCTTGGGGTAAGATCGGGCTAACAACACACGTCACTGGCAATTTACCCGTAACAAATCTGAACAGCGGAACGGGGGCGTCATCCTCTACGTTCTGGCGTGGAGACGGCACGTGGGCAACCCCTTCGGGTGGCTCATCAGGAAATGTTGGATACAACACGGTTCTATTCGGCACTTCATACTACGTACGACAATTTGGCGTAAACACAGCAGCCGCATCTGCTGGGGTGACGTCAAATGGAACGGTAATTACCTTCAATTCAACAAATCCACATTATTGCATCCCTGGCCAACGAGTGTTCCTAAGCTCACCAGCTGGTACAACGGCTTTCGATCTTCAGCGCGTGTTGGGAACGATTACCGCCGTGTCTGGTAATACGCTCACAATCACCCCTGACCCAACCACGCCGATTTTACAATCAGCAGGATCGTCAGTTACCGCCTGGGAAATGCAAGTGTTTGATCGATACATGCCGGGGTCATCATTCCGATACGCAAATAACCTACTAAATGGAGCATTGTCTCTATCGGCGTCGTGGGCTACTTCTGGTATTACCACTTCAAATCTGTACACTAATTTGAGCAGGATGCTCGCCCTGAACCCTGATATCATCATCGGCGACTTTGGCATCTGGAATGACGTTGAGAACGGCTCAATTACAACTCCAGCTGGTGGAGCAGGATCTCCAATCAGTTCGCTCCTGTCAATGCTTACAACAACACTACAGACGGGTGCGTGGGTTGTGTTTGAAGGATTCGCAGCAGCAACTTTCACAACAGCAACTATTGCATCACTCGCGTTCGAAGTAATGCAACGCGTCAAGACGTTATCCATCCAATACCCCAAACTACTGATACTAGACAAGTGGGCTCTAACAGTCAACCCAATGACGGGTATTGGTGATGCTGATCTGTTCCAGACAGACGGTGAACACCCAGCACAGAAAATGTCTTATGTTGCCGGCTATTGGCTCGCACGACTTTTACGAGACTCGGGAGCCGTACCCATCATCCCCGCATCACCCCTAGCATCATCGATTAATGATCGGTATGCTGCCTCGTCCTTATCAACGAATTTGTACAATGGTGGTTGGTCTGCGACGGGCGTAGCTGCTAGCGTGTATGATACACACGCTACTGGCGTGTTTGAATCAAACATGTCATACGGCATTGAAAACAACACTGGAGGTGGGACCACGTCTGCTTGTAGTCTAGTTGCTCGAGCCGACGGGTATGGGCATGATCAAGTAATCGTTGCCACCCGCACAACGGGTGTTGGTGATAGTTATCACCAACACATAATTGGATTTGAAGGTTCGGGCGCTGGATTTATCGTCAACATGAGTGGCGGTCATTCATACCAGGCGGCAGTTGACATGAGCATCTCTGGATCTATGTCGACAATCTCTTCCATATCGGTGTATTTTAACGTTGGGTATACCCTGTCATCCGTGTCGTATACGACACGGGCGTCAGCTCTAACCGACGCAACCGATTACCCTCTTGGTGCTGTAACTACACCCTTCCAAGAAAACCTCATATGTCCCACGGTGACAATACCAGCAGGCGCCACACTAACATCCGCAGTGTTGGTGGTAATGCTGTACACCACTGATGCGGGCGTAGTTAACATCAAACTTGGCCGTTGTGCTATAAGGCAAGTAGCATGAGCAATTCTCTCACCCGAATTTATTACACCGATCCACTAACCCTTCCGCCTGCTAAGTATATGACGGGTGAGACGGCGTGGATGCTGGTACAGAGCACAGGACAGGCATATTCCGTTTTGTCAAACGGAACGGTTTGGATTGCCACCAGCCCCGCCCACATTGGCACATTTGCTACGTTACCTGCACCATCTTCGGTAGTAACGGGGTCATATGCGTATGCTACAGACCGACAGTACGCAATGTACACAAATACCGGAAGTGTTTGGATCCCCGAAGGATTGGCCTCAGGGACGGCAATTCTAGACTTTGGAACAGGTCTCGGCACACAAGAAGCTAGTGTGGTTGTGACCGGTCAAGCAAACATTACCTCTGCGTCAACACCATTCGCAGTCATTGGTCCTAACGCATCAACGTCAACTCACAGCGTCTCTGATCATAGATACTTCGGTCTGTTTGCGTCACTAGTCTGTGATACGATCGTAGCAGGTACAGGTTTTACAATATACGGATATGCTCGAGAACAGCTCACTGGGCAATTCCAAGTTACATGGCAATGGAGCTAAGGAGTTAATATATGGCAATGGATGTAGATATCGTTGGTGGCGTAAGCGGCAATAAAGCTGAAGTGGACTCCAACAACAACGTAAAGGTCAACCTTCCGACCACCCCGACCCAAGCGGGCTTCACACAATTGACTGACGTGTGGACCACGTCAGTCCCATCAACCGCTCGCAAGGCTCGTATTACGGTTGATGGTGATTTGTACACTGGACAGCGTCAAATTGTGTACCGAACTGACTTCAATAACGCGGTTGCAACAACTCCAATGTCTAGCCAGTGGCTAGCAGAAGCAACGACGATGGCAATGGCTGTTAACGGTGGCTTCTTGCGTCTCAACAGTGGTTCGATCACCACTGTTACCACTGGTGTTCAGATGCACTCATGCCGCACGTTTAATATTGAAGACGGGGCAGCTATCGCTGGTAGATTTACCGTTAAAACAAACAACGGAGCTGTAACAAACAAGCAGTTTGATCTTGGTTTCGGTATGTCTGTACCTGTTGCCGGGCAAGGTAACAATCCGATTGAATTTACGGGCTTTCGGTGGACCACGGGTGGCGCGTTTATTGGGGTGTTGGAATACTCCGTTGGTGGTGCTTCAACAGCAATCACAGTGAACTTGAACGGGGGCGTCCCACTCGCTGACAGCGTAACGCACGCCTATGAAGTAATCATTACCAACGACCACGTTGAATTCTGGATTGATAACGTATATGCAAACACGATTTCAATGGCGTCAGCTGGTTCGGGATTGTTCAAAGCCAACGGCTACCCCCTATTCATGCGCGCGTTTAACTCTGCATCTGCCCCAGCGCTCGCACCCTCGTTGGACATCGCTGATGTTTCCGTTCTGCGGCTAGGCCCTGGTGTTGACATTCCACAACAATTTCGCCAGGTGTTGGCAGGTCGCCATAGCCTATACCAACAAACAGGTCTGACAGCGACCGACGGTTCGACCGCTCTGGTTCCTGCATCTGGTACGGCACCGACAGCCGGTGTTGGATCCAACACAGCTACCACATTCACGGGATTGGGTGGCGTATATCGATGCACATTAACAGGCGTGACTGGTGCTCACGTCAACGTGATTCTGTCAGACTACACAAATCCCAACGTCCCCGTCGCGGTCGGCGCCGCAAACGATGCTCGTAACTTAGTGATCACTGATATCATGATTAGCCCGACGGTGGTATCAACAGCACTAACAGGCGGTGGATTTATTGGAACCTACTTCGTTGCAGTTGGTGGATCAGCAGTATCCCTAGCGACCACAACGGCGAACGGTACAACCGCTGTTGCAACAAAAGCTCCACGTATCCTGATGCTAACAGCAACAGATAACTTCGCAGCAACAGCGGCTGCGGGTACTGTTGGTACTCGCACCGGCGACTCTTCTATCCGCCTATCTACGCCTATTGTCGTGCATCCTGGCGAACACTTGGTGTGTGGATTCCGTGTAATGTACGCTACCGCCGCAGTTACTGCGGGTGCTATAGACGGATCAATCAGCTTCAGCGGATACTGGGATTAACTTACCCGAACAAAAATGGCCTCCTAGGAGGCCATTTTTTTATGTTTTTGGTGTGCCAAATCACTTGGTGAGTTTGTCGAATAGGCGACGAGGACTAATGACACAATCGTCTAAGCCCTCGGTTCGTGCTACAAACTCCGAGCAAATCTCGTACTTGAAGTCCACAGCTGGGAGCTTCCAACCAACTGCATTCTCCAGCCCCTCGCGCAAACCAACGTAGAGCAACGTCCAATCGCTGTACTCTTCGCGTCCAACACGCGATAAGGCATCAGTCATGATTGACTCCCATGGTTTAATAGCGCGAACGAGCGTAAACGTGCGGTTGTGATAGTAACTCATGCTGACAATACGTCGTTTGGATTTGTGGGATGCTTCCACGCACATTAATCGCCTTTCGGGACCAATGTTAGCCCAGAACGCTAAATTGACATGCGTGAATGGCGAACCAGTCACCGCAGAAATCAAACGACTAAACCAGTGATTTGTACGATGAAGAAAAACAACATCACCGTCTTGCGCAATCGACCGCAATTCATCATATGTGAGATTGGATAAAACTTGTTCCATAGTAGCTCCTATAGTGGGAAACGCCTAAGTATTTACGTGATTTGTACCCCAAAACCAATCCCATATTGATAAATACTAAATCTCTCTTTGGAGTCAATCATCATGCGTATTCCGTTTCGCCAGGGACTTGTAACTGCACCTCCCAATTTCTTGCAAGCCAATGGCTCGGCTGTCAATCTAGTAATCGCACAGCCAGCTGTATTAGTGGCCACCATCGCGGACAAACAAGCCAACTACCTAATTTCAGAACGCAGTCCGATTACAAACGCCTGGACGGGCCCGTTTGTTGCCGGCACTACCTATTGGTTATACATTGAAATCAATCGTCTAACTGGCCAACGTACCTTCGGTCACACTCTTCTCGAACCAATTGAGGCTGCTGTTGCTCCAAGCAATCCCACAAACGGTCAAATGTGGTTCGATACCACACTAAATCAGATGAAGGAGTGGAACGCAACAGCCGTTCGTTGGATTGAGAAACTTCGTGTGTTAGCAGCTCGGTACTCGGCTGGAGCTACCTTCATCAGTGTTAGTTATAATTCTCCAAGCTTTACAGGAACACAGATTGGGTCACTGCAGAGTACCCCAATCGCTGCTGGCGCTCTGATGTACGATGAGAACGGTGACCCCATCAAACGTAATAATGGATACTTTTTTACCACCGAGGACGTAGTTACTGCTAGTATTGCCTCATCTACTCACGTAAAACTCGGATCGGTAGTGGTTGAAGCTGTTGCGGAAAGCAATATTCCTGCCTATCGTGTCGTACAGTTCGTCGATTTTAACAAGGTTGAAATGGCCATAAACGCATCTATGATAAACACAGGTGCATATGGTATGGTTGAAGTGGATGCTGTTACAGGTACGGTGGTGAACGTGGTGTTGGACGGCGTCATCACCAACACTAACTGGAATTGGCTAAACGTGAATGAGGCTATATACGTTGGTGTTGACGGAGAGCTCACAACATCAGTACCCGCAAACGCTATCGTGGTTGGATACGTTGTTGACCGCAACACGATTGTACTGCGACCATCCCTAGCCACGGTAAACATCACCGCAGGTGGGGGTGGGACAAACGTAGGCCCAGCCACTACCAGCACCCTTGGCATTGTTCGATTGTCTACCACTTCCGCTACTCCAAGTCAGCCTGTAGTGGTGGAGACATCCGACCCCAGACTCACTACGCAACGAGACGATGTGTACGTTGCGCCTAATCAAACCGCGGTACCTACAGTACTTAACACCGTAGCTCCGTCAGGACTAATTAGTCCTCTACAAGTGTATCGGAACGGAGTTCTCCAAAAATACGGCCCTGCTGCAACAAACACTACCACCACCCTCACTGCTAGTATTACCGCTGGGTCAAACGTGCTTCATTTTGCTAGTACTAACGGTGCGTTGGTTCCAGGCGCGCGCATCACTCACATTTCTCTACCTACCAACACTGTTATTACATCAGTTGACAATAGTCAATTGATTGCACAACTATCAGCTATCCTCCCATCTTCACAGGGAAACATCACAAACGGTACATTTAGCGTTGGTGGTATGTTGGGAGGTAGTTATGTTGTAACTGGAGCCCATGAAGTTCAATTTAATGAACCTCTGGACGGCGGCGACGTAATCACATTCGTGGTATAACTTTTTGATTGATTCTTAATATGACACAAAAGAAAATTACAAGCTCGCAGGTTGAGCTATCCCTCGACAATCTAACAGACGTGGATGCCATCTCTCCAACGGGTGGCGATGTGTTAACATATGAGTCGATGGCCGGTCGGTGGGTGCCAGCAGCACCAGCGGCTGGCGGCGGAGGAGGAAGTCCTACGTCACAGATCATTCAGCTGGAAGGCGTGTTTTCATTTGGTGGGTCGCAAACAACATGGACCGATCACGGCACTGGCGGAACGATGCCTCTCTCAATGCCAACATATCTCACATTGGATCCGTACGGAGCAGCCCTGTTACCAATAGTGCAAGGTCTATATGAGATTCAAGTAATTGCGTCGATGTATGTTACTAACCCAACCCCAGATTGGCCATTAGGCGTTGACACAACATATGGTAGTAGCATTACATTCAATGATTCATACAACTACGTAGTAGGCGCAGCATCTAGCCACCCATCAACAGTTGGTGTGTTAGCACACCAACGTCGTCACTTCCGGCCAACAGCAACAACCACAATAGGAATGGGTATTTTTTCATCAGCAGTTAGTTGGTCCGATCACTATTTGGTAAACATCGGATCTACAGACTTTGGCTCTGGTACTACCACAATGACCCTTAGCCTAGACACATCAGGATACGAAACCGGAGGAATAACGGGCGTGTCGCAAGTCGTGCTTAGGGTCACCAAGTTGGCTGATATTCGATTGTTGGGCTAAATGTCACTGACAGTAGCAACCCTTACTCAATTTACAAACGCAGATGGTCTGTCCCGGTGCAAAACTTCGATAGCTAATGCGTTACCGAGTGGGGGTAAGCATGTGATTATCCCATGCTATAACACCTTTGAACGTGACAGGTACGAGTCTCTATTCATTGACGAATACGTAGCTGTTGTTGATGATGACGATACGATTGATCCGCACTCACTTCGCTTGTGCGTTGAGGCTTTGCAAGAAAACCCAACCGTAGGCTTAGCGTTCACAAATGAAGTGATCGTCTCTCCGACAGGAGAACAGACTTATGGTAACACAAACCGTCGAACGTGGTTAGAAGTTGCCATACATCCACGGACAATTCATCACCTTGCGGTGTTTAGGAGCTCAATGGTTTGCCACGAAGCTAAGCAATTATCAGACCGCTTTGGGTTTGGAATTGATTGGTTTTTACGAGCCACCACTGCACTAACACATGGGGCTATCCATGTGAACTATCCTGGATACTTTTGGCACCAACATCACGCAATGATGACTCACCAGTTTCGTAACCGATATGCTGCACATCACCGCGACATGGGAATGGCTTTAACCAACATGTACGCCCCATCAAACGGGATCATTCCCACACACAATCATAAATAACCGCACCATAGGAAGATACTACCATGCGCCTAAACGAAATTCTAGATCCAAGCGACTACCGTTCCGGTGACGAATCTGACCCTCGCTCGCCGTACTATGACGGTCAGGAACCAGATCCCTCTGCCGACGAGTACAACACAACATTCACAACGTACGTATATGAAGAAGACGGAACCGAACGTACAGTACAAATCAGTGGTGTTGTTGCGGTTACGACCTATTACAGCGATTATATCCCCCGTGGCCGACATGGTGGGTCGGGTGGTGATTCTCAGGGTATTGAGGTCGAATCTGTTCGCATCAAGCAAGTGGCTGTAGACGGTAAGCCAATGCCTGTTGACCAGTTCCTCCAACAGTACGGTACATCTCTTAGTGAATTCAACAGCGAACATGCTGAGGAAGCCATCAAGGGTACAGGTGACCAATACCTGATGAAGAGTTCGTGGAATACGGACAACAAAGATCACAAAACAAATTTCGTACCGATGTGACGTATTAGCATAAATACTAAATCGGTAAGATAGGGTGAGAGGCACCCTCAAGCGGAACAGTTCCGTCCTCTTGTTGATTTTTTCTCAGAAGTGAATGAAGATTGTTAAGTGAACTAACGACATTAGGTTCACAGACGAGAAATTCCAAATAACTATTAGAAGAGAACAAGGAGTTCATTATGTCAAACGCTAAGCTCGCAGCCCTCCGTGCCCAATTCGGCGGTTCGGAAAAGGAATCCACTACCCGCGAATCCTTTACAAGCAACTACTACCCCTTCTGGAACATGAAAGCTGGTCAACGTGCCATCATTCGTTTCCTGCCTGACGCCAACTCCGGTAACCCTCGCGGTTTCCTGGTAGAAAAGGTGTTCCACAACCTCAACATCAACGGTCAAAAGCGGACCGTTCCTTGCCTGTCCATGTACGGTGAAGATTGCCCTGTGTGCAAGATTTCCCAAGACTACTACAAGGTCAAGGACGAGGTGAACGGCAAGAAGTACTGGCGCAAGAAGCAATACATTGCTCAAGCCCTGGTGGTTGAAGATCCGCTCGACGCCGACAAGGAAACTGGCGAAAACCATGCTGGTAAGGTGCGCTACATTGCGCTCGGCTACCAGCTGTACAACATCATCAAGGAAGCATTTGCTTCGGAAGATGATCCTCTGGACGATGTGCCGTACTCGTTCGAAGGCGGCTACGACTTCATCATCAAGAAGACGCAACAGGGTGAATACTCTACGTACACGATGGGAACCAAGTTCCAGTCGCGTCAACGCTCTCTGACGGAAGATGAACTGGTCGTGGTTACCGACGAAAACGGTGGCATGATCGACCTGGCAACTCTCCTGCCGAAGAACCCTGGGCTGGAAAAGGTTCAAGGGATGCTGAACGCCGACCTGAACGGCGAAGACTACCAGGAATCTGGCCGCGGCGGACAACGCTCGTCTGATGACGACGAAGCTCCCGCACCGCGCTCTAAGCCTGCTCCGAAGGCTAAGGCCGATGACGATGACGCACCGTGGAATGAGGCCCCTAAGGCCGCTGCCCCGAAGCCTGCTGCAAAGCCGGTTGCTGAATCGGACGAAGGCTCAAGCGACGTAGACGACATGCTCGCGGCAATCCGCGCTCGTCGTAAGGCTGGTTAAGCAAAAACGAAAAGAAGGGAGGGCAACCTCCCTTCTTTTCTTGGAGAAATCATATGGCAAAAAAGAATAACGATAACATCTTTGCCTTTGTTGACGAGTTCAATAAGGACTTGGAAAAAATGGACGGTGTCGGTACTTCGTCACTACCCCCTCGATACTGGTATTCTACCGGAAACTACGTGCTAAACCGCATCATTTCCGGCAGTTACTTCAATGGTATCCCCCAGGGGCGAGTGACAGACTTGGCAGGCCCGTCTGGCGCTGGTAAGAGCTTCATCTCCGCTAACCTCACGCGTGCAGCTCAAGAAGCTGGCGCATATTGCCTTGTTATTGACACAGAGAACGCTCTGGATGACGAATTCATGGGCAAGATTGGTGTCAACACCGAAGAAGGCTACAAGTACGTTAGCGTCACAACGATTCCTGAAGTAACCAAAGTGGTGTCTTCTTTCTTAAAGAAGTACAAGGAACAAGTTGGTGAAGCTGAAGATGCGCCTCAAGTGTTCATCCTGATCGACTCTCTTGACATGTTGATGACAGAGACTGAACTCGATCATTACGACAAGGGCGTTACCAAGGGTGACCAAGGTCAGAAGAACAAGCAGTTGAAGGCAATGCTGCGCACGTTTGTTCAAGCAATCAAGAACTTGAACGTTGCGATGGTTGTTACATCGCAAGTGTACAAGAACCAAGACGTGCTGAACGGTGAAGGCGTATGGATTGTTTCCGACGCTGTCAAGTACGCTTGCTCACAAATCATCCTCATCCAAAAGCGCAAGCTGAAGGACGACTCAAAGGGTGCTAAGGCGGGCGATGTTGCTGGCGTACGAATGATCTGTGAGGGGTATAAGACCCGCTTTACCAAGCCGTTCCAGAAGGTTGAGATTGAAGTGCCGTACGAATCCGGCATGGATCCTTACTCTGGTCTTCTGGAAGTAGCCAAGGCTGTTGGCGTTGTGATCCAGCATGGTAGTTGGTATACAATCAAGGGTAGTGAAGACAAGATGCGTGCAGACGACATTTTCCTGAACCACGCTGATGAAGTGCTAGCCCTGCTGGAAGCAGAAACGAGCGCGTTCCTGGAAGCAGATGCTGAAGTTGACACAAATGCGGGTGAGTCCGCTAAGTCGAAACGCATGCAAAAGCACGCCGGTATGCAAGAGCAGGCTGCTGAATAACCCGGTTGACATTAATCGGTAAATGGTGCACAATAGGGATATTGTGCACCATTTTCTTTTGGGAAATTATCATGGCCAAAATCAAGACAGCCGACGAATTAATCCGCGACAACCTGCTAGTCAAACACTACGCTGGGTCAATCGCTTACGGGACAAACCTACCAACATCCGATACGGATTTCCGTGGGATTTTCTGTGCTGACCCAATCAACGTGCGCACTCCGTTCTACACGATCAACCAAAAAGAAGATCAAGCTGAGGAAGATACAGTCATTTATGAACTAGCTCAGTTCATGAAGCTCGCTCTCGACTGCAACCCGAATGTGATCGAAACTCTGTGGGTGGATGAGCGGGACGTTGTATTTTCTACGCCCGCATATGAGCTGCTTCGCGCAGCGGCCCCAAAGCTGCTATCCAGCAAGATCGCTTTTACTACGTCTGGTTATGCGCTATCACAACTGAAGCGAATCAAAGGACATAACAAGTGGATCAATAACCCACAACCAGAAGCACGACCACAACAGGTTGATTACATGTCTTTGGTGCACAACTTCACTGGCGCTAAGACATTCAAGGTGCGGCTGCGTGATCTGTACGAGAATCATCGACTGGTTCCGTTTAGTGGCGATACGTTTGGCGTCTTCTCCGCGCCTGGGTACTCACCGTATAACCTCGAGACGGGTAGCTTGAACTCCGATTACGAAGGTGATAGCCATGAACTTGGCACACCTAAGTTCATTGTTAAGTTCAACCGCTCCGTATACGATGCCGACAAAGATATGTGGTCGAACTACTGGACGTGGAAGAAGAATCGCAACGAAAAGCGTAGCGAGCTGGAAGAAAAATACGGCTACGACACGAAGCACGCAATGCATCTGGTCCGCCTGCTGCGAATGGGTGCGGAGGCTTTGGAAACAGGAATCCTACACGTTCGCCGTCCCGACGCGGCTGAGTTGTTGGCCATCCGCAACGGCTCTTGGTCGTATGAGGACATCGTGGAGTATGCAGAGCGAATGGACAAACGCGTTCGTGAAGAACTGTATGTCGCTACAAAGCTTCCGAAGAAGCCGGACATTCATTATGCAGCTGAACTGGTGATGCGCGTTCAAGACTCGGTGTGGAATGGCTGATTCAAAGTTGTCCCGTATCGAACAGCTGGTTAACTTGTTTGACCAGCGTGAACAAGCACACCGTAGCTTCAACGAGCAAATAATGACGATGCTGGGGGAGACAACTCTCCCAGCGCTGATTGAGCTGCTAGAATCTACCCAAGACGACATTCAGTGGGAAGAGGTCAGGATAGTTGAACAGGTGTTGTTGGTGGTATTCACCATTGGATACAACCCACAAACAAACAAGTCACCGATTCTGAAGCAAATGTCAGAGACTCGTGGTGACACTGTTCCTGTATATGTTGAGCAAATGCTGCACTTGAGCCTTCCGCTGGCTCGAGCGTTTGATAGCAAGGACGACATTAAGCAGTTTCTGACCAAGGCGTTTGTTGAAACTACAGAACCGTCGCCGGTAACACAACCAGCTACCCAAGAATCCGCATCCTTGTCTAAAGAACAAATACAACAGATGCTGTTTTTCCAGCAGCAAACAAGGGATAAAATGCAATGAGCAGAATTCAAGATTTGGGGAAGTCATTCGCCAATCTACCACAAATCATCGCTGATTACGAGCAAGCATTCGCCAATATCACACAGGATCTTGCAGTCAAAGGCAAGATGTTGGAAGTTGCGCTCCGCGAACAAGCATCAAACTCGTACTACTACGAGTCGCGCAAAGCTGAACTGAAGGTCCTGCTGAAATACATGGACAGTCAAGTTGCTAAGGTTCGTGGGACACTGATTCGTAGGTACAAAGAGAACTACTCTCGTGACCTTGGTGAACGTCAGCTGAACAACTACGTTGATGCAGAAACCGACTACCTGACGGTGTACGAGCTGTATTTGGAGTGTGAAGAACTATACGAGAAGTATAGCGCGGCGTGTGACGCGTTCACAAAGCGCGGTTTTGCACTACGTGACATCACAAACGCACGATGCGACAGCGTGCATGACTCAGAACTATGACCCAAGCTACATGCAAAGTCCGTATCCTCGATGAGGTTACGGCTGTAATCGTTGGATTACACGGAGATCATCACGAATTCTTCTACAACAAATACGCTGTCCCAGCGGAGAACTATTTCTTTAACCCGAAATTCAAACTCGGTCAGTGGGACGGAAAGATTCGGTACTATCAGAAGACTGGTCGTACGTATGTGTACCTGTTGGAAGAGATCGTCCCTAAGATCATAAAGTTTGGCTATAAGATTGAGCTGGAAGACCTACGTCTGCCACTGCGCCACGCTGCCACAATCGATGCAAACGAGTTCGCTGCGGTATTGCACCCTGACGACGGCACTCCAATCATTCTGCGCGACTACCAGTACGACAACGTTAATCTGCTGATCGAACACGGCAACGGACTCATCATTGCATCAACCGGTGCTGGTAAGACACTGTTGTGTGCAGCTCTGTGCAATGCGTATGGCAAAATTGGTGTTAAGACGTTAACGATTGTTCCGAACCAGGATCTGATCACCAACACAAAGAAGGACTACGTCAATTGCGGTCTGGATACAGGCGAATACAGTGGTACATCCAAAGATTACGACCATCAACACGTCGTATCCACCTGGCAAGCACTGAAGAACAACCCGAAGTTGATTGAATTGTTCGGGATGGTACTGGTTGACGAGTGTCACGGAGCTAAGGGCAATGTGCTGCAGAAGATTCTAACCGACCATGCTGCCAAGATTCCGTTCAGGTTTGGTGTGACGGGAACGCTGCCCAAGAGTCCGTCTGACGTCCTAACAATCAAGACAGCCCTTGGCCCTGTTCGAGGCACTGTCACTGCCGAAGAACTGATGGCGCGCGGCATTCTGGCTCAGCTTCACATTGACGTTGTCCAGCTGGATGAGGACTTGACAAAGGAATACAAGCAATTCTGTGACGAAGACATGATTGGCAGTAAGCCACCGACATATACTCAATTCAAAGACGGCTATTTCCCTGACTTTGCTTCTGAAAAGTCGTATATGCAGCGGAAGACCGAACGGACTGAGTGGATTGCTGACTACTTGATTGCAAAACGCGACGCAAAGAAGGGGAATACCCTGTGTTTCGTGGACTCAATTTCGTACGGTCGTGAGTTGGCGAGTTTAATCCCGGGCGCGATCTTCGTTAACGGCCAAGACGTTAAGAAAGCCAAAGAACGTCAGTTGATCTACGATATGTTTAAGGATCACGATGACCTCATCGTGATCGCCACAGTGCACATTGCAGCCGTGGGTCTGAACATTCGTCGAATCTTCAACCTAGTAACAGTTGACATTGGTAAGTCATTCATCCGTGTAATTCAGGCAATTGGTCGTGGGCTGCGTACGGCTCACGACAAGAAAAACCTGCACATGACGGACATCTGTTCTGATTTGAAGCACGGAAAAAAGCATCTACGCCAACGGCTCAACTACTACGACGAAGCTCGGTACAAGTACAAGAAACGTAAACTTAGTTACCATAATCTTGAGATTCTTGACTTCCAAGACGATCAAGAGTAAAGTGTAGCACCTATAAGGATAACAACATGCTAATTTTCGACGGTGACTCTCAGCCAATCATCCTGGATAACATCCACGGTCCGACGGTATCGGAGCACCTCTGGGTTCTCGACCTAAACGCACTCGACTTCATGCTTGCTCCTCTAATGATGTTGGAGGAGGTGGTATGCCCGTCAATGACTCTGATGATCCGAGGCTTCCAGTTCACACTTCCAGCGAACTGGAACATTCTCGTATATGATCGCGACACCGCGCAGTTGGATGTTGTCCAACTTGCAGAGGCCGCTGGTCGTCAGTTCACAGCGTTCTCGTATGGACCATCCAAATCATACCCAACGCCCGAAATCATTACAGTTACGAATTACCACGTAGAGTATCGCAATGTTGGCCCTTCTTTGAACAAGCACCAAATGCTGTGCCACCCCGTGGGACCAGAGGAATGGGTGTGTGTTAGCCCGAGCGATACGTACAATAAGTACCTAAAAGACATCATTGTTGGTGATCTTATTGGAAATTGAGGCAATCATGACAGAGAAAAAGACTACCGTACGCGACTTAAAAACATTCATCGAAGCGGTTGAGTTTGCATCAGACACGGACAGTTGGGTGCCTAGTGCTCGTCAATGGGCCAAGATTCGGTCGATGATTGAATCACTAGAAGAGGTGGCAGCACCTCAGGCTGCTCACCAAACTGTTGCAGCGCCTAGCCAGCAATACATTCCACCCACGTATCAACCACAAATACCGGTGATGCCGGCAATGCCCGTCGGCCCTAGCGGTCTAACTGCAGCGCGACCAGCTCCGTCCATGGCTCCTACTGGAGGCATGCCACTGTCAATGGGTCAAGGCGGAGCTGTGAGGGCTCCGGATATCGATACGTCAAATGGTCAATACAACTCACTATACGCCTAAAACAGTACTCAAGGATCGAACCATATGGTTCGATGGTGATTCAGTATTTGACCCGAACAAACTACTGCTGGCATTGCGCAAGTATGATGTGCGATACGTTACTGAAATTACTCCACAGATCAGTGAGTATAACCGTAACGTATCACGTGCTGAAGAGATTCACACCAAAGAACATTGCAATGAGTTGTCAACCAACTGGACGATTCCCCAGCAATATCAACGCCTCGATGTGGTTGATTATATTTCTCGTGCCCACTCCATCTTAATGGAGGGTTTGGACGAAGATGACATCGATCAACGAGAGCGGCGATTGGTTGAAGAGTTGCGTCAGTACAAGAAGCTTGGCTTGTTTGACGTTTTGCGGGCAATAATTTGGATCATAAATACGCTAACCGCTAACGACATCATATGGGGTGTTGGTCGTGGTAGTAGCGTGTCGTCCTACGTGTTATACATTATTGGTGTCCATGACGTGGACAGTTATGAGTATGACCTAGATATTGGCGACTTCCTACACGAATAAAGAGGATGTTATGGCGAAAAAGATTGCACGAAGCGCGCGCGGAGAAATGGTTGATTTTGATTTGATCACTATCAAACAACAAATTGCGTCAGCACCAAAACCAACCACCGTTCAAGCACGTGAGGACTTCGTTGATCGTAAGTTCAAACGTCGTCTGAAGCGCATGGCTACAGAAACTACTGAGATTGTGCCCGTTCCGGACACAGTATCCAATGCAACCCCCGAAGAGTTAGAAGATTCGAAAGACTAACGATGAACATCAAACCAATAAAGAATAACATCATATTTCAGTTTGTTGACCGCGTAAATTCGCAAGGTCAGTTTGAAAAAGACCGCACCGATTCAGGCATCTATTTGCAAGCGTCAGTGGATGATAGTGCCAAGCAACCACGTTGGGTTAACGTGGTTGCGGTTGGTCCTGGTTGTGAAACAGTGAAGCCAGGCATGCAGGCGCTGCTGCCCAATCTACGGTGGACCAGCTATTTCTCCATGGACGGCCAAAAGTACTGGAAGACTGATGAGAAAGAGGTCGTTGCTGTTCGCGACAGCAACGATTCCCGCTGCAATCCTCTTGCCGACTGGGTCATTTTCGTAGAACGCAAGGCTGCAGCAGCAAAGTCATCATTTGGTATTGTGGTCGTAGGCGGCCAAGAAGACACCCAAACCGGACTTGTGACTCACCTTGGCCCCAAGTGTATGACGGAACTGGAAAAGTCAACGATTTACCACGCGATGCCGAACTTTTCTGACAAGTTCCAACATGGTGGGTTTGACTTGGCCTTCATCAAAGAAGAAAACATTCTAGCCTACGTCCCGAAGGAATAACATGCTTTTTGTGGCACTACTGATCGCTGCGACGTCAGCGATCGCATTCTCTGCAGCTTTTTTCAGTGTTTACGGTCTTGCCCACACCTTTAGTGGTGTGTTTTGGTCGGTAGTTGTCATGGGCGGCTCGCTTGAGGCCGGCAAATTGGTGGCTGCCTCATACCTATACCGTTACTGGGACACTACGAACCGCCTACTTCGTTGGTATTTGCTCGCGGGTGTTGGTGGATTGATGATTACCACATCAATTGGTATCTTTGGTTATATGTCGGCTGGTTACCAGCAAGACGTCCTGCCGCTGAAGCAAAAGAATGAGCAAATTACACTGCTCACTGATGAAAAGACGCGAGCTATGGAGCGTAAACGTCAAATTGACGACATTCTTGCAGGCGGCCCTGCTGTAACCTCCGTCAACAACACCAAGGGTGAAATTGACAAGAACGCTGCCAAGACCCTACGCGAAACTACTCGAGCCCGCGAAAGTTTGGGTCGTCAGTATAAGGCCGAACAAGAGGCTGCCACGCAGCGAGTTGCTGAATTGGACAAGCAATTACTGGCTTTGAAGCAGGATATTATCCAAACAGAAGCCCATATTGGTCCAATTACGTACATTGCGAAGGCGGTTGGTCTTGAATCTGATGATGCTACGAAGTACCTAATCTTCTTGATCATTATCACTTTCGATCCAATGGCTGTCGCACTGACACTGGCAGTCAATAATGTTCTACGCCTGCGCGAAGAAGAGCGTAAATCCCAACAACAAGCTCCGGCTCTACAGCCGGAGCCAGCAAAGCCTGTCAAGCAGGGATTGGAAATGGAGCGTGGTTTGGTGACGGATCATGTTTCATACGAGGATGACGTTGTTCCGGAGCCAGAACTCGCGCCGGAGTCTGTGACAGAACCGGAACTGACCCTAGCACCGGTTGAAGAGCCAGAAACAACACCTCAACCTGTGTTTGAAGATCCCGTTCACATCACTGAAGTTGAACCAGAACCCGAATCTGTGCCAGTCTCCGACGCTGTTGATCCAACCCCTGTTCCAACTCCTGTTGGTCCAGCCCGTCGGCCTCGCTCATTCACTAACTTAACTGTGACAAACGACTCGGCAGGAAGTGCCAAGCTGCGCGAGCTGATGGATCACTACAAGTATCTCAAGCAAAAAGAAGCTGGCGGTGATCAATTGTCGCGCGACGAACGTTGGGAACAGAGCGCGATCTATGAGGTGCTGCGCAAACACGGGGTAGACATTTACCTTTAAGACGCGGTTGATTCTCCATGTACCCTTCCGTATAATAGCGGAACAACATGGAGAATCATATGTCACTAGATAAGCACGTTTTGTGGGTTGAAAAATACCGTCCTCGCACCCTCGAGCAATACGTCTTTCAAAACGAAACGCACCGACAAGCATTCACGCGAATGGTGCGTGATAAGTCCATCCCCCAACTAATCTTAGCGGGTGTACAAGGCACCGGCAAGACGACACTTGCACAGATTCTAATTTCGGCAATGGACCTCGATCCAGCCGACATTTGCACTATCAATGCCTCTCACGAACGCGGGATTGATACTTTCCGCGAGAAGATTTACAACTTCGCTACGTCAATGGCTCTCGGCCGGTTCAAGATCGTGCACTTGGAAGAAGCTGAGCGGCTTACACCAGAAGCCCAGGACGCGTTGAAAGCGTTCATGGAGGAAGTAAGCGACAGTGTACGGTTCATCATGACGACGAACCACATCAACAAGCTGATCCCTCCCATTCGATCTCGTTGTCAAGAATACACCTTTCGAGCTGCTGACCGGTTGGATGTTACGGAACAAATGATCTATATGCTGCGCGACGAACATATCCATTTCAAGATGGAGGCACTCGATGCGTACATTACCGCTGGATATCCAGATATCCGTAAAATCATCAACCTACTGCAACAACACGCGGTTGACGGCACGTTAACTGAAGCAAAAGCAGCAGGGTCTGGTGAATGGCGGATGGAGCTAATCAACCTGATTGCATCAGATGATTGGGAAGGTGCTCGGAAGTTGGCTTGCGCCAACGTTACTACTGAAGAGTGGGAAGCTTTGTTCAAGTACCTGTACGAGAACATCGCATCGTCACCCAAGTTCAACAAGAAAGATAAGTGGGAAGAGGCGATTACTTTGATCGCCGAACACCTATACAAACACACGTTTGTAGCTGATCCTGAGATCAATGCTGCAGCACTATTCATTCGTCTCGGCCAAGTATAAGGAGAACAATATGGCATCGTTTGGTCAATACACCTACAACAACACTCTGAACCCCACTGCTGCATCCGGAGCGGGGTTCTCACCGGACACCAAATCTCAATCTGACCGAATCCGCGCTCTCGAACACCGTCTCAGCGACTTAGAACGAGAAGTGACAAGCCTGCGATACGAACAGGCAGTGAATGAGGTAGAAGAATTACTCATCACTCGAGTGAACGAGGAGCTCGCTAACCTTCGTGATGAGGAGCAAGAGTACCAAGCCAGCCAAGAAGCTGAAGCAGAAGCTGCTGATTATGCCACCTATCACTACCTAATTAACCTGCTGCGTATTATGCAGTCGGTGGAAGGAAACCAATAATGACACGACGCAAAAAGCCTGATGGGGAAACCCAGGAACAAGCGTCAGCACGCCGCCAGCTTGAGGCGATTGCTGACAAAGCTACACGAAGTGAGAAGGTTTCGTGGGAGCGGAAGCTGGACAACATGGTGTCGCTAATCGCAAGGCTGCGACCGATTGAGGAACAGATCGTCGCATTGATGGCTGAAAAGCAGCCAATCATCGACGACATCTCAGCCCTCCGTCGAGAGATGGTACATACGTGCGTTCACCCGTACACTCATCTTGCTCAGAAGGGTGAGCTTGTGACGTGTAAGTTCTGCGAACGTCAATTCAAACTACTGCAAAATGGCTGAACCTAAACTAGACATCTTTCGTGTGCTCAACGCTGCAAACGTAAAAGATTCCAAGTTTTACAACGAACTAGCGGCTGACGAGCAAAAGGCTTTTCAGCCGCTGATTGTTACGCGCTGGATGTCTGGCGCATCGAATGCTGGTCAGATTTACTTTCTCAATGAGTTTGTGAATCCGTATACTTTTTCGCTATACAAACATCCCGAGTTGCTGTGGAAGTTAACCACAGTTGCAAGTGCCGGCAAGAAGCAGCGATACTTGTGGAATAAAGCGCCAAACAAGCGTGAAACCGGCCGGCCAAATGCCGTTCGGTGCGTGGCAGAGTACTTCGGATACAGCTCATCACACGCAGCTGATGCAATGAACATTCTCACGCGGACGCAGATTATCGAAATGGCTGAACTGATGGGTTGGCAGCAAGAAGAGATCGCCAAAATTCGTCGTGAGCTCAAGGCCTCCGACGATCCCACAGCTAAGCCAAAGCGCGGCAAGAAGACAGACGCAACAGACGCATTGGAGTTCTAATGAACCAACACTTGATCGACACAATTCGCCAACTATCCAAGCAAGACAGTAAGACGCTTTCACAGAAGGCTCTGAAGACAGCTGAAGAGGTTGGCGAATTGGCAAAGGTAGTCCTGCCATTTGACGGTGCATTTGCCACGAATCATAGGTTCGTAGAGCGAGAGCGAATCCTTGAGGAAGCTGTTGATACAACTTTGTGTGCGTTATCTGTTGCATACAGTCTTGATTTCTCAGATGAAGAAATTGAGGACATGATCGCGCTCAAGGCAGAAAAGTGGGCGATGCTGCAACGCAAAGAGCAAGACATCAAATACCCGTTGCCGTATGAAATCCACGTGACGGTTAAGGCACCTCCGGGTCTACAACAGAGTTGGTTGACTCATTTTCGGGAGATTTGTGCCGAGTTGAAGGTGAAGCCTATTGTTCTCAACTTGAGTAGCGGACAAAAGCTACTGTCTGATGTGATGACTTCATCCAAGCATTTCGGGACAAATTCATCCGCCTACTATGCCGCAAAGCACATTGAGAATGGTTTGGTTACTGAAGGGTTCAAGGTGGAACGCGTTAAGATTGAAACTGTGCCGTGGCATCCGGCAGCACCAATCGCTGATCAACCAATGCCACTCAACTGTTATTTTGAATCACACATTCCCGTAGAGTTGGAAGAGAGTAAGTTGCAGCTACTCCGTGACTGGATGGAGTTGACGGGGCTACAAAGAACCTTGCATATGTCACGCAATGCATTCAAGCGTGATGAGCGTGGTTTCATTACTCAAATGCTGACCTACCGCGAATACACCGGGTCTCGGGAGCAATTTGAAGCTCGGTTAGACACTATTGTCACGATCTTGACGGCTAGGTGGGATATCGGTAAAGTCATCACTGAATTTTCCGTCTACGATACTAAGGTATCACACGACAGTTCTTGGCTAAACAAAGCAGATTAAACCCGTGGTAATCACACCTACAACAATGACCTCCCGTCCGTCCACATCAATTCAAGCACGCTTCACATGCAAACATTGCAAGAAGACGTTCGTGATTGAGAAACGGTTTCTGGAACACGAGTGCAAGCAAATGAAGCGAGAGGCGGAGTTGAAATCTCCGTCGGGTCAAACTGCATGGCATTATTACCAGTTGTGGATGCGGGCCCAGAACCGCATGCCTCCTCCAGCAGCGACGTTCCTAACATCGAAGTACTTCCGGACGTTTATTGAGTTTGTCAAGTTTTCCAAATCGGTTGATCTACCTGTCCCTGAGCGATTCATCAAGGTAATGGTGATGAAGGGATTTTCGCCGACAATGTGGCGGAACGACGAGGTGTATTCGATCTACATCGAATGGCTTGACCGTAAGATGTCTCCGCTGGACCAGGCAAAGTTGTCCATTACTACGCTGATGTCTTACTCGGAGAAGCATGAGATTCCAATCGATGAAGTGTTTGATCGGATGCCAGTACAGGATGCAATCCATTTGATTCGTGTTCGTAAGCTGTCACCGTGGCTGCTAATGTTTAGCAGGACGTTTCGTGTACTGTTCACCATACGCACAACTCCTGAGCAAAAGATCATTATGGAAAACCTAATTCGTCCTAGTTACTGGGCGGATAAGCGTGATGATCACGCAGATGCAGTTGCGATCATCAAGACCCTGGTCGCAGAGATGGGAATCTAACAAGACCGAGTGGTTGCACCTATAAATACGTAATCTCGTACCTTTATAGGATGCAACCAACATGGCTGTCTATACAATCAATTACTCAGATCCGCTAGCAACCTCATTTGATATTCCACCAGGAAGTCAAAGCGGCCCTAACAGTTCCATTCAGGGAACATCACTACGTTTGTTCGGTCGCGGTGCGGTTGAGTGGGGTGAAGCTGTCAATGAGAACTTCGTCCGGTTGACAGAAAACTTCGCATCTGCCTCCCCACCAACAGTGGCAATCAGCGGACAGATGTGGTGTGAACGCAAGCTATACTTCCACAACACTACCGCCGGCACTTCGCAGGGCTGGTACTACTATGACCTTACCGAAACAGCTGCAAACAAATGGAAGCTGTTGAACGGTAGCGGTGTTGTAGCTACAACACAACCGACCTCTCCAGTCACTGGTCAATACTGGTATGACGGCACTTCTCTGTGGGGTTACTACAGTCTCGGTAAGTATGAGCCGGAAGCGTTCATTAAGCGTTCGTACTTCACAGGAACGGCTGCTCCAACTGCTTCAGTAATCCCCCGAATGGTTGTGCATGTTTTTGATCAAGCGTCGCCAGAGGGTTGGTCATCTCCAGTGACAACTTTCGTGTCCACTGGCACGGCTCCGGGCGCACCTCAGGTGGGTATGCTGTGGTACAACGAATCCACAGGCAACTTGTCTGTGTACACTGGTTCTGCATGGCAAGAGATTCTCGGCCCAACAGGCGCTAGTTCGTCGCAGGCATCTGGTATCATCGACATGAATACCAACCGCATCTCAAACCTCGGCGCTCCTGTCGCAGGTGCTGATGCGGCTACCAAAACATATGTGGACACGGCAGTATCTGGTGCTGGTAGCGGATCTTACCTACCTTTGTCAGGTGGTACGCTAACAGGTGCTCTGACAGTGCAGAGCACGATCACTACAACCGGTACAATTCTGTCGAATTCCGTACTCCACGCCCGCGGCGGTATCTCCGCATATCCGTCTGGTGTGGCTGATGATCCGTACGGTTTTGATTCTGTCACCATGCCTGCTGACACCAATAACTACGGCTACTACGGTATGACACGCGCTGGCCAAATTGGTTGGGTGATGGGTATCGACTCCAGCAACCGCATGTTTATTGGTTCAGGCGGCCCTGGTCGTACGTCTAACACACCGAACCGTCCACTGTATATTGACACCAACGGTAATCTGACAATTGCTGGTCAGCTTCAGGTTGGTGCACAAATTCGTAACGTGACGGCGGGCTCGACTGCAAATGACGCTGTTAACCTCGGTCAGATGAACAGCGCAATTGCAGCAGCTGTGGCTGGTAGTACTGGTACTGCAGTAATCTATTCCGGTTCTGGTACATACAAAGCTGGCGACATTGCTATTGCTTACGGCCGCATCTACATGGCAGCTACGTCCGGTACTGGTGGCCCTGCAAACGCGTACCCACCTGGTGGCGGCTGGAGGCAAGTGTTCCCAGCTGTGTATTCATAAGGCGTTAACCTATGGCACAGCGTAACGTAACATCATCTGGTGTAAGTAACCTGTCTCCCGGATACACAATATCCGGGATCCAAACTACTATTACCAACCTCAAGGCATCGATGCAAACAAACAAGCCAATTTTGGCTAGTGATATGCATTCGTTCATTCCAAACATCATTAACCCAATGGCTAGCCACAACCACACGGTAGCGGATAGGCAGGGTATTGACACATTTGGTAACGTAACTACTTACGGTACTACAGGTCAAGATGTGACGAAGACTTCCAGCGGCCCGTCCCCAGCGTGGAATGCAGCTACCAATATTGCATTTAATGCGGACGAACCGATCGATCACGGTGACATCAACTACATTCGTGGTTTTGTGAACGGTATGCTGTCGCACAACCACACCGTTGATGACACCAAAGGCGCTACCGACATCTCTGTGGCATTATCCAGCCGTACGTTTAACTACGGTACAGCCAACGATGCTGATGGTTATACGTATCTACAATTCCAGAGTGATGGTAATTTAGTGTGGTACTACACATACGGATACTACGGATCTACTACGGGAATATCAGAAGCTGTTAGTAGTGGACAATGGATTAACATGAATCCAGTTGATTCAGCCACCTCGGGTGCATATGATGTAATGTATACAGTTTCTGCGCAATCTGGGACCTTTAACTGGATTGCTGGCAACATGTCACCGTCTACGTGGTACAACCTGGGGACGACTCGAGTGGTGGGAATAGCAGCCACATGGCCCCCAGGCGGCCTATCTGACATCTTTTCTAGTGTAACGATTGCTGTGCAAATTCGAAGCGCTGGGACAGGAGCCGTAGTTGCAACTGCAACGTATGTGTTACCTCTCTGGTTGTCGCACTACGAAGCACCGTAACGCTTGACTTTATGCTTAACCCATCGTAAACTCAAGATTGGAGCCAACATATGACAACCGACAACCTTTCCACCAAGACCGCTGTACAAACGCTGCCAGCTGCACAATCAGCCGACAATCCTGTGCAAGCACAAGTGTTCCAGGACATGCTGACGATCCTGAACGAACTCGTATCCCACACCCACATCTTCTACGACGACTACAGTACAGCTTGCAACTGCAATTGTAATTGCAACTGCTCTCGCGGCATTCTGTAATTTCATATGCGTTATATGTTAGTGATGGATGAGGGACAACGTCCCTCAGGGTTTGCTACCATGCAAGAACTATCGAACGTGGATACGTTGCCGGATAGTCTTGTATTGGAGTTTTTCTCACACTTCAAGCCAGGCTTACGCATGATTCGTGACCAACGAATGAATGCCACAGATGCTTTTAGCTTTGCTCACTTTTTGATCAATCCAGACTCCCAAGAGATGTTGCCATCCATGATGGCTCCAATCTACGCACATGCCGCAATGGATGCTTTAGATTCGGGTGTGTATGAGAGCGTGTTTGTAGGAACAGTCACGAATCTGCCGCAAATCCACGAATCTGCGATCCTGCCGTCGATGGGCCTATATGCTCGCCAACAAGATGGTCAAATCGTGAACGTGCGCAACGGTGCGGTTCACTCAACTGATAATGGTCCTCGTGTGAGGCTCGTTCCGCTGGCCACCTTTGTTCGAGTGGGGCATTTACCCGTCTACGTTATGTTCCTCAACAGTGACTTGGTGCGAGTTACAGACGGCTTTGATTTTGTTGATATTGAACGCCAATGCACTTGGGTGCGTGTCGCAGGCAATGAGACCTTTAAGCACGCGTTGTATGATCCCTGGTTTTCAGCTAATGTGACGGCAGTGCAGTCTGGAATCATAGCGGTATCTGGGTCAAGCTTCGAGATCAACCTACTAAATCCGCGATATTCTCCAATTAAAGCTTCGGACTTGGACCCACATATCCAGACCGATACTTGGGAAGTGGTTTCCAATGTTGATGTAGTGCAACAGGGTGGGAAGTTTGTAGTTCAAACCCCATGCAAGGGCACAATAGGCGTATTGACGATTACACACGACGTTGGTGGCTTCATCGGATCACCAGTTTATAACGAACACCCATCATTCACATACATCATAGTACCATTATGAAAACAGGCGTAATCAAGTTCTATCCCAAAAAGACATACACAGACGCTCAATACAAGCGCTTTGATGCTCATAAGCCGTCTGTCTACCTCAATACCGACGGTACAATCGCTACCAACATTAAGACGATTGTCACGCCAGACGGCCATGAGAAGGAACTAACAGAGTACTTGGTTGCTCCGGGCCCAGCCGAGCGAGTCGCAAAGCTCGAACACGTGCCGCATCTATTTAAGGACCTGCGGCACGTCAACCTGATCCTTACAAACGCTTGTAACCTGTCGTGTTCATACTGCTATGAACAACATAGCCACGACTACGGCCGGTTCACGCCCGAGACGCTGAAACAAGTGTATGACTTCCAACTAAATGCGAATAAGCATGACGGGAAACTGTTTCAATTTTTTGGCGGCGAACCACTGATCCACAAGAAGTTAATTCTGCAATTTCTCCGCCAGTATGCAGAAGACCTGCGTCAAAACACGAATAGGCAGAATATTGGTATGATTACCAATGGTCTGCTGCTAACTCCAGAATTCATTGCAGAGTACTTCTCCCATAAGTTTACGTGTATGTCGATCAGTCTGGATACTCTGCGCGCAGACGTTGATCACCGCGAAATTGGACAGGAGAAAATCAACCGCATTGTTGAAATGGTTGGCTTGATCCCAGAGTTCCACAAAAACAATCATATGGTCAGCGTTCGCTGCACTATTGCGGTGGAAAATGCCCGGTACTTGGAAGAACTGGCAACGACGTTGTACGCGAAAGGCCTGCGTACTATGGTTATTCACCCGTTGACGATGAGCTCTAAGGGCGGATTTATCCAGTGGAGTACCTCCGAATGGGATAATTTGCACAAGACAATTGTCCATCTGCTCCAGACACTACCCGGATTTGAAATCCAATTCAGTGAAGGTGTTGGCCAGAAAGAAGGCAATAACTGCATGGTTGGCTCTGATATGATCGCAGTTGATGCAACTGGCGACTATTCTGGCTGCTACTTCTTTACCAACCAGAAAACAGCCGTTCCGCACACAATGCTTGGCAACATTCTGCATAATTTGGTGTACGTTGATCGCTATCACAACTTCCAGACCGCATACGAAGAGATGTTTATCAAGGAAGAACAATGCAAGACCTGCGACTTGCGCGGATTCTGCTACCAATGCCCAGCTGGTAACACCGATACAGGCACTGGACAACTGTTTCGTCCTGATGATATGTGTCAGAACATCGTCCGTCTGTTCCTTGCTTTGCAGGACGATATTGTCCATAAGGTGTTCATCCAGAAGTACAACGAGCTGAGGACAGCTGTTAACGAAATGGGAGAGCAAAAGGCGTTCGCAAAGGCAATTGTCCACTTGATGTATAAGCACATCACCGGCCAGCACATCACTTCTGAGCGTGTCAGTGCTATGGTGAATGATCTTCCCGACTATCAGGAAACACTTGGTGTGTTTTGGACGATGGTTGAGTCGAATGAGACAAGTTTGCCTGAAGCAGAAAGTTTTGTGCCGTACGTTGGCTCCGACGATCCCTTGGACGTCAAGACGTTCTACGAGCGCTGGCAGGCTCGCGCTGGCCACCCAAGTCAAGCAAGCAGCAATCAAACGATTGACGACATCAACAAACGAGTGTTTTATCTTACGCTGATCCACATGCTAGTTTTGAACAAAGCAGACGGCAACAAACCACACAAAATCGTGAAACTATGACAACACCTTCCGTTTCTCAGCTAACATACGAACTGAACAACCATCCAATCTTCTCCGTTGACGTGTCAATCAACGGTGTTAAGGTGTTGATGGAACACCACGTGTTTGCTGTGTGGGACTTCATGCTGTTGACTAAGTCCTTGCAGCACACGGTCGCCCCTTCGGGTTTACCGTGGCTCCCCTCTCAGCAACCTGAAATAGGGCGACTAATTAACGAAATTGTTACAGGGGAAGAAACCGATCAAACGCCATTTGGTATTTTGAGTCATTTTGAACTATACATTGATGCGATGCGAGAGATTGGTGCTGATACCACAAACGTGTTGAACTTCATTCAGCAACTAAAGGCTGGTACACCAATGTTGATGGCCCTCAGCAATATCCCCACACCGTCGCGGACATTTTGCCGCACAACGATTGCGCATGCTACCTCAGCCAAACCACACGTAGTAGCGGCAGCTTTGGCGTACGGGCGCGAGCTTGTCATTCCTAGCATGTTTACAAAACTCATCGATCAGCTAGAGATCAACGGCGTGTCCGCCCCCAAATTCAAATACTACCTCGAACGTCACGTTGAAGTGGACACAGACTCACATGGCCCAGCAATGAAACACGTGGTAGAGATGTTGTGCGGAGATGATCCTGTGAAGGTGGCGGAAGCAGAAACTGCTGCACGCGAAGCTATCGCCGCCCGCATCCAGTTTTGGAACGAAGTGAGTCAACTAATCGTATGAGCGCCCTAGCCGGATGTAACAGCGTAACGATTTATCTCGGTAATGTGTGCAACTTCAACTGCACATATTGTGATCGAGACTACATCAAGGACTCGATCGGAGGTCAGCATATGACCTCCGTCGACATCCCCGACATTGTGAACTTCTTCAAGGAGGCTGGGTTCGTTGAGAATCCGCCTGCACTAATCACGTTTCATGGAGGGGAGCCGTTCTCATACGTCAAAATCATGGACCGAGTGATGGACGAGTTGGAGCTGCTGATCCCCGCTAAGACATTCTCGTACTACATTCAGACGAATGGTAGTCAGATGCTTCAGCATGCATGGTTCTTTGAAAAATGGGGGCCTCGGCTGGAAGTCAGTATTAGTTACGACTTTTTGTTCCAAGAGTTGAATCGATCCAAATTTGAGATTTTTGAGACGCTACAGATGATGCACACGAATGGCGTGCAGGGGATTCAGTTCCAATACGTAATGCCGTTGGATAATCCAAAAGTATTCAGCCTACAAGCCCTTAAGGCAATCACTGACGTTTGCTTTAAGGGAGGCGTTAAACGATTGAATCTAATCCCTCTGCGACACATTCGTGGCAAGGACAAATTTGATGTTCTGATCGATCGGATTGATTTACCCCAGTTCTTTGATGCATTTATCAAATTCATCCAGATGCTATATGTGGTTGGGTTGGATGTTGTTGTGGATGGTCATGGACAATCGTTTGATAAGCACTACTTTGACGACCACAAACAACTCGTGCTGTCGCCAGATGGATATCTGTATCCGGAGTTTGACTTCTTGGAGTATAAGCGTCTGGAAACTACCGTTGGACATTGGCGATCTCCCGTGAGTATCTCTCGCTCCAAAACTGAGAGTGAAGAAGATGCGATGTTGAAGCCGGTGTGTCGGACATGCCCGTCGAGGGCTGAATGTGGGTTGAAGTATCTCCACGGAATGTTTGATACAGAGCCGAAGTCGGACAAATGTGTTCAGTTCTACCAGATGATGATGGTAGCAATCCAACACGCGCAGAAGTTAAAGCAAAAACCTAATCTACTGCACTGGGTAGGAATATGAGTGACAGGCACGTAACACCTTCGATATTAACCAGCAACAACTTCAAAGAGTACTTTGTTGCTGGCGATGCGCTAGAAAACATGTCCAGAGAGGTGGTGTTCTCAATATTTTCACGATATATGTGCAAAGCGGGGTGCCAGATGTGTTATCTGCGCGACGCTTGGATACCCAGTGACCAGTTTGCTCCGTATATTCCAACGGGGGTAGATGAGGCAACTGAGCGTCAGATTCTTCGGTTTTTTGACTTCTTTGACACTGTAAGCACGATTGATGATTTGTACCTGCTCAAGAATCATCATCCAGCACTGTTTGAATTCTACGTACGTCACGCTCACCGCATGGTGTCTACGCAAATGTCTGACAACGCATTTGTTCAGCAGTACTCGATTATGATGAACGACTTGCGTTTTAGGAGTGTGTACGAAATCTCATTTAGTGATGTGTTTCTGAGCAAAAAGAATGGCGCTATCGTTGATGACATTATTGCCAAATTGGAACTGCTACATGCGCGGTCACCAATACTCAAACTGAAGGTAATTGTGCGCACAATCGGTGGCGAAACATCCGAACCGGTTACAAAACTAGTTGAGTTTGCCCACAGCAAGGATATCCACGTTGGTGTGCACGACGATATCACCAAGGGATTGAATCAGGTACTATCCTTAGCATCTGTTGATTATCAAGAAACCAACTTTTTTGCTCAGGATTCAGAACCAAAACAGGTGCTGACGGAGGTAACGTACCTACAATACACGTCTGTTTTCCTTACGCTCAGTCAAGCAACGTCCGGCAAGAGCACACCATGGTTCGATATCATGAAAGACAGTCTAGATGATGTTGACCATTTCATTTCACGCGGTCTCCAAGCTAAGATCGATCTATACGCACAATATGTGCGTGAAATAACCACACAGAACAAGCATTACGACTACTTCAAATTTGTGTCAGAATCCGTAACCATAAACCCACATTTCAATTTTGTACCCAATCTGGTGCTAAAACCGTGGACGCGCATATACAGGCTGCTGAATCAACAGGGGTGGGTTGAAACCCCATACGGTTTGTTTGATACTACATGCGATCAAGCGAAGCAAGGTCAAGTAATTCCTCTGTACACTATAACAAAGCCTGAACCATGAATCCAACCAAATTCAAAGTATCCACGTCTGGTACAGAATTCCTCTACGACAACAAGACAAACGGGCTGTATAGTGTTGATGGTACGCCGTTAACGGCTCCGTTTACTGAGCCGCCGGAGTGGGATCAACTCAAGGACCGATTTGGAGCGCTGCACGTAACCAAGAAACCAGAAACGATTAAAATCTCTCTGGGTCAAGGCTGTAATTACAGCTGCGGTTATTGCATGCAGAAAGACATTGGTAATCCAAACGAACGAGCCGCAAACGGCGTCACTCCGATCCTGATCAAGAACATTGAGCGGCATCTGGATTTGTCTGAGCTTGTGAGGTTTGAGCTGTGGGGCGGAGAGACTCTTTTGTATTGGAATGACATTGTTCCACTAATGGAGAGGTTTGACCGCGAGGGAATTACGTGGTACATCCCCACCAATGGGACGCCACTACATCGCAAACATATTGATTTCTTCAAGCAGCTCAAGGGCAATGTTGCGATGGGTATCTCTCACGACGGTCCCGGCCATGAGACCCTACGTGGCAAGGAGTTTCTTCACAAAAAGGTGGAAGTGTTTCAGCAGATCGCAGACGAGTGCCCACAACAAGTGCAGTACAGCTTTAACCCTGTGATTAGCCGCACAAATTACGATCTGTTTCGCATTAACGACTTCTTTGTTGACTATCTTGACCGTAATCAGCTGCCACGTAAGCAGCTAAGTTACGAACTCGGTCGTGTATATGACAAGGAGATGACAGAGAATTCAACAATGCATGTGATCACAGGTGACGATATCCCGAAGTACCGCGAAATACTGACACGGTATTTGGATGCGCATCTGGATCAATACCGACAGTACGGTGAGACAAGAGAGGGCGCACTGCTTGCAAACAACCTGTTTCATACCGGTATGGGAGTGCTGCCGTACGCACGGTCACTGCAATCGCAAAAGAAACCTCTACTGAAGTCGAATTGCGGTGTTGATGACAGTCGCCTTATCACTATGGATATGATGGGGAACGTTCGCACTTGTCAAAACGTAGACGAGTCGTATAACGGCGGAAACCTGATGTTTATCAAAGGCATTCGCATTCAGAGTGTCAACCTAAACCGAGACGATCATTGCGGATCGTGTGAGGTTCGTCTGTTGTGCAAGAGTTCATGCCCGTTGGACCTGGGACAGGACGTGTGGTATACTAATTGCGCGATTGAAAAGACTCACTACCGAGCAATTCAGCTGGCCGCATTCAAGCTGGCATTTGGTGGAGACGTTGAAAAGGTGAGTTGAGCGCCTAACCGGGGCATAAATACGTAACATATCTTTGGAGTTCGCTCAGATGAGTTACGTATTTCAGCACACAGACCCTGCGAATGGGTCATTCATTGTCCAGCCTTTCCAGATTGACGGCACCCAACTGCCGTGGTCTCCTGCCCTGTACGTAAATTCAGCATCAGGCGCAACCGCTGTCACATCAAACTCATCGCTGGTACTGGCCGGCCGAGGCATCACCGACTACGGTGAGTTGATCCAACACAACTTAGTGTACTTGACAGAGAACTTTGCATACAAGTCTCGCCCCTTGTCACCAATGCAGGGTCAGATGTGGTACAAGAACGCTGACTATGTAGATCCAAACTACCCAAGCGACCCAACGACACAAGGCATGTACGTATGGGGCGGTACTGGCTGGGTGGCAATGATGACCTCGTTTGCGGGTATTCTAAACCTAACAGGCAACCGGATCACCGGTCTTGGCGATGCTGTACTGGCAACCGATGCCTTGAACATGCAGACAGGTGATGCACGATACCTGCGTACGTCTGGTGGTACGGTAAACGGTACGGTGACTCTAGCGACTGGTTCAATTGTAGCAAGTTCTGGCACAGTAATTACTGTCGCTGACGCCCCAACGCAAAACATTGACGTTCCAAACAAGGCGTATGTTGACCAACAAGTGGCTGCTGTACAAGCTGCGTTGGTTACTGAGACCTCCGATCGTCAAGCATCTGACTCACAATTGACCACCGACGTTAACGCCGTCACTGCAACGGTTAACGACCGCGTACTCAAGACCGGTGACACCATTACCGGTATTCTGACGCTAGACACTGCCGCAGGCATCTTTGTTAGCGCTGGTACAGGCGCGTTGTCGTTTGGCGATCGTCGCCTGCAATCTGTTGGTGATCCTGCCGCCAACACAGACGCAACCAACAAGATTTATGTTGATACAGCAATCTCAACAGCTGTTTCTGGCATTGGTGGTGGCGGTACAAGCGACGGCGTGGTTGATGCTGGTTCATACAGCTCAGCTACAGGCTTGCTGACACTTTCGCGCACAGGTATGGCTGACGTTGTTGTTTCGGGTCAAATGGCTCCGTTTACTCACACCCACGAAGCATCTTCCGTCATTTACAACATGACCGTGCCGTATGCGCGTAGTGTGATTGCAGCTAATGCCGACAGCACCCCAGGCTACCCTCTTATTCCGCTTTACACCGCTGTTCAGATTCTCGATCAGAGTGTATCAGAACTTTACCGCGGCGTCCACCGTCTGCTAATTGATGGCGACGGTACTACAACAACTTTCAACTTGGGTGAGACTTATGACGTTGGATCGAATCGGTTGCAAGTGTTTGTTGACGGCAATAAGAAGTACATGTCTGAGCGTGGCGTGGCAACGGCTAAATTCAGCCACACTGACCCGCTAGCAATTGATACGCGAGTAACCGGGTTGTCAGCTGGCGTGTACGGTTTTGACGTAGCGCTGAACGGTGCGGCTGCTGTACCAGTCACCATATCAATTGCATCACAACCAACATACGGTGAGCTGTTTATGTTGATTGATGCGGCACTCACAGCAGCCTCGCTATCGATCTCCGTTACCATGGAGCAGCGTCGTACGTTCTTAGAGTTGTACTTAACATCCGACGTGTACGGTCCGACATCCGCTGTTGTGATCACAGCACCGTCTTCTGGATCGAACTTGTTCACCAGTATCACTACTCTTCAATCACAAACTTCCACCAGCACACCACCACGCGCTCTAGCATACCAAGAAGTTGGATCGGTTGGTGATACATCTAACTCGATCGTGTTCGCGACCGCACCAGCAGTGGGAACATTGATTGAGGTGCTAATCCATCCAGGCGTATGAGCTATTCTATTAAGTTATCTTCTGGCGTTGATGTGGCTAACATTCTGCCGTTTGAATCAAACGGCACGAACAATCTGTCTACAGCACAGCCCACAAAGTTATACACAGTTGATGGGGTGCACCACTTCGTCATTTCTGGTGATTTTACCGCTCGTTTTGTTGACGGGTTTGAGTTTAACGTTGATGGTGATCCAACTACAGCTGGCGCGTACACTGTGAATGGTCAAAGCATGCTTGAGCATGACAAAACGATCATTCCTGTGCGTGAAAAGATTGAACGCACCAATATTGAGGTTGTTGGCCATGCTCCATTAACCCTAACTTATTCTGTTCCGAAGCCAGCAACATCACTTCTGCTTCTCGGGCAGGGGTCATCAACGTACGGTAAACGGATGTCGTGGGGTGAAGCGGTACAGCAGAATCTAGTATTCATGCTGGAGAACTTCGCACATGATCAACCTCCCGTTTCACCACTAGTCGGACAGCTGTGGTACGACACGTCAATCAAGTTGATGCGAGTGTGGGACGGAGAAGAATGGATTGGCTTGGGTGCGGATAGTACCGACGAAGCAATTGTATTCCCAGAAACCTTCAAATGCCTGCAGCTGTCAGAGCCAGCAACTCACGCTCAACACGCTGTTAATAAGCAGTACGTTGACAGTTTCGTGAACGGTGTGATTTGGCGTCTACCCATCTATGACCCGAACCTGTTCGATGACCAATTATCAACACCTCCTGAGATGGAGCGTGACGACGCCTACAACTTTACCTTCATTGTCTCCAGCAACGGACAAGGTGAATGGGAAGGGTTGGACGGCCACGCAGTTCAGCACACAGGAACAGGCTGGCGCTCCGTACTAGAACGACCAGTCACTGTTGGTGACCGGTTCGGTGTTATGTTGGAGCCGTCCGATACTGTATTGATCGCAAACAAACCGCGTGGATCTTTGTCGGGTCGCGCTGGCCAGATTGCAACAGTGACTTCTGTTTCTCCCCTGAAGTTCTCCTTTGAACTACCGGGCGAACCAGACGCAGTTGCGGTCGTACCTACGAGGTCTGGTGAGTCGTACTTTGCTGGTCGAGGATTCACGTTCCGAGGTCAGTATGGTAAGGGTTCGTATGCGACGGATTACCGGTGGACGGAGTTTGTATTCTCTGCTCCTATGATGCCACGAGCTGTACCAATGTCGTCATCGTCCCCTGGTAACATCGGCGACACGATTGCCGACGGTGATTATGTGTATGTGTACGGTACACACGGCTGGCGCCGCATCAAGGCTGAAACCTTTTAACAGGTACTTGACAACCCACATATAAAGTCCGTACAATGTCAACATGGATATTGACATCGACTTCCCTACCGCTTTCGACCCACGCACCATCATGAAGCAGGCGATCCCTGCGTCTATGGTGCGCAACGGCGAACTTGTCAAACACAACTGTGGACACTATTTTCAGAGCATCCCTGTTGATCCATACACCAACGTTGCTGCAATCCCTTACGACCAGGCAGCTGATTTGGGCTACTTTAAGATTGACTTCTTGCATCTATCTTGTTTGGATGTAGTCAAAGACAAGACGGAACTTCGTACGCTCTGTAAGAAGGAGCCAGACTGGGACATGCTGCAAGACCAAGCAGTCGTCGAACGACTGCTTCACATTGGTAAACATGCAGATTTGCTCCAGACGATGAAACCAACGTCTGTACAAGAACTTGCCGACGTATTGGCTATTATTCGTCCGGGTAAGCGTAAATTGCTAGCGGAATACATGCGAAATAAGGCCAAAACCCGGGATAAACTGTACGAAAAGATTGAAGGTTCATACGCTTTCAAGAGGGGCCACGCTATTTCATATGCGTTAACCATTATCCTTCAGTTACACCTCATTGCGCAGGGTCGGTTATAAATATGTGATTACCGGAGCTCACATGCGCATTCTAAACACTCTTCGTCCTACCAACCACCAACAACGCGTTCTGGCCATCCTGGCTAGTACGGACAATCCAACCATTGCATCGCAGCGACTTAGTGGATCGCAAAACCTTGTTAATGCGCGGGATATGCTGATGCGACTTGGAGCGGTTACCGGTACTGCTGAACGCGCAGAGTTGACCGACTCAGGTCGGACATTGGCTCAAGATTCAAACATCATTGATCAGTCAGGTCAACTGACTGATGTGGGTCAACAACTAGTGGGCGATCAATCAAACGGATCACCAGCTATGACTCCAGGTGATTCCATGTCGTCCCCCGATGACATGGATTTTGATATTGGAGGCGAAGAATTCGAGAACGATCCCTCCGCATTGGGGAACGATCTCAATATGGAATCGTTCGCATTACTTCGTGAGTTGCTCAAATAACGGAGCCGCTGACATTGATTGTACCAAAGCGTTGCTGATCGGCTTACGACGGCGGCGCTTGATGCTCTTAACAGCATCCATGGGGTAGCGAGGTACAGGACCGATCACCCGCGATACAAATTCCAGGCTCATTGCTCGGTAGATTTTGGACGTAATTGGCGTCAATCCCCGACGTGAGAACTCAATCGACAGGGGATATTGGGCCTTTGACTCAGCTTCCCACTCTGCTGCGATTGAAATAATCGTTTCTTCATTGACCTGTTCAGGTCCGCACAGATCAAGCACGAACGCCTTGATTGTGTCATCATCCACATTATCCACGATCGCCAGCATTGGCTGTTTGCGATATTGTATTAGTGTGATAAACGGAAACCCTGCATACTCTTTAGGATGTGGCTCGACCACCAACGGAGCATTCTTTTTCTCTGCGGTTTGAGTCTTGGGTGTCTTGGTGGTTGTTTTCTTTGCAGCCGGCATGTAATTGTTCTCCGTTAGGCAGAGCTATTTACACTCGTACCCTAACGATTGGTATTAGGCATCCCCGTTTTTTGAGACTGTAAATAATCTCAAAGGAGTTGCCAATGACCTACAAAATGCCAGCGCTTCCATACGCTAAAAACGCTCTGGAGCCGCACCTATCCAAGGAAGTTGTTGAGTATCATTACGATAAGCATACTCGCAAGTATTACGATACGGCAAATGAGCTTGCTAAGGATACCATGTATGCGCGGTGGGATCTTGAAGATATCATCTCAAAAGATTTGATCAAGCGAGTAGATTCCAAGTTCTTCAACAATGTCACTCAAGCATTTAATCATACTTTTTACTGGGATGGTATGACGTCTTCGGATTCGGTTGGGAAACCGTCAGACGAGCTGAAGAAAGCGATCGATGAGAAGTTCGGATCGTATGACAAATTTGTGAAACAATTTGTCGAAAAGGCCACGGGGTTATTTGGCTCGGGGTGGTGTTGGCTCGTAGTTTATAAAGGCGAACTGCAAATCAAAACAACACCCAATGGTGGATGCCCACTCACAGAAGACGGGGTTACGCTACTCCTTGCTTGTGATCTGTGGGAGCACGCGCACTACCTCCAGTATCCTGCTGACCGTGCTGGATACATTGACAAGTGGTGGAATGTTGTTAACTGGGATAAAGTGAATGAACGATACAGCAAAGTACGTGCCTGAAGACGAGTTGACGGACGAGGAAATCGACGCTCGCATTGCAGAGAAGACCAAACCAAAGGTATCAGGGCGTCGCAACACGAACTACCTTCCGTGGGATGAGGCTCGTACGTTCATGCGGGAGCAAATGCTGCCGTCGCGCGGTAAGTTTCAGGAATGGTGGGAGCGTGAGAAGCCAAAAACTATACCCAAATTTCCGTACCGTGTATACACGAAGGAGTGGGTGTCTTGGAATGACTTCTTAGGCACAAACAACGAGTTTAACAAGCGGTCAACTATCTCTTGGCGCCCAATGATTGAGGCGATCCAGTACGTGCACAAACTAAAGCTCCAGACCATGAACGAGTGGCTGGTTTGGGCTCGCATGCCAGGGAATCTGCCTGACGATCTTCCCGCTCGACCAGATTTGGTGTATAAAGAGTGGCGGGGCTGGAGCTATTGGCTGGGTAACCGCCAAGCTGCTATCGTAGAAGCAAAGAAAGAGATTGCTCGAACGCAAGTCATGTACTTGGTACACGAACAGGGCACCCCTCAAAACGTCGTGCTTATTGGCGTTGAGCCAATGGGGCTTGGAGCACTAAAGGAGTGGTGGGAACGCGACAAGTTTGATATTGTCAAGTTCTATTGGTATGATGATTCCAAGGCAGCCGAAGTGAAGAAGGTGATTGAAGCCTTCTCCACTCCATATATGGAATACGACAGGCAGCGCCTGGTTCCTAACATCTGGGAAGTGTTGTATTATCTGCAAACCCTAATGGATGTTGTTACAAGGGAGCAGATGATAGCAACTCCATCGCGCTCAACTCTGGAACTTCAGCGAGTGTAAATCTCACAGGATCGCCGAACATCATCGTTCCATGCGATCCATCCAGCTGATTCAGGGCTTTCAAAATCATACGAAACGCGTTCATTGATGTGTTATCATCAACGGTTGATGCGTTGATGATAACTTTGAATCCCTTATCACTAACAGTAACAGATTCATTCACATGAATCTTTTGGGCTAATACCAACATGCGGGCTGCTTGAGCCACGTCTGCAGGGTTAATCTGCCCGTATTCGGTATACGCAATGGTTGCGGCCGCTTCGTATACCTGATTGATAAACTCCATCTTAGCAGTTACAATCTCGACATCCTCAAACTTCTTTGGACGTTGGTCTGCTGGAGTAATCATGCAACTTTGTCTCCGTTGTCGGCGTTGAGGCGCTCAAGTGCAGCAACCATCTGCATCACCTGGGGTGAAATCTTATTGAATTTCTTCTGGTAGTACGTACGCTTGGTGGCTGTTTTTGCGGTAGAGATACGCTGCCGAATTCCTGCAGCTTGGGTAATTAGGCTCTGCAATTCCTGCTCAATTGCACCCTTCCACACGGACCGGCGCTCATCCCGAGCTTCTTGATTGATTGTGGATTGTTCTGTGGGTGATGATTGTTGTTCCATGGTACGCTCCTGTTGTAATTTTATGCGTTACCGGATTATCTACAAACAGAAGCGTAAAGACAACAATCAGTTAGGTAACCCCTTGATCAACAGCATTTCTGCGTTACCTGAAGCCCATGAGGTATAAGTCTGCTTACCATCAGCAGACTGCAACTTGCCAGGGGGAATGTCTGTCCCCGCTAGAATTGCCTTCTTGACCTGTAGAGTGGGGTCAAACTCTTTGACGTTGTATACCCACAGTTCGTCGTAAGTACCATCTTCTGCTTGGCGTTTGTATACCAAGTGTGAGTTCTTCACTGTGCGAATCACACCAGCACGATCAGGATCTTCTGTAGCTTGTTGCGCCAACTGATCCATGTCCTCATCACCGCCCAGCCCTTCATCACCTAGATCCAAGTCTAGCTCATCATCACCTTCTGGGGACTCTTCTCCACTGCTAGGCGGAGAGGACGAATCAAATTCAACCCCCATGTTGTCGTCATCAGACGGAACGTCGTCGCCTAGATCCAAGTCTAGCTCATCATCACCTTCTGGGGACTCTTCATTCGGGACACCGCTCTCTCCCTGCTCGTAATCAGCAAGCAACTGATCCAAATCATCTGTTTCTATGTCCGACGACGGATCATCAAGGCGTTTGACATCAGTTAGGAGTTCTCGTAGCAATTTCATTGGGTAGTTCCTGTGTAATGCTGTATTTATCGTTTGCCAAACGAAAAGAGCGGTCAAGTGACCGCTCTTTTCCTAGGACTCAGGAATTCAGATTACCGAAGGCCGCCCACAATGCCCTTGGATACCACCGCTGTGGCTGACCACGGATGCAAGGATTCCACATGCTCGGTGACAACACTGAAGTCGCTGATCTTGCCGGCGTTGTACATTTCATCCAACCCTTGATACATCAGACGAGATGCGTCTTCTGTGAACAAGAGATTGGAGCCATTCAATTCAGCGAAGGCCTGCTCATCGCGGCGCTTGCAAATGATCACCACCTCAGTAGGAACCTGCTTGCGTGCCATTTCGATGATGTCTTCGATGTACACCACATTGTCTGGGCTGAATTGAACCGTGATCTTTGCGATGGAGCGCTGACTGTGTCCGTTAGCGGCTTGACCACGCTTCAGGGTCGCATCCTGAGCCAGCTCAAACGAGCAAGGGCAAGTGGACGAATACACGTAGTGTACGGTGAGGAAGAATGCGTACTCATCACCGTGTTGTTGCGCTTCCAATACACAATCATAGAAGATGTGGCCGAGTGCCTTCTTGTGGCTGAGATACACACCGTCCACTTCCTTGAAGAAGTCCTTGTGTGCCTTCAGTTGCTCAACGCTACCGTACTCTTCCACCTTCATTTCTTGGCGAGTACGCAGAGCTTCTTGTGTCCAAGGATACTTGAAGCGCAGCTTGCAATACGTATGGTTGCTGCCTTGCTTTGACTGCAGCTTCTTCAGCACACCCTTGAGGCCGTCAATCGACAAGTGACCGGCGATTTCTTCATGCATGACAATGGGGAACCGCGACAGGTTCAGACCCTTTGCGTCCGGATTGTCCAGCGAGCCGTACAGGGATGCTTCCGCTTGCAGCTCTTGAACTGAGCCGTCACGACGCAGGAACTTGATCGGTAGATGCACGCCATTGACGCCAACCTTATCAAGCTGAACGCGCAGACCCGGAATGAACGGATCAATTTGTGGATCAGGCAGGTCGGAGTCTTCCGGGTAGTAATCCTCATCGTACTCAAACTTTAGATGGGGCATGTGGCGGGTGTAATCGTTGTAGCGAAAGCGGCGGCCTTTCACCGCGCCCAGGTACTTGCTGTTGTCTTGTGTCATTTACTTCTCCGTGTGTATGTTATTCTGATTGTGGACGATTATGTAGTGCTTCCATCACAATATGAACGCGTTCGTCCAGATCTGCGACATGAATCGGGGTTACACTTGGTGACATATTACACGTATATTCGTACATTGTCAAGTCCACCATTCGACTATAGTGTTTATTCACCGCCCGAACGCCGTCGTATACGGGCTGAAAATGGCCACCCGTCAGGTAAAACACACCTGAATATGTTCGTTGAGCTTCAACACAACGTAGGTAGTACTCATCCAGCCATTCGCTGTACTCGTTATCCTTTCCGAGCGCTACAACAGCATACACGAACAAGTCCGCGTATGTGCGTTCTGTGAACACAATCTGATCTGTTTCGGTAGCCCATCGCTCATCAACAATTTTTCGTGCCAGGATCTCGTCCTGAAACTTGACGGTGAGAGTCCTGTCGTTATTGACTTGGGAAAGGGAAACGCCCCATTCAGACAGAATGGAGCGTGAGGTTTTTCGGGTGATTTGAAGGACGTTGAGAGCAGCTAGTAGGGTGGATTTTCCAGTACCTTGGCTGCCAGCAATTGCGTATAGTGACATATTGTTTTACTTATGAGTCAAGCTGAGGGGGTGAAGAAAGTCAACAGAAAGAGGATGCAATACACTCCAGCATTCCAACATTCCAGCAATTAATGGTCTTGATCGTACAGCTCGTATCCAACAATGGTTACAAGGGCTTTATGATTACAAAGCTGCACACAATTGACCGTTGCATATAATTAGGATGCGACGTCAGAGACGTCAGGTCCGAAGACCCTTCCAAATTCTATCAACAATCTCCACCCGAATTCTTAGGCGATCAGCCCTTCCTGGCGCAGTGTGGCTTCAGCAGAAGCTGGCACCCATACCCTGGTGCCAGCATTCGCCTGAGTCAGTGCGTCTTCTACAGCCTCAATCTTTAGCTGGGTGTCATTGACCAGCTTTTCGAGCACAGTCTGTCGCTCGCTGGTGAGCAGTGACACAGTGACGGTGTCGCCAGAACCACCCCACGAAGGAGTCGTGGCTCCGGCGTGGGCAGCCGAACGCATCGCGGAGAGCTTTTGCGCCAGCGCGTTCCCATCAGAGATGTAGTTTTCACTGGCGCTGTCCAGGATCGCGCGGTAGATACCAACCTGATCCAGCAAAGCCTTTCGCTGCGAAATTAGGCCGTCGACCGCGGCGCGGTTTGCAATGCTGATCGCGTCACGCAGCTCCTGGCGGGCGTTCGTCAGCGCGACTTGGCGAGCAATTTGCTCTTCAAACTTTCCGCGCAAACGCTCCAGCACCGCGCTCACTTCATCTTGCTCCCACGCGCTCACTTGCTTTGTGGATTCAATCGTCAGAGTGCGCATCTTGGCGACAATCTTGTCGACGAGCTTATGCGCTTGTCGTAGCGTAATCGATGTGGTCATATGTTTCTCCTTATTCGTCTTCAAAATCACCAAAGCCGTCGCCGAGAGAGCCGCCGAGCAACTCCATTGATTCTGAAATCCTCCACTTTGCAGCAGATAGAACTTCATCCAGCGCTGTTTCCAGTGATGTGGCACTCAGCTTTGCCATGATATCACCAGAATCGGCGTCCAGCAGTAGGAATGCTTCAACTTGCTCAATCTTGTAGCCAAGTTTATCCAGCAGCTCAATCTTCGCCTCAATCTCCGAAGCGGCAGTGATCATCAGTCGGTCCGTCGGGCTGGTGGCAACGTAAACGGTCTTATCTTCAATCAAGCGGCGTGGCGGTGTCATCATTCATCCTTACACGGAAATCGTTCGTGTGCTGCGGCAATTGCAACCATCATTGATGCGGTTGCGGGAGGCGCAGCAGCGGCAATGGATTTGTATTTTACAGGGTTCTTGACAACCCAGTCAACGATTTCGTTGTACACCTCAATATCCGGCTGCATTTGGTTAACGCACCAAAGCGGCTCGATATCAGGATTGGCAACGACCGTCATTGCATGGCCATCAATGAAGCCACGAACGCGCCCAAGACAATTGGCATAGGCGATGTCTTGAGAGCCTCGCGACACAATGGATACTCCAGTGCAAAGCTCTAGGAAGCGCAGTTCAGTTAGATTAGTTGGGTGGAAGGGCTGATCATCTTGTTTGCTACACCCAGTGAGGATCAGGGCTAAGGCGCAAATAGATGTGAGCAGATGTTTCATTGTGAGGAGATGGTTGATTGACAATATCCTCATTATCGCTCGAAAATTATCATACGTCAACGGTATGATAAGTGGTCGGAGTGGTGAGATTCGAACTCACGACCCTCTGCTCCCAAAGCAGATGCGCTAACCAGGCTGCGCTACACTCCGATTGTGTTATTTATGTAGGGTTTCTACGGGCTTGCACCGTTATCATCGACTAAACGACTTTCGCTAGTGGTCTACGGGGTGTCTTACGTGAACAATTCCTGCATTCTATGCGATCGCTTTAAGTGTTGATTAAAGAGCACGTACTAGACTCAACACTGAACAATGAACCGAATCTGACTGCTTAACCGTCATTTGTACACACTTCGGTAATGATGTGTACACCACTTTGGCGATTAAACAGCAACCACGCTAATGGTCTAAACTTTTACCAACGGTCAAGTCAAGGAACACCGTCTAGGTGATGCTGGTTCTTTACCCATTGCACCCCCGCTTGAGTGGTACGGCCTCGCTTGACTGAGGATACCTAACACGCGGATAACCCAGTGCTTTCGCACAGTAAAACTTTGTGGAGGATGAGAGAATCGAACTCTCACGAAAAGCTTGCAAAGCTTCCAGGCTCCCATTACATCAATCCCCCATTGGTTGTCGGTTACGTGTTCACCTTTTGTTAGTTGGGGCTACTACGCCTACCAACGGCTTCATCCGACATCAGGACAAGGACGGCGAATCCTGATCGTTTACGCATCTACGTGCCGTCAAGTTTTGGGGCTGGCCTTAGTTTCCTAAAGTCATCGGGCACCACCACTCTGTCATTTGCAGGACAGAGACTGTATTTATCAATCTTGCGTCAACTATCTCATGTAAGATTTGAAATGTCAACGGGTCGTTTTACCCTTCAACACTCCCGCAATATGATCAACATATTCTTCCCACTGGTGCCGAACGAACTTACACCGTAGGTCAAACAGGCCGATTGCGTCGCTGCGAGCTGCAGCAAGCCAAGCGGAAAGAACGTTATGATCCTCTACTCCAGCAAGTTCGGCAACGCTTTCCCCATAATCAGTGGTGATCTTCATGTCGCGCTTGCGAGCCATCGCCTTAATAGCGTTGTTTGTGGCTAGGCATTGCATGTAAATGCGCTTCACGCCGTGTGTTTCACACCACTGCAGTCCACGCTCAAACAACTTATCGCCCAGTCCTTCCTTACGCTTGTCTTCGTCAACGGATAGTGCAAACTCAACACTATCCTCAGAGCTTGGGGCAGCGTGCAAGAGGGCGACGATTTTTAGCTGGTCATCACGAATGGCAAATACGTGATCTTTGCCGGTAAGATCCAGCCTATTAACGTACGCACGAATCGCATCATCGCTCAGGGGTGAGCAGAATCGCAGATACCGGTCCGTCACAGACAGCCGCAACAGGTGGTCGAGAATCTGAGCACGGTCATGCTCAGTGAACAACTGCAGTGGGGTTGCAAGGTTCAGAGATCGCATACGTTGATCACAATGCCATATGTGTTGTCGATTTGCTCTACGATAGGAAGCACGTCTTTTTCCCACGAAAGTCCACCCAGCCCGCACCCAATTCGAGGAATGTAGAGTGGGAGATCAGCACCTTTGGCAAACGAAGCTGCACCGTCTAGAGCTTGTGCAATCGCGTCAGCCTTTGCATATGCCTTGCCGTCTTTGCCATAGAAGTCTTGGGTGAACAAGTTAGCGATAAACAGGCTATTGATTCCGAAGATCAGATTCGTACCTGCGTCCGCAACATTGACCATTTGGCATGTGCCGAGCAAATCGCCTGTGATCCCACCGCCTCGACGGAACGAAGAAACGAAGTCGGCATAGCGCTGGTATGCCACTGGCCATTTATTTCGGATGGCCCACGCCACTCCACTTCCCATCACGCCTTGGCAGTTGCAGCCGTGTGCAACTACACCAGTCAGCGTGTCAGTGACGTCGTGTTTGATGTAATTGATCATGTCAGTACTCAAATTCAGGTTGGTATTCAGTCACGGAACCGTTTTCACCGTCCTCAGACACTTCAATCACGACCTTACGGTTCGGATATTTGGCGCTAATTTGGAGGTACAGGTCGTCAGAAATCATCTCACACGACTTGTGGTTCAACTCCAGCGTACCTTCGGAGTACAGACGCTCCAACCAGCGCTTGAACTGAATGAACTCAATATCACGGTCATCGTGCCGCACTGCAATCGCAACACGGAAGTGGAAGATGTGGCGGTGAGGGACACCCAGGAAGCTGACATCGTCCCAACCACCCGTTGCAAGGGCCGGATCAGTTGCAGCAGCTGGGTACATGTGGATGCCTTCCTTTTGGAAAGTAACCCAGATCATTGCTTTTTTGTTGGGGATGTGTGACATTTGCTTCTCCAAATTCAAGGCTTGTTCAATTGCGTAGTTTGCCGCATCATTGCGGATGAGATCATACACGATGTCTTCAATACTGTCCCCAGCATCTAGCCGTTCCTCCATCAGTTCAGCGGTTGCCGGATACCAGCGTCGCTGAATGTAGACTTCAACGATTGAATGCCACTCTTCATCCGTCAGATCGACGTTGACAGTGTTATCGGAATTGTGCATAATCTTATGTCCTAGGGTATAGGTTTAGATAAATAGGATACACGAATTTACGATTGGTTGCAACGATGAAATTATATGAGGTTTTAGATCCAACAGCTGAACAGCTCGACGAGGGTATTATTAAGCAAGCGATTGCGGCTGCTGCTATGGTCGTCGGTGCATTATCGCCGTCATCCAACACCAGCAACGACCCAGTACAGCCTCCATCACCAATTGCGCAAGTTCAGCAGCACAAAGGTGCAAACCCTCGTCTTACGGCTCAACAGATGATCTCTATTGCGTCACAGAAATACAAAGTTAGCCCCAAGATCGTGCGTCAGGCGGTGAAAGCTGCCATCAAGTATCAGGATCCAGTGTTCCCTCGCGCAGAACACATCTTAGCTGTTGTTGGCGTTGAGAGTGGATTCAACCCAAAAGCCAAGTCTCAATTGGCGTCTGATCCAGCCATAGGACTCACGCAGATTCGACCAGAGGCTTCTGGCATCGGAGCAGCGCAACTCGCAACAATCGATGGACAGATTAAGCACGGAGCGTCAATGCTCAAACAGTATTATAAGCGATTTGGTAGCATTGATGCTGCACTGCATGCGTACAATGTTGGTCCGGGTAACCACTTGAAGTCACAGGAGAACCCCAAAAAAGGAAATCCGCGCTACGCACCAAAGGTAAACGCGGAATTGCAGCGGTATCTTTGAGTTAGTCCTCGGAGAGGTACACCAACACGCTTGACAGTGAGTTGTAGATGTTACACTCAACGTAATCGTGGTTTTGAAAGTGGGCATACGCTTCATCGTATTGAATCTGTGCAACCTCTTCGGATTCTTCGTCGTCGAAGTCACAGTTCATGTCTGGTAGGCATTGGTTATCCACTAGAATTGCGTACGCTTCATCCCAGTCACTAACTTCATAGTCGTGTCGATGTGCCCGGTATGGGTTGGATGGGTTGAGATCCAACCCATACCGCTCAGCCCACCGCCTGGGTCGAGGAGTAATTAGTCCACACGCTTTCTTGGCGTCCTTAAATTCGCCCCTTGCCATAATCGTTAGACTCCCAATATGTAGGCTAGAGCCACACCCACCAAGAGTGCGGCCATGCCTGCCACCACTACCACACCACCCGTGAGACAAATGAAGGCTGATGGCGCCAATACTCCAACGAGGGTTGGCGTATCAAGGGCCCAACCCATGCCGACCAAGGTGGATACGAACACCACTACCACTGTCCACATGATAGCATTTTCTAGACGCTGTCGACGCTTAATGTGTTCGGGGTCAGGCGGTGTGGTCAGCATGTTGACCAGATCATTTAAGTTGGGAAACATGATTACTGAGCCAAGCTGCAGGAATTGAGCACGTCAATCAGGTCGGCACCTTCTGTGGTAATCGGTGTGATGGACATGTCTGCAAGACAAACCAGAACTGGCTCACCGTTTTCAGGACGATCGAGACGGAAGTTGCGGGCGCGAACTTCGCCAGCCAGCGCATACCAGTCTTCCGTGACCACAATGCCACAAGAAGTCATCACGCCACACAGTGACTCTTCGTCCTCATGGAATGCAACAACCGGCAGACCGAGCGCATCACCAACGCGTTGCAAAGTGGTGTACACCTCTGCCAGATTGGCAGCATTGCCACCGTTCAAGCAGATGAATGTCTTGTGATCTCGAGCCCATTCCCAGGCAACAGCGGCTTGGGAAGAGGAGTTGTCATCGGGATACT